CTTTTTTTGTTGTTGTAAAATTGCTGTGTGACAGTTACTTGAGCTTGTCTAAAATCGTTATGATATGTACAGGAGGTAGGGTACATGAAATTTAAACCTAAAGCTTGCAAAGAATGTGGAAAGTTGTTTACACCAAGATGTGGTACTCAGGTCTATTGTAGTGGTCCTCATATTACATATTGTGAAACATGTGGTAAAGCTATTGAGTATACATGTTCTCCGAAAGAGAAACCGAGGTATTGTTGTAAAACTTGTAGAACTGAAGGTGTTAAGAAGCATAATATTGAAAAGTATGGTGTTGAGAATGTTTCACAGCTTGATAGTGTACGAGATAGGATATCTAAATCTAAACATGGTATTGTGTTGCCTAAATCCCGACAAGTTAATTATAAACATTGTAAATACTGTGGTAAACTGTTTGTAAGTAATGGTACACAGGTTTATTGTGAGGGTCCTCATTATGCTACGTGTAAAGTGTGTGGCAAAGAGTTTGAAGTAGACCCTAGACAGCCTTCATCTACATGTTCACGCGAATGTAGTGCGCAACTTCGTAAAATTACGTTAGCTAAACACAAGCATATCTGCGAAATATGCGGTAAAATATTTTACTCTTCTAGTAATACTGCAAAGTATTGCGAAGGTCCTCATTACAGAAGATGTCCTATTTGTGGAAAACCAGTAGAATTTCATTCGCTAAGCGATCCTATTACGACATGTAGTTCGGAATGTGCAACAAAGCTTAGAGAAAAAACATGTTTTGATAGATTTGGTACTCGTGTAGTATCACAATGCGAGGATGTAAGACACAAGTTGTCTCAAGCTAGTATTGCAGCGGAAGAAGCAAAGATTCAAACATGTTTAGAGCGGTATGGAGTTCCGTATGCATGTCAAGATAGAAATATTCGAGATAAAATACGTCAGACTGTATCTTCAGCAAGCTGTCAAGATAGAATCAGTAAAACATGCTTGTCTAGGTACGGAGTTAGACATTCTTCTCAGAATCCTGATACTCAAAGGAAAAATGCATTTACGCGATCACAGATTGTAGCATGTGATGGTACTTCGGTAGATAGTTCGTATGAAAAAATATTTTACGATTTCCTTATTAGAAACAATATAGAATTTAGACACCAGTGTAGCTCTATAGAATACGAATATAATGGAAAGACACACAGGACTTTTATAGATTTTGAAGTTAATGGTATGCTATTTGAATGTAAAGGCTCTCATTTGCTATCAGGTTGTTTTGATCATGAAGGCGTACCTATTGCTGCAAAGATTGACGTGTATAAGAAACATCATGTTATACTTTTAACAGATGATTATGCTGTTAATATGTTCGGTAAACCTAATTCATCTGTTTCTAATGGATTGAAGTATGCTGATAAATGTCCGTATCCGCTTATTGGAGTTGATATATCACTCTTTACAGATACACCAGAATTCCCATATAGGAAAGACCGACCCAAATGTTTCTATGATGTGTCTGTGGACGGGAAAAAGAGCTCATACGAAGCTTTCTACGACGAATCTATTAGGTGGAATATGATTTTAAATAGAATCCAATATTCTGGAGGGTTCATTGACAGTAAAGAAGTACTGACTGCATTAAATGTTACTAGAACGTGTAAACAGCCTTCATGGTTTTCTAAGCAGCGTGCTATAGATATAATAACAAAGTATTGTACGTCGGATGTGATTGTAGACTCATTTGCAGGTTGGGGAGCACGTTGTCAAGCTGCAGAAATTTTGCATAAAACTTATATCGGAGTAGACTTGAATAAAGAGTTAGTTGAATGGCATCATGCAAATGGTAGAACTAATATTCAGTATAAAGATGCACGTGACTTGTGTTATTTTGGATCATGTTCCGTATTTATATGCCCACCATATTCAGATCCTAAAACGGGAAGATGTTTTGAAGATTACAATTTTGAGGGATTTGACGAATCCGCTAAAGCAATGAGTCAATGTGATTGGCTCAAAGTAGTTATGAAAAACATACCTAACGCAAACGAATATGTAATGGTGTGCAAGATAGTAGATGAAGGGTTTGAAAAATATATAGTAGATACTATTCACAATAGAAGCCATTTTGGTGATAATAAGGAATATATACTTGTAATTCCAAACTCTGCATCCTTAAATATTATAAAATGATTGAGGTGAATTTGATGAAACGAATTATATGCAGCAGTTTAGGGTACAAACATACTATCGAAATTCTTACACATATCCCAGATGAAGTCTACAGAAAGCTTGGTGAAGTGGAGAAGCGGATAATCGCAAAAGTTTATAACTCCAAAGACCCACAGATTTATCTTCATGGAGCTGTTCAAGGGATGGAGCTTGCTGGATTTCAATTCAGCGAAGAGTTTAAAGGCATTTATGAGGATGTTATAAAGAATTTTGAACTTCAGGTTTACAGATAAAGTAATATAGACGATAGTGATTACTATCGTCTATTTCTATGTAAAAATCGTTATCATATGTATACAAATATAACAGGAGGTTAGAATATGAATTTTACACAAGCTTTAGAATGTATGAAATCTGGTTACAAAGTGAAATTACCGGGATGGGGTGGATATTGGTGCTGGGATGCTGATAAGAAAACTATTATGATGCACTGTAGACCTAAGGATTTAGATAACCGTCAATCTGATGTCCTAGATATCCCAGAACCTGATGTTCTTGACATCCGAGAAACACAGAGAGTAGAGTACACACTCTTGAATACTCAAAGAGATGACTGGGAACTTGCAGATGAGAATAATTGTGCGTTACTTGGAGGTCAAGGAACATTTAATTTCAGTGACGCTCTTAGATACCTCAACAGAGGACTTAAAGTTGCTAGAAAAGGCTGGAATGCTGCTAATCAGTACATATTTAAAGTAGACGTATTAGATGTTGAAAACTACAATGTGACTGTTGTAGCAGAGAGTATCTTTGATGCACTACCAGGTCCAATTGTACCATTTTTAGCTATTAAGACTAATTATAACGCTGTAGTTCCATGGGCACCGTCTCAAACAGACATTCTTTCTGAGGATTGGATTTTCGTAGATTAAATTGTAAGGGTAAGGAGCATTGATATACTAATGAGTAAAAAATATAGATACAGGCATAATCATAAACATACAACATTCGAATTAGATCAGATAGCAAGGGAACTTATAAATAAGTTAAATGATAAGGGATTTGTTATTCATCGTTATGACACATGTACATCAAACTCGATTTATTTACGGTTAGATTACTGTGTATGTCAGGATGTCCGAATATCTGATCACCCAAGCGGTAAGAAGTGTAAAATAAGGTACAATGTAGTAACAGATGAACCTACAGGTTGTAGACTTGACGGATCTATTCCACGTTATTATTTCGATGCAACTCAGTTAGATGAACTAGTTGAGTTAATTATGAAAGATAAACTTGAGCTTATGGAAACATGGGGAACTTTGAAATACCAAAAATATATGTATTATGAGAAAGTTATTCGAGCTGATGACGAAGTTGAATCTAGACATTTGGGTAAACGTGTAGACTCACAGGTTGATCAGCTTGTATCTGATCCAGTTATACTTGCTATACGGCGAGAAGTAGATGAAGTATGTAGTGTCCTTCGTTAATATGTAATATAAATAACTTACAAGAGGTGTTATATATGTACGAAAGAAGCGAAAGTAGGTTGCCTTGGACAGATAAGGAATTATCTTACATCGAGAGTCGATATGAAAAAATGTCACTTGACAAAATGGCTAAGTATCTTAAAAGATCTCCAAGAGCAATTAAGCATAAAGCTGTCGAACTTAGTTTAAGTTCTTACACAGGTGAATATTTACATGGTAAAACATTAGCTCAATGTTTTCATTGCGATATGCGAGTTATACATCGTTGGATACATCAGTGTAATTTAACTGCGAAGGAGGTTATTCGAGGCGAGATACGGATGTATTTAATTAAACCATCAGACTTTTGGGAGTGGGCTTATCATAACCAGAATGAAGTCATGTGGTGGAAATATGATAGACGATCTTTGAGCCCTGAGCCTGATTGGCTGAAAGATGTACTCAGAATTTATGAAGATAGTAACCATAGAAAACGCATATCTAGTAGAGATAAATCTACTGTGTTTTTCATGCGTAGGAAAGGATATACTTATAAGCAAATTGCAGACGAACTTAACAGGTCTGTAGATTCAGTCAAGCATATAAGTAAATCTTTAGGACTTACAAAAGAAAGGGAGGTTTCATATCATGTTACAGAAATGTAAATCAGCAGCTAAATCCTTACGATGGCTCTGCAATCAATTTCCATTTGTAGACAACGCTAAGGATGCAACAGATAAGATGATCAGTTGCATACACGTGTATTCCAATAATGGCGCACAAGCAATTGAACAGTTGCTTAACTTGTTTCAAAATGCAGAATGCTGTATGGAGACGGATCCATCTAAACACAATTGGATAACACTAAACACATCTACGGGTAAACCGGTTATTACTGAAATCCGTTGGTGTAAAAAGTGTGGATGTATTGATATTGTGCATTGCACTAATAAGGATGACAAATTAAATCATCATAATTTAACATTTTCCAATATTGGAGAAGCTTTATGCAAGGAGGAATTGTAATGAGTGAATCAGCGTCTAGATGGTTTAATCCAATAGAGTTATCTGATGCAATCGGATGTATCTTTTCTCATAATGAAATATTAGCTTTGTTTCGGCAAGATCCTTCAACATCAAATATGTCTGTAGAGATTTGGAGAGGCATGGCACATGAATTACCACAAGAGTATTTAACTTGTAAAGATTGGAGAATATTTGGATCTCTATGTGAAACGTTAGATGACAGCGATGTCATTAACATTGAATTGGCTGATTAGTAAAAAGCGTAGCTACTGATTAGGTAACTACGCTTTATTTTTTAGATTTCTTCTATTTCTATTATTTGATCTGTTATTCTATATCCTAAGTCTATTGGTATCCCATCATTGTATAACTCATCTGGATCTTCGACTTGATCGGCATTTAGTATGTTAGCTACATCCTCATCTGCATATCCTGCATTAAGTAATTCATGTAGTGTGTACTCTAAACATGCTGATATGTCCACATGTTCAATTTCATTGTCATAATAATTTGGAATTATGAAATATCCTACTCCGCTGTCTGCTGTTACAAACTTTCCTATCCGGTCACCTGTGTCTATAAGTTCTTGTAAAACTTCCTTTTTATCATCCATAATTTGACTCCTTTCTAATGTTATGTATTGTAACGATTTAACCAAATTATTACGAAATTATTAACCAATGATTCAGATATTGACTTCTGAACCAAATCGTTATATAATATGTACATAATATAAATAAGAGATTTATTTACTAAGGAGGAAATTAAAGATGACAGGAAATGAAAGAATCGCAGCTAAAAACATTAGAGGAGCTATCAATTGGATAGTTGGAGGTTATTATAATGCTTATCAGGACGGTTATGATGAAGATGTCCCAAAAAGCAAGCAGTCAATTATCGAGGAGGTTTATGATGCAGCCATGTCAGATGCATATGGATATGAACAAGTTCATTTCGGAAGGGCTCCTAGAGAAATGAGATTTGCAGGTAAAGAATTTATCATGAATTACATCACAAAGAAAATAAATGAGGATGAAGATGTAGCTGAGCTTGCTGAGCATTACAATTGGAAAAATTAGATCAATAGGGCAGAGTAATCTGCCCTATATATATTCTTAGATAGGAGGTGGCAAAGATGTCAAGACCGTTTAAAGCTAAAGGCATGATGAAATTCGTTTATACTTGTCAAGGGTTATCCAGTATTCAATTACCCCTTGAAAGATTAGTTGAAGATTATCCTATAGATTTTCAGCCTCAAGTTATTAAAATGCTTCAAGACAATCACACATTTGAAGTGCACAACATGATGACAGGTTTAGCATTTTTAGAGTGCGTAAAATCTTGTGGGTTTACAGATTACGATGGTGTTCTCAAGCATGTGTATGTTGATGGATTTGATAGCAATTTAGGTCTCATGGCTTACGGGTTGTGTCAAGGTCAATTTCTTGTAGATGAGTCTACGTTTGAGCAGGTGTGTAAAGACCATCATGTTTTAGTTGACTGGTGTAATCGTTAGTACATACAACAATATATTTAATACACATAGGAGGTTCATATGGAAAGTACATTTGAAACTAAAGGCCAAGATGAATTGGTTTATAATGGTAAGGAACTTATACATTACAAAGTGTCTAAAGATATTCTTTTTCGATTATCAGCTATGGGATGTAATTCATCTATCCTCAATGACATGATACATCCAGATGTTGACACAATTGTTGAGGGGTCAGAATTTTTAGCTAAATTGAAATCCGGCGATATTGAGCTAGGTGTTGCAGCTTCTGTTAGACATGTCTTCATTGACGATTATATATCTAGAATGGCAGTATTTAAAACAGATACTCGTGAAGGTGCTACCTCAGTCTGGTTCACTTATAACTGTGGTATCGGGATTACTGATGAAGTATTCCTTGAGTTATGCCGACAACATAAGGTATACATTGATGTATATCATGGATATGTTAAGGATACGGAGGTAAATTAGTCATGATGATTGCAGTAACCTATAAGTGTTCAATGTGTTGTAAGCATTGTATATCTGATTGCAAACCAGATGGCGAACATATGTCAGTAGATACATTCACAGATGCAATGGATTTTTTACTGATGCATAGAGTACCTGTATGGGTCATTTCAGGCGGAGAAATGTTTGAAAATCCTCATATAGAAGAAATATTAGATGCATTATGGGCAACATTACGTGCTGATGACTATACGGCAGCTGTTACACTTACTACCAATGGTCAGGAGCTTGCCCACAATGATAAGTTGCTTAATATGCTCTCTAACATGAGCAACCAGCTTCCTAATCTGTTTACACAGGTAACATATGACTCAAGATTTTATCCAAAACACTTATCTTATGTGCAACAACAGAAACTTAAAAGTTCTGTTAAAAATCTTGTTATTGGCGAGGTTCCACATCATGGTTCATCTAGAAAACAGTGTTTATATCCTCAGGGAAGAGCTGTTAATTATCCTGAGAGCTGGTATTTTACAAAGGGTCCAAAATGCGGAAACGTTAGATTGCTTGCAAAACAGACAAGTTCATTTCAGCAGCTATTGACTGTACTTGCTATGCATAGATATTATTGTACCCCTGTAATTGCGCCTGACGGTAGCATCAAATGTGGTGAGTCTGCGTTGTGCCCTAAAGTAGCATCTATTTATGATTCTGAGGAGGAAATCATGGATAAGATAAAGGCTATGAGTTGTCAAAGTTGCCAATATTCATTTGAGCAGCTAAAGAAAACTAATCAGTTAGCTTATAATCTGCTTACCTCGGAGGTGTAAATGTGACTAAATCCGAAATTAAAAACATACTCGCTATTATACCTAAAACAGGGAATCCAGATATTGATGATAATATTGAAAAAGCTAAGGATGCTATAGACTGTGGCGGACCTACCATGGTGGATATTGAAAGTCATTCTGAGAAAGATATATTAACGATATGTATAGATCTCATGCAGGAACTAACAGATTCGTTTATTGCTTGGTATAATTTGATACATGGTGAAGATGCATATGACGAATTAGATGATGACGATAAGTTTTACAAGCACTCAGATTACTTCAGGTTGGTGAACCGTTTATTCTTAAGCAATACACATCATTCTGGTAGATCATCAACTATTATGAAATGTTCCAAACTAGGTGTTGACTACACTGATATGATAGTTTTTAAATAGTAAGGATTATTTACCAGTATACAGGCAATCTTGTATATTATAGAATAAAAAGGAGGTCATACTAATGGCAATATCAGAAAAAGTGGAACTGCTTGGCAAACATTGCTACGCAGGTAAAAACATTCCAGATGTACTAACAGTAAAATCGATTCCTACAGCTTCAGAGCTTGAGTACGTGGCTGCAGAAGATTTTGACGAAACAATGTTATCTGAAATTCTCCCCAAGGCAGTAGAGGAGAAGATTGATTTCAACCAATTACTTGAAATTGATTATCAGTGGCTACTCAGATGTTTAAGAATCGTCAATTATGGACCATATCATACTACTAATGCAATATACTGTAGTAAATGTGGTCGTGTAAATGGAGAGTATCGAGTAGATTTACAGTCTGTACCATGTAAACCGCTTCCAAAGGATTTCAATGGTGAAGTTGTAATCAGTCGAAATGAATTTCTTGACTACAAGCAGGATATTAAACTTCGCATGCTTACAATCCGTGAAGTTCTCAACTGTGAGAAAGATAGCCAGTTTGTAGATAAATCCGGAAAAACTAATCATTCGCTTGCTCGATTATGCTACATGATTAAATCAATGGGTACAGATACAACACTTACGCCTATTGAAGTACGCTTGAAACTTCTTAACGATTTTTCCGCAGCGGATTACGCAATTCTGAAAGATCTTGAAAGACAGTGTACAGATTATGGTTTACGAGCCGGCGGATCTTGTAGTTGTCCAAAATGCGGTCAGGAAGGAGCCACATTCATCGCACTTGTAGATGATCGTTACTTTCGCCCAACCTTGGGCGATTTACGAGCCTGGAAGACAGATAGAGATAAACGGAAAGTGGAAGACGCAGCTGGAAATAAGGCAACAAATGTACGAAAACATAGTTGATGAAACATTGTTTATCGCACGAGCATCTGAAGGTGCTGTATCAGCTGATTGGATAATGGAACAGCCTATATTCATACGGAAGAAATACGTTAAGTCCTTCATCAAAGAAATGGAAGAGCGTAAAGCAAGTTTAGAAAACTCTAAACGTCGAAAATAAGGCAATAATATGGTGAGGAACGAATAAGGTTTCTCACCAATTTTTATGTGAAGCCTTAAATAATTATAGCGAACACAGAATGTAATTTTGTGAGAATTTGGAGGTGACAGAGTTTGGCAGAATCAAATCCGTTAGGAAGTCTACAGAATGGTTCAAATAACAATTCTAAAGACAGTACTGACAAGCACAACTCTAACCAAACATCGAATACAAGTCGTGTAAATCTGTCACGAAGTGAAGAGCTTAAATACTTAAAGTCTATTGATAAATCACTACAGGAATTACTTAAAAATAGTACCTCGACTTCACAAGCGTCTTATAATAGAGATAAACCGCGTAGAGATGATTATACATCAAGTAATTCACGTGGTCGAATGAGCGGTAGATCTTCAGGATCTTATAGTGGAAGAAGGAACATGGGAAGCTTCGGAGATGAATTTGAAAAAGCCATGTGGGAAAGCTTACTAGGATCCGATTTCAAAAAACAGATCAAGCAATCTTTAACAGGGTTTGCAGATTTACTAGGGACTGAGATAGAAGATATTCCAGGTGAACTAGGAAAACAGCTTGGTCAGACTGCTATGTCAGCTCTTAAAAATAGTAAGAAGTTTAAAGATTCATTTGATAAATTTGCAAACTTTAAAGACCAAGCGATATCAAACATGGGTGATAGATTCAACAGAAAAGTAGCAGAATATGCTAAAGCTCAATCTGTTGATGGTAAAGCACCGAAATGGTATCAAGAATTCAGAGCTAGACAAGATCAACGTGCTCAAGCTGCTAAAGATGCACAGAAATCACAAATTGATCCTAGAGCTGAATTACAGCGAGATAGAGACAATCAGTCTGAGCAGACACTTGGATCTATTGATCTAAGTCTAAAAGATTTCCAAAGTGTATTAAGCAGCATTGACGATCACATACTTGATATTAGAGATATATTAACCCGAGAAGTAAAACCGTCGGATATATCTGGCAGAGATTTAAGTCGTGAACAATCACGTCAGGCTGCAAGAGAACAAGCTGAAGAGCAACGACAAGCTGTTGAAAAACAACGTAGAAGAGCACTTGAGTCTAGTTCTAGAAGTCAGACTGATGACAACGAACCAGAACTTGATACATCTAAATACGAAAACATGTCTGCTGATGATATTCAGCAGTATATTGATGGATTTGATAATATAAAAGACCTCATACCGGATGAATTAAAGAATAAAGCACTATCAGCTATCAAAGATCTTCTTCCAGAAGGATTACTTGATTCTTTAGGTGGATTATTCGGTAAGGGTGCAGCTAGTGCTGCCGGAGAAGCAGCTGGATCCATGGCGGGAGAAGCTGCAGCAGGAGCAGCTGCATCAACACTTGGAAGTGCAGCAGCCGAAGCAGGAGCAACAGCAGGAGCAGGGGCACTAGCAGGAGAAGGAGCTGCAGGAGCAGCTGCAGCAGCAGGTGCTATTGCAGAAGGTGGAGGAGCATTAACAGCAGCCCTCGGAACAGCTGCAGCAGCACTTGGACCAATAGCAGTAGTAGCCGGTGTAGTCGTTGGAGGTTTATGGTTAGTAGATAAAGCATTTGACAATCTTGCAGAAACAGTAGAACCTCTCGCTGAAGGCTTATCTTCGTTGAAAGATGCAGTTAGCCACTCCTCTAAATCTTACACTGAGAATAATAAAAAGTATGGAGAGCTTGCAAAACAGCGTATTGAAGCTGATATTGAAACATATATCAAAGAACCATTTAATATACTGAAAGACGCAGCTCAAGAGCTATATAACGCATGGGACAACAGTATAAGAACTATCAATCAGACACAAGGATATTCAAAAGAAGACCTTAATAAGCTGATTGGTAATTATGCTACACGTCTAAGATCTGAAGGATTGTCTGCTGTAGTAAGCTCTGCAGATATCACAACAAATCTTAAACAGGTATTAGATGCAGGATTATCCGGTGACGTAGCAACTGAATTTGCATATGAAGCAACTAAACTTTCAGCGGCAGTACCTACACAAGATTGGTTTGGATATGCATCTACATATGCATCTGTAGCAGCACAGCAGATTGAAGCAGGTAAGAGTCAATCAGAAGCTATCGCATATGCAAGTCAACAACTTGAATCATTTGCAAGTAATGTATTGTATGCAAGTAGACAAATATCTGGTGGATTCTCAACAGGGCTTAAGAACGCAGAAGATCTTTTCTCTAAAGCTGTTAAGATTTCAAATGCAGCTCATACCAATAACCAAACAGAAATCAGTGGTGTATTAACAGCTGTATCCGCAAAAGTAGGAGCAGTAGCACCTGATCTTGCATCGTCCATCATTGATGCTGTATACAGTGCTGCAACAGGTGGCAATAGTTCTGAACTTGTAGCTTTAAGGTCACTAGCAGGTATCAATGCATCGAATACAGAATTCCTACAACAGTTTGCTAGAAATCCGCAGAGTATATTTACAAATCTGTTCAATAAACTTGGTGATATGCAACACATGTCTGATGACAACTACATGGAAGTTGCAGAAGGCTTGTCTAAGATATTTGGAATATCACAAGATGCCCTGTCTCAAGTAGATTTTAAATCACTTGCAAGTGCAATTTCACAGATGAACGTAAACAATAATTCATTAAGTGAAAATATGAAATTACTTGCATCTGGTGAGTCAACGACAACTGTTGAACAAGAAAAGATGGCTCAGATCAATCAGTATATGATTGACAATGGACTTGCATATGTAATGGACAATGAAGCCGCTAGAGCCATTCAAGAGCATATGTGGGATGAACAATTAGCACGTGAAATGCAGCAAAGTACGTATGCAGTAGAACTTAGGGGGTCTGCGATTGACTTGTTAACAGGTATCAAAAATACAGTGTTTAACATATTCAATCTAGTAGGTCTCAATATTCCAAAAGCTGCTAGTGTTATAAAGAATGTAGTTGAAGCAGTACAACAACCATCCGAACTTCGAGCAATGCTTGAAAAGGGTGCTGTAGGGACTAACCAGAAAGCTTTACAAAACTTACTTACAACTGGTAAAGATCTTAAGCTAACGAGTAGTCTATTAACTGTAATGGATAAGACTTCATCATTATTAGGTAATTATCAGTCAATGCAAAGTGCTTCTACTAAGTCATTATCAGTTGCACTTAGTTCGGCTGTAAGATCATCACTTAGTCAGAATGTATCAACTAGATATAACTGGAATACCGTAGGTAAGTCGTTTTATAATAGTATGAGCAACGCTATTAGCAGTAGTCAGCATACGCCTGCTTCTTCATTGAGTTCTAATTATGATCCAGAAGCTGCTAAAAATGCACAGACAGCTGCTCGTCTTGATAGAATGATATCTACTATGGATAAGTTTGTTGAAGAAGGCAAAAGTTATGAAGAGTGGAAATCAACAGCTAAACAGTATGGTATAGCTGATTTTAGTTCGGCATTAGATGATGCAGGATACGAAGAAACAAATCTTCAAGATATATTTGAAACACAGCAGAGTGTGCAGTCCGTACAAGAAGCAATCAGACGTAACAAACGTGAAGAACAATTCTGGGACAACATGGAAGCATATACACTACAGTTTATTGATCTTGTACAGAATGTTACTAACAAGTGGCTGGAAGATATTTACAATGCAAATCAGAAATGGTATAATGATTGGGTTAACTATTGGATCAAACATACACAGTATTCTGCAGCGTATGATCATTCATCTGTATTGAAAGTACAGCAGAAAGAAAAGAGTAAGTCACAGGATGCTGTTTATGCACTTGCAGAAGCACTTACAAAGAACGCAAATGATTTGCTAGATCCTACAGTTCAAACTAATGCAATTTTAGCACAGATCTTGATTGTAGTAAATGCAATCATGCAGCAGAACGATAAAGCTACAGAAAAAGCTGGATCGTCCTTACCTGATACATTGTCAGCACTTGCAATGGGTCTGACCAATAAATAGAAACTACGAAAGGAATGATAATAAGTATGAACATCTTACGAATATTTGGACCAAAGAACTTCACAACACTTAAGAAACAGAAAGATAAGAATTTACCGTCAGGGATGACTGTAGATGAATACATTAGAAAAGTACATTCGATCAATACACAGAAAAGTATCAACGCTGAGATAATTAGGGACAAATTATCCATGGAAGATGCCTGTAAGACCTTAGAGTCTTATATGTATTGTGTAAGATCATATAAAGATTGCAGTCACATGTGTCAGATATGTCCATACTATGTTGATGATGCACAGATTATAGAAGCACTTGAGTTATCACTTGGTGCACTTGAAGTCATCAAAGATTGGCAGGACAATGATACATGTAGAGAAGAAGATAGGAGGAACTAGAACGTGAATTTATCCGTATTTCCTGTATATAGTACAAATATATTCCCATTAGCTAATGATTCTAAAGCTGGTGGACAGCTGATGACTGAGTACAACCTCACATCTAGAGAGTCTGTAGGTACATGGGAACAGGTTAATTATCGCATTGGACCGTCATTTTGTCATTCAAAAACTGATTTCAAAGTTACACAGCAAACAGATGGTGCTGGTACAATTATTAGTAACACAACACTTGAACTATCAAGTGGTCGAGCTGTTATCAATGGTCACTACATAGAATCACTAGAAAATGTACTCATTGACCTACTTGACCTTAATCAGAAAGCCAAACTTGAAGGTACACAAGCTCTCAAAGGTGCATTAACCATTGGACTTCGTGCAATGTATAGCACAGAAGCAACTATGGCGAATGCAATGATGAAAGATAACAAAGACGAAATCTATGAAGGTATTCAAGTAGTTGTATTGCCTAGTGAACAATTTAAACTACCTGAAGATGTACCTAGCAATCCTGATAAGGTAACAGCACACATCAAACTTGCAACATTCAATTTTACAAATGGTGCAATAAACACAGTAGTAGACAATTTCCCTCAGCGTATACAGAATACATCTGCTGAGCGTATAGCTAATGTAGATAAACTTGTGTCAGATCTTTATCTTACAAAGAATGGATTGAATCCTAAGAAACTATATGTATTCTCTGGTAAGGGTACAGACGAGAACGATAAAGATACCTGGTGTGAAGCACAAGATTCATTAGTTGTATGGGACAGAAATCCTGAGTTAACTACTGAAAAATCTGACTTAAAACAAGCACAATTTGGTACTTCCACAAAGGGTTATACACAGCTTTACCTGCCACATAAACAAGTAGACGGAATGACTACAACAGACGGAAGAGCTCAATTCTTTAAAGATCGTGTAGTCAATCTTCCACTTGCAAATTACAGTGCAGGGACACCGGGTACTGTTGATAAAGAATATACAAACCATATCAAACAGGTCGCAAAACAAATTCAAAATATTTATCGTATGCCTGGAGGAAAGCAGGTAGGATTCGTGAATGACCTTACGAATCCAAATATAGGAGAAGATCCACTTTACAGTCTACCTGTTATCAATGCTGCATGGAACATCGGTGATTATGTAGTAGTTAAATATGATGGAACACTTGAGTCTACAACCATTGAAGGAATTACAGCACCTGCAACAATGTATGTAGTGCTTCCAGGACTTATCACTAAGTTCAAATTCTTGACAAAGGTATCTGATTCAGATGTAGTGCCTAAATCTCTTACAGGTATTAGACTTGGGAACGAAACAGGTAAGTTCGGAGATGAAATCAACACAACAGATTGGGATGTATACTCTAATTACTTCGTATACAAAGACATGCGAGGAGTTCCAAATGTAGATTACTTCGTTATTACAATTCCAACAGATGAAGATAACGATAAGAAATATGACAAGTATTACTTTACAGTAAGCGAAGCAGGAGATCATGAGTATTCAGAACCTGTATGGCTAACAGGTCAAATGACACTTGCAACTGACTCAACCATCGGTGGATTTTACAATGTAACAGATTCTAACTTAGATCAGGGATACGTATATCTAGATGAATCTGGACATTTAGTACTGCTCGACTACAGCCTACTCCGTTCAGGTGTGCTAGCATATCAGCTTGGGTCTGATTACGATAGCGGTTCAGGTCTTACAGCACAAGAAGTACAGAACGGATTAGACGATTATGTAAATGATCGAGTAGCATTTGGAAACGCAGATCACATTGCAAACGCTGCTAATCCAAGAGTTATCAACGTAACTATCAACTTAACAGACGAAGATACAGATACTGTAATTACTCTAAAGGACATTGATAGTCGTTTCAACACATCTGTTTATCTACACATCACAGGTACTGCAACATCTAAATGTGTTATCAATTTGTTAGATTGTCAGAAGATTAGAATAGACAGTAACATTGGTGGATCTCCCACTATTAACTTGAAGCGATGCTGTTTATACTATGATTCAAACATCATTGAATACCTGAATGAGATTGAAGGAATGTCTTTATGGTATGAGAAATTCAATGAAGATGATGCAAACTTATTAGTAGATAACATGACTGTAAGAGAATGCGATGCTCCAATCATTCCAGATGACGTAGATTATTGGAATGAGTCAACACCAAATGATAACCATTTCATGTTTGCTTTACAGAGCATCACGTTCGGACCAGATGGTAATATCATTGGATGCGGATTATATGTTAAGAACGAAACATCGGCTAATATTTCAGAAGGTCAGTTTGTCATTGCATCCGAATTTACACTGCCACAAGGTGCAGGATTAACATATCCTAGAAATAGACTTGTCAAACAGATCAAAGTATCAGGATCGTTTGTAAATGCATATGCAATAGATAGTCCAACCGGACTCATGGTACTTGATACAAACTTCACAGCATTAACAGAAGCATATAATTCTTATGACACATCCAAAACATGTAAAGGAAATGTAGCATTCTTAGTAAATGCACGTGCAGTATCAAATGTAACAGGTCTTGAGATAGGTCAGACAGTTGACGGCTGGGAATCTAATGCATTTCATTATTTCTCAGGGGTGGTGATTTAATATGAGTTATATTCATGATATCATAAAAATCAAATATGTAAGAGAAGGCTGGTTACCAAACTGGCCTTATCATTTAATATCTGATCAAGAGATGTGTGATGCATTTTTGAAACAGGACATTCGAGTAATCCCACAGAGTCTATTCCTTGTCGACAGTTATGATAAACTAAGTACTTATCTAACTAACATGAAGGGATACAGTGGATATATGATGTCAAATTATATTGTCCCATATCTTAAAGCATGTAGTGATTATGACTTTAAATGGGATGAAGAGTTTGCACATGCTATCACAGATCTTGTTGTCGGGTTGCATAACCTATGTAGCACCTTCAGCAAGGAAGTTGAAACCAATCCGGAGGCAAGTTTACCTGACTGGGTTTACAGCTACATGATCGGGCGAGTATTTGGTCCTAGATTCAAAGACGATGATCTAACAAACGTAAGAGAATTACATGATCTTTTCGTACTATTAGATCTGGTAGAAGCTAACTCCTCTACAGTAGATAATCTAGAAGATGAATTCACACCGATTGCAGGGTATGCTTGTTATCAAGTGTCTAAACGATGGATTGCTAAACTTCCAAATGACCAGAAAAGACCTTATGGAATGTTTGGTGAACCTCATGTAATAAAGTCCTTAAGATTACAGCAAGATGATTTAATCAGCTAGGAGGTATAGACATATGTCACAGTTCTTACAAATTACCGATGATTATACACTTGGAGAACTGTCTGACCGAGTAGGCGACAGAAATGTACAGTATTTTCTAGCAACCAATAACTTACAGCGTAGTCCAGATATAGGACAAGCTTTTAGCAAACGAGTTCAGAATATATATGAAACTACAGCTGAAACAGACTGGAAGCGAAAATCTGCTATTCTTAATAAGTTTGTAGATGATAGTGATGTATTTGAAGAAGCAGCCCTCATGGATGAGGATTCCTGGAAAGTAATGAGTCAGCTTGGTACATTTCCAGACATGTTAAGAGTACCTGAATCTATCACACTTCCAGATGCATCAGATGTATTAGGAAATGGGACAGCTATCGGTAAAGAAGTATACAGACAGACAATGGTGAGTTTATCAACATATCCGCATACAGTTAATCCTGAGATATTCAATACTTATTCTGTCATCAAAAGTGTAATGGTGGATGGTAGTACATCACCAGGTAGTATATTTAACAACGTATTTCCTATCCCTTGGGGAGACATCACAATATACTCACAACTGTCAGGTGAAAGCATGGATATACCAGTTTATCCTGATGAGTATGAAGATGGTAGACAAGCTACATATCAAGATATGGATTCTATTTTATATCAATATGAGCCTTGGAAAATATATACAGGATCTGGTCCAAGATCCAACACCATTAACTTCGGTACAATGCATCGAGATATGTGGAGTGGTGATCATGCAGATGGATCTGCTAATAAGCTGATAAGATTCTTTGAGTCGATGTGTTATCCAGATTATAATGGGTCTGCTGTAAACAGCGATATTGCAACACTATATGTCAAAGGGAATATTCTCATATCTGGAATCATTACAGAAGTAAGCGTCAAGTGGTCAGGTCCTATTTTACAGGATGGATGGTATGCAGCATTTGAACTATCTGTAACATTCGTTGAGATGTCTACACGACCTCTAAGCAGATCCGTAGTAAAATCGTTAGATGTTATCGGCTAGTTGATACAAATATGTAGTTTTGTACCCTATGCGAATACATCTGTACATGTAGAATAATATGTCAAACAGCATGTAATCTGCTAAAAACAGCGGTAACATGCTTGAATTATATCTATATGAGACAAAATTCATTAAGTTTTATATAAAACACAATAAATTTTGTCTCCTATCTTTAGTTTAATAAAGTAAATCGGGGTGATATATCAACCCTAACAGGTAAATTTTTTAAATATTTTCTGAATTAGACAAAATTTGGAGGTGGTTTACATGTCTTGGTCAACAGGGTGGACAGAAACTACAGAGTTATATGATATCAATCATCCATACACAGAGATTGAGTATGAAGGTATCAACTATACCAACTGTAGAGATTTCGGTCACATATCAAGATATAAAAGTCTTAGACAAGTAATACATAATCCTGTAACACAGTCAGAAAGATTCATAGCTCTTGAAACTGTAAACGGATTTAAGAGTAACGTTGAAGTTGAGTATTACGAAGTACCTACAGATCTTGAAAATAGACTAGACATCATTGCATATAAGAAACTTGGATCAGCTCAATACAGTTGGATCATCGCGTACTTTAACAACATCGAAGATGGCTTCAGCTGTTATCCTGGTCAAGTACTCATGATTCCTAAATCTGTATCATCATTATTCAGTGGTGGTGAGGTATTATCTACAGTAACAGCAACATCACTTAACTTAGGATCTGAGTAAGGAGGTCTTTACATTATGGAATTTAGAGTAGTAGAATTGCATTCTGGTAGAGTAGTTATTCAGCATGATGATGACAAATACTATGAGATGGCTATCATCGCATCTGTAAAGGAAGTTACAGAAAACACTGAGACAATTACACTTGTTAATGATATTCGTACAGACACAAGATTTGTAGGACATGGATCCATCGAATTCTTTAGAGATTGGCTGTATAACCATTATGCCGGTATACTTGTGTTTGACATTTCAGAAATTGATAGCGTCTATTCCACCATTTGGAGGTCTAAATTATCTGAACTTGGCTTTACAGATGACGGTAATGATAGATGGTCACAGCAAAGATCGTTATAATACACGTAAACATAAACTTTATATAGGAGGTACACCTAAGATGATTACAAGAAACAAAATGGCTGTTATTACAAATCATGGAGCTGACCGTGATAAGGTCATCAAGAAATGTTTAGATGAATTTGATCAGTTCTCAGATTCTCACAAAGTAGTTCAGTTTCAGCTTACAGAAGCACAGGTGATTTCAAACACGTCGGTAGGAGTTGTTCAGACTCCGCAGGGTATGATGCCTATGCCAGAATTTGAAATGCGTATCTACTGTCTTTATGAAGAAGATGCACCGGAACTTGCAGGTCAGGATGAAGCATCCAATTAACACACGGAGGGATATCACATATGTTCATCAAAAGTTTTACGGGAGAACTTGTTAACTTACTTTCAGCTAGCACCATCAGTATTGACAAAGACCTTACAACTGTAGCAGGTGCAGACAACGAACAGGATGAAGGTGAATTTTACTACGTCAACGCAAACTTCTTTGTAGGCGGCGACTCAGAGATTCGTTACACCATTGTATCAAAACCGATTGCGCATCTACCATATGATGAAGCAGTAGCATTCCATGAATCAATTCAGAATAAACTGAATGCAGCAGGGTGGGTTGTGAACATTGATATGACGCGGTTAAGCGAGTAATCATGCAGCTAGGAGATGACATTCAAGTATCTGCTTCGCAAGCTGCTAATCTCGAAGTTAGTGTTGGAGATAAACGAAGTGTAACTTACTTACAGTGCATTCCTTCTGAACAACATATAATTGTATCACATGATGTAGATTGTCAGCTTGCAATACTGTTAAAGGCACTGAATGACTTCTTAGAAACAGAGAAGCTAACTGCAAAGATTGTAATCCATACAGATAGCAAGATAAATAGTGAATAATCTTGTATAGACTCATCAAAGAAACTCTTTGTAAGTCTGATGATTGAGCAGCAAACTGCCGTATCAGATAGTTTGCTGCTTAAATTATGAGTTATTATGTAGAATATGTAGAATATGGAGGCGATCTTACATGAATGACCGCAGAGATGAATACTTAAAATATCTGAATGATCATATCAGAAATGTAAAACGTTCCTGGTATGAGCAGCTCAAACCTATCATTGAATCCGATGATACTTTCACAGAAGATGACATCAGACGTATTGAGGAATCTATAGAACATCATGATGAATCTAAGTTCTCTGTGTACGAGTGGAATGCTTATTTACAGCATTACTATCCTGTAGGTGAGGTGTCTGAGGAAGAACAGAAGAAACAAGATAGAGAATTTCAAGAAGCTTGGCTGCATCATCAACATGTTAATCCACACCATTGGCAGTATTGGGTTCTACGAAATGATGAAGATGGTAGAAAAGTTCTAGATATGCCTGTTGAAGAAGTTATCAACATGTTATGTGACTGGAACTCTTTTACTGCGAAAGAACCTGAAAACAGTCCTAGACGATGGTATGATACACACAGTCATGAAATGCTTATGTCTAAACAGACACGAGAACTTGTAGATGAATTCATTGATTACTTTAAACCATTAGGTCCAGAACCTGATGACGAGGATGAGTCTGCAGAATAATAGAGGAGGATGTTAAAGTGAAAAAGCAACCATTTTGCAACGTAACACTTGCAGGTGTAAACTTAACTGAGTTTGGTGCAGAAATTCCATCACCGTTTACATCTTTGTCCCTTGCTAACTCACAGATAACATCAATGACAAGCTTCACATTATCTATTACAGTTGGTGGTGATGCAAATAGGCGTATGAATATAGCTGCATTTGAAGCACTGCTTTATAGTGCAGCTCAAAGTGCATCTGGGTACAAAAACTCATCTGGTATACCTGTTAGCTTTGCATTTGGGTGGTTGGATGAATTTGGTAATGTAGAATCCTATACTTCCTATAGTGGATTTACATTGAACTTTACAGTTTCGACTAATGGACTTTATATGTTATATTCGCTAGAAGGGTATGCACAACTTGCACTGCAGACTAGCATGCCTGTTTTAAATATACCAGAAGTATCTGGAATTGTTCAGCCATCTGCTATTGTAGAAGCTTTAGCAAAAGCTATGAAAGCTGATAATTATTATCAGCTAGATATAGATCACAATGATGCACCAACGTATGTAAGTCATGGAGCATTGACAACTTCATTCAATAAATATGTTAGAGGAGATTACTCAGCTTCTGATGATTACGACTCATTTCCAGGATTACTTGCGTTATCTAAGTCCTACAGTCAAACACGTGATGGCGGTGGGCTCAATACGTTAAAGGCAAAGAGTCTTACACAGGTCATGAACAATGTAGATGTTTCAGAAGTATCATCCTTTTTAAAGCGAAGTCTAACAGATCATACATTACAATGTAGCTCCTTTTCTTACTGGGTAGATGAACCAACGATGGCATCTCCTGGTACGATTCATTATAAGAGCAATGCAGGTATGAATACTTCAAACTTGAAGGATACATTAGAGTATGGTACGTCAAACACAAACATATTGAAACTATCAGGTAGCTACAGCGGAGTAGCTTACAATATGTCAGACATGAACTTTTCGTCACTAGGATTTGCAGTAGACGGTAGTGGTAACGATATCATACAAAACGCAGAAGTAGTAAACAGTTGGAGTTCGTCTTTAGCTGATGTATTTCAGAGTGCTAATATCATCAATGATATCAATGCACTTGCAACTCAGTTTTCTGGTGACTTCAGCATAACAATTCCTGGAAGTGTTGCAGCTTACTCTGTAGCACAGCCGATATCTTTACTTGTACTAACAGGTAATACAGTATCCCCAATTACTGGAATATACAATATCATTGAAGTTGATCACGATATTTCAAATACGTTTATCACTACGTTAAAAGTGCAGAGACTTGTGATGTCATCTGCTAACGAGGTAGCTGCAAACCAGAATATTTTTGTATCAGGTTCAAGTAACTATAGGCGTACGATTAAGCAAACTTCTAATATCATATCACCATCTAAAGTTGATTTCGGTACATTGTATCCTGACTTTACATACTTGAGATCATTGTAGAAATTATAGTCAAAGGAGGTTATACACAATGTCACTTGACTCACTGCAAAGATATCGAATGAAAACATATGTTAACAATGAAACAAATCAGGAAGTTAAAGCTGTACGATTTGACGATAGCTTAACTTCAATCACAGAGCTAAATAAGCTAGTAACTGACACATGCTAGGACCTCGATTATTGTTCAGATAATATAAGTCCTGCAATTAAGTTACTAGATGGTGTAAAAGAAGTAGACAGATGTCATGTAGGTGATTACGTGGTAGCAATTCCTACAGGTCTATATGATGCTCATTCATATCATGTAATACATGAAAAAGAATTTGAGTCACAATACTCACTTAAAACTACTTAGGAGATGATTTTTATATGGATAGAATTGAAAACTGTATTCTCACTAATCTTACAAACCCTGTGTTACTAAAGCCATTCATAGATGATGTTAAAAGTACATCCTATCGAGTATATAAAGGATATCATCCCGGAGCTGACGTGAAAGGCACAGAATGCTATGCAATATGTCATTGTGTATGCACATATGTAGGATTTAATCAATCCGAAAAGCATATTGTAGTATTACAGTATGATCATAACATATCATTTCGATACACTAATCTCACGTCGGTAGAAGTACATTTAGGAGACCTTGTAACACAGGAAAGTAAGATAGGAGATTGTTATCAATATGTCCATATAGAAGCTTTAGATGATTTATCAAAATCTAAATGGCCTGTTAGGGTTATGGATAGAACATACTGGAAACATGATCCACTACCATACCTTAATGGGTCATTTGAATTTGATCTTAGATCTCAGTATCCTGTAAGTACTGGTGAAGTAGATCCACGATATTTATCATGGAAAGATGAATATGCATTTAAAAACACGAACATATTAGATGATGTTTAAGAGGTGACTGTAGATGGCTAAAACTCTTGTAAAGTCTGGAAAATTTACATTACGAATCGGTGCAGGAGATTGTACTCAACCTGAAAAGTATGGATGTCCACCAGATCCTGGTCACACATCTTTCTTCTGGAAGTACGGTAAAACGTGTCCTGCTGACAAAGTATGCGGAGTAGTAGTACCTTTAGGTCAGCTTTCTAAGTATCCGATTGGCTCACCTGCATTGGTTGTTGACAACGTGAAGAAAACATCTTGCTATTGCATTGTATATGATTCTGGGTCTAATACAGAGGGGTGGGGTCAAGTATCTCTCAAAGTTGCATGGTCACTTGGATACACAACAGAAGAGGCAAATGGTAAAAAAGGCCCATCAGGTGATTTTTCAATATATGTAGATGGCTCGCAGCAGGTTGATAAAAACAAGTTAGGAAGTAGTCCATCAAGTGTACAGTCTGCAGTTGAACAGGAAAGCAGAGGCGTATTCGATGGCGTAAAACAGGAGCAAAACAGCTCAACAGCTTATGGGTCAGGTATGAGCGGATACATAGAAAAATCTCAAATTAACTATAAATATTTAAAATACTTTATAGTAACACTGACACGTAACTCACCGATGCCGAATTTTGAAGAATTCAAAAAACACAATGTAGCAGGTGTTATGATAGAAGCTGGATATCTATATAATGCAGCACATGTAGAACAATACGCTAGAAACCCTCATATACATGAAATGTGTATAAATGCAGAAAAGCATAGTGTACCATTCGGGCTACAGTGGATTTGTAAAGCTAGATCTGAAGATGAAGCTAAGAAAGAGATTTATGAGTTATCATTCATGATTCGTAAATACCCTCCTGCACTTGGTATGTGGATTGCATTTAAGCTTGTAAAGTCAGTAGCTGAAAATGATAAGATAGTTGAATATTATCGTAAAGAGCTTAAGAAGTTAGGACTCGCAGGTAAGATAGGTATATATCAGACACGTGGTGAACTTAAAAATATCAGCTGGGAGAAGACTCATTATAAACACTGGAAGTTATGGCTTAATGAACATGTACAGAACATTGATGATGTAAACAAACTATTAGAGCCTAGTATGTTTACCATTGGTACGTCTAAGCAGGTAACTTATGCAAAGAACAGTGGTAACGTCATAAACAGTGGTGGATCGTCAGGATCATCTGCAATTGGGTATGTGAAGCCGACAGCTGTATATGGAGCTCCTTACGTTACACATAGAGGCTACAAGATAAATGCAAATGGACTAACACCATCTAAAGGTAGAATATCGTTTGGTGGGCATACAGAGACATACTACTCTCAGAGAGTATTACCTGGAGGCGGATTGAGTATTCCAGGACGACATGTTGCGTCTGATGGTACTATACGAGATAGTTCAGGATATATTTGTGTTGCAAGAGGTGAAGGTTCTACTAACCTGCCAAAAGGCACAACACTTATGACCTCACTTGGAGCTGCGAAAGTTTATGATAGCGTGGCCGGCACGAATAACATCGATCTGTATGTGGATTGGTAGTAGGTGTGGTAATGTATCATCAATGTAAATTGGTTAGTACACTAATCGTTATAATATACAAGTAACACATACATAATCTATCAGAAATTCAGATATTGACTTCTGAATAAATTTATGCTATAATATACATGTAGATAACAAAAGATAAGTTTTTAACATACATGGAGGATATAGAATATGATGAATACTTATATAAATGGAGATAATATACATTTTCAAGGTCAGAAGTTAAATGTTCCTGATGAGCTACTTAACATGATCAATGTAGATGATGACTTAGGTGAATTAAGATTTGATCCTACTTATTTTGATGATTCCATTGAAGTAAAAACTCGTCAATCAAAAAGACGTGTAGCAGCTTACAAGATCGATGATAATGGAAACGAAATAAAAGGAACTCGTGGAATTTTCAGTTCAGGAGCAGAAGTTGGTAGAGTTATAGGAATAGACACAATACTATTAAATAAACATATCAAATGGAAGTCACCTGTCAAAGCCAATGGTGCTAGATGGATGGTAGAAGACATTACAGATAAGTGGGACGATCGCTGGTATGAAAGTAAACAGGAGGTACAGAAGATGAATGAAGTAATGATGAACACACAGGTAACAGAGAAAGTTAAAGCAGAGGAATGGAAAGTAATCAGCAAACATTTTCCTAACTACGAAGTATCGAACTTAGGAAATGTTCGTAAACTGGTTAAAGGTGAATACAGACCAGTTAAAACCAAACTTGTTAAACAGTATGGTAAGATGACACCTGCATTTTATGCATACAATGCTGAACTTGATATGAATGAGTTGTTCTATGTAGGTCAGACAGTAGCTAAACTATTTGTACCAAAGACAGATAAAAAGGATAATGACATTCGATTCAAAGATGATGATAAGATGAATGTCTCTGCAGATAACATCGAGCATAGACACACAGTTAAGTATCCTACATTTGGTAGAAAACGTGCAGCTAGACCAATTGAAGCATTTCAGTGTGAGGAAAGGGGTCATGAGATTGCAGGAACACGTCATAGATTTCATGCGATAGCTACAGCATCTGATTTCTTACATTGCTCAAGAACAACTATTGCTAATCACCTTAAGACAGGTGAGAAAATCAACTGTGGAGACTACAAAGGATGGTATGTAGAAGATAGTATCCGCCGTCCAGGTGACTTAAATAAATAAGACATTTTCAATTAAATCGTTAGATTCCTTTCAATAGGCTTGCAGGTTAACAGCATCTGTAAGCCTAATTTATATGTATACGAAAGTATATAGAAAGGATTTGAGATAGCATGATAGCACAAGCTTCAATAGGTGGAAACGGACAGGTGTATGACCCAAATCCAGGTAACCAAACTGGAAAGGAATTGAATATCAAACCATGGTACAGCAGACCCTGGAGTTGTGTGCTTAGGCATCCGGATTTTACAAAAGCTCAAAAGATTGCTATCTTACAGAGAGACGCATGTAAAAATCCAAATATAGGATATGACTGGAATAGAAGAACTACATACTATACGCAGTTATCTAGAGTCAACTGGAATCCGTCTGCTATTACAGCAAAGTGTGATACAGATTGTTCTGCTTTAACATGTGCAAATATCAATGCTTGTGGACATCTTACTAATGATCCTAGACTTGCAAGTTTAGGTCAGCTATCTACACATTCTATGAGATCTGCGTTACAGCAGATAGGATTCAATCTTCTTACAGATAGCAGGTACTTAACATCTGATCAATACTTGTTACCAGGTGATGTTCTACTTAATGATGGAGCTCACGTAGCTGTTAATCTAGACTCGGGACCTAAATCAGGTTCTACTGTTATCATATCAAATGGGGAAGGTAGCATAGAGGGTGGAGTATCAGGTGGTCTTCTTTATGATATAGAAAACGACGAGGATGATGCTATTCTTAGAGAGATAGGGTACTGGACAGGTTCATCTCCTACTAAGAATGCTACCAGTTATCCTTTGACCGTTATAAATTATACAACAGCTCTCGGTGCATTCTTCGCAGGATTCATTGCAACTGACGGATCTTCAAATGGTTCGTCGGCAGATGTATCAGGTATATCTAATACAGTAGCAAAACAAACTATTCAATTTTTAATGAGTAAGGGTATGAATCTCGCAGGGGCATGTGGATGTGCAGGTAACATAGAACATGAATGTGGCTGGAACATTGCTGCAGAGGAGAAAGGTCCACCGTATGAAGGACGAGGTATTGTTCAGTGGTCTTTTGGAAGACGTGTAGCGATGATACGTGCAGTGCCGGATTGGAAAACAAACTTAACAGGGCAGCTAAATTTCCTGTGGGGTGAGCTTTCAGGTGCATACAGATCACGTGTATTAAATCCGATACTAGCGGTTCCTAACACAGAAAGTGGATGCAGAGAAGCTGCTAAAATATGGTGCGTATATTATGAAGTACCTGCTGATAGATTCAACCAAGCTATTAGACGAGGCGATACAGCTGTTAACAACTATTTTAAGAAAGCAGCTACGCAACTTTAGGAGGTGTTTAAATTTACATTATGAGTAAAGTAACTGTAGGAAATTCATTTTCCAATTCAAGTACAATCACTCCAGATAATTTCATCAAGATAGATGGATTAAAAGAAGAGGTTATAGTAGATATGTCGCAGGAAATATGGCGGACTGCTATTGACCCATCTATGCCATCTAGAACATGTGCTCCTTGGGACTTTAGCATGTATGAAGTAAGTAATTACGGAAGATGTAGACGTAAACTTCCAGACGGTAAATATCGGTACATCAAAGGATCACTTGCAGGTCCAAAGATAACTCAAGGACGATATCAATACATACAGGTGCAATTGACGACTAAGTGTGGTCCAGTTACAAAACGAATATCCGTACCCCTTGGAAGACTTATTGTAATATCATTCATAGGGAAGCCTTTACCTAAAGGATGGATTGTTCGTGTAAAAGATGGGGATAAACGAAATCTAAGAATCAGTAATCTTAAAGTTATGAACAAGGTACACGACTGGGTCAGCAATGATTGGACATGTGTTAATCCTAAGAATAGATCTGAGCATCTCAGTAATATTTTCTTAAATTGGCCTGTAACTATTCATGATAAGAATAACATCATTGTAGCTACACATCCAAGTACATGTGTGTATATGAAAGTAAGGGGACTGCTGCCAAAGGATTTCTACATTGATGACAAGAACATCGTTCATCCATACTCATTTTTGAAGTATGTATGCGAAAGATGTTTACGTCAAGGTAAGACGTATAAGATCCCGTTCACAATCACCTTCATTAACCATGAAAGGAACGAAGTGTAATGTTTATCTATGGGTATGTAAAAGATTACAGATACACAGGAGATGGTACATTTGAAGTTCAGGTAAGAATTCCAAATATCCATGGTCCTTATAAACAAACATCAAGCAGAGGTAAGAAGCTGTATGTAAAAGACGAAAACTTACCTTGGTATCCGTCTATCCTAATGCCACATCTTCCTCGTGAAGGTGAAGTTGTATTGTTATCATCTACAAACAGTACAATGAACGATCTCGTGGTTTTAGGACTTACAGGCGGGTCTTATTGGAATGGTGTTACAGAATTGGAATGATGAGGTGATCTCATGGCTAAAACTAACTCGATTGCTTTTCCTAACATGTTTTCAGTCAGTCGTAATAGAGTAAATACCTATGAGGATGATAAATCGGTTGTCAACAGAACTCGATTACTCATATTGACTGACCCTACTGAACTTTATCATAATCCTCAGTTTGGTGTAGGTCTTAAAAAACATCTTTGGACTTACAATAATGAAAACAGAAAATCAATCATTCAAGATGAAATCAAAGCACAGTTACGATTGCATGAACCATATGCTATTGCAGATGATACTCAATTCTCTGATGGATTATTGTTTACTGGTTCATCTAGTGACAATGATATCGAAGAGATAAGAGAGATCAATCATCTCAAAATGACATGTGCTATCAAAACTGTTTATCAAACTACAGCGGAGGTGAATATAGATGGCGACAACATCAGACGGAACATCTAGAGGTATCGTTAAATATACATCTAGAGATTACAAGTCTGTTATCGAGGATTTTCAGTCTGTTAGTAAAACACTTACAGATTTGTGGTATCCTGAAGCAGATGCAGATCCCGGATATGTTCTAATGGTCTATCTTGCATCTGTTGCAGATATGCTTGGAATCAATGTAGATATACTTGCAAATGAGTTGTTTGCTCCAAGTGTACAGCAGCGTAAGAATGCGGAAAAGATATTCGGACTTATTGGATACGAATTAGGATTTTGGACAGCTGCAAGAACAGAGGTAACGTTTACCAATAACGGGACAGAAACACTTACACTTGATTTTGGATTCAATGGTGCAAACTTCTGTACATTGAATGCATACACAGATATTACAAATACATCAAGAGTAATAACTTATAACGTGCTTCCGCTCACCAACACATATGGTGCTAATGAGTCAAGGAGTAGACGATCAGTGCTTACAGAGAACTTGAACATATTTGCAGATACTGATCAGGTACATCTAGAACCTGGTGAAAGTATTACTCGTGTAGCTATTGAGGGTGAACTTCGTAGTTACTCCATATCTGTTGAACAAGTGAAGAAGAATAATTACATTATTGATTTACCATCACAGCACTTGGATACAACAGCTATCTGGGTGAAAGCTAAATCTAGTTTAAGCGATGATGAATTTCTGTCTACGCAGTGGTTACAGTGTACGTCTGCAGCAGAGTTCATTCAGCCGGAACCACGATTTGCAGTAAGCTATGATTCTTATTCAAATGCACAGATACAGATAAGTAACTACTTAAATCAGCTGCAGAATTACGACAGTAACTGGTTAGTTATTTACTGGATTGACTGCTCAGGTATCATAGGGTGCGTAGGTACAGATGTATTAACTAACTTCCTACCTGCTAAGACTCAGAATCTACCAGATGATGATTCAATACTTACAATATCAAATCTAAGCAACACAGTTCAGCTGCCACATACTTATACAGTAACAGGTCAATCTCCTGAAACTGCTAAGGAAGCCTATTACAATTCCAGAAACTACATCAATACATTTGATAGTTTAGTAACATTACCTGATTACAATCGATTCTTAAACAGAGAAGCAGGTGTTGATACAGGACTTGTAATCGACTGTCAGAAAGCACTTGAGATTAACCTTGCTATTTACAATGATGAAAATCTTACAACAGCTCAAAAGTCTAAGAAGTATATTACGAATTATGACTTTCCTGAAGGCGACCCTATATTTGATTGGGAACAGGTTCTGCAGTTAGGATTTGATCCAACAGATCCACAGAAATTTGTGTTTGCAGCTAACTTCAAGACATATACAGCGATGTGTTTTGCAATACACAATGATTTCCAAAACAGTGTATGGGGTCAAGGTCAATCTTCTATTGCACAGATTAAAAAATCACCAAAATTTGTTCAGTATAAACCACCTGAGCAGTTTAACAACAACGTTATTCGTGACTACAGGCCGCTACAAGCAATGTCTGTAGAGTTACAATGGGGATACTTAAGAATATTTCCATTTTACGTTGTAGGCACGATAACGCCTCATAGACCTGTTACAAAAGATGTAGCTAATACTCTTATTAAGAAAGCAAAAGAAGCTCTTAGACTTTATTTTGCACCAGCTAACAGGCGAATAGGAGTCATGCCAACATTGATGGAGATCATCGATGTAATAGAAACTTCAGACGATAGAATACGTCATTTTGATCCCGGTTCTGTACTAACAGGTAACTACGGTGTTATCTGGAAAGATTGTGATATAGATTATTTTAATGCTATCAGTTTCGCTAGATTTAGTGATCCTGGTGACAGCAGCACCAATATCAGAATCCATCCTACCTACATCGTTAAATAACTATAGATACAGAATACAATAAGAAGAATAAGAGGAGAAGAAATAATATGAAGAAAGTACTTAAACAAAACCAAGTTACAGCAATCGGTAAAATTGTCACAAACCTCGAAGTCAACCATGAAGTGTTTGGTGAAAAGATGTATGTATGTGATGTTGAAATTGAACGTAAATCAGGTCAGGTGGATACAATTCCTGTCATGGTAAGCGAACGATTGTTAGAGCATGACCTGGGAGATTATTACGACCGCATGTGCAGAATATGTGGTACATACAAATCTTACAACATCCATCCGGAGAACGGCAAATCTAGATGTTTCCTTACCATATACGCAGCTGTGTTCGAAACAGATCTGGATAACGAGGATCTTGCAAATGGTAATTTTGATTACACTCAAAATGATATTCACCTTATTGGATACATTTGTAAATCTCCTACATTCCGTATCACACCTAGAGGTCGTGAAATTGCAGATTGCATACTTGCGGTTAACATGCCATATGGTAAATCTGTCTACATTCCGTGTATTGCATGGGGCAAGACAGCTAGATGGTTAGGACGTCAGGAAGTCAGCACATGCTTAGAACTCTTCGGTAGAATTCAGTCACGTGATTACACAAAGTCATATGACAACGGTGACTCAGAGATTCGTACAGCTTACGAAGTATCTATCGGTAAATGTCGTATATTTGATGAAGAGTACGACAAAGACGGTTATTTCGAGGATGATAATGAGTAATCTCATTTCATAATAAATTTATCCATTTTTAACCTCAGAGGCTGGGTAGTAAATACCTGGCCTCCTTGTATATTTCAGGAGGTAATATGTATGAACTTCAAAGATATTTCATTACCAGATATATATCTGCAATCACATGATTTTAGATTCTTTGTAGATTGGTTCAATAAATCTCTTACTAAAATCAAATATGATACAGAAAATATGGCTGATCTATATGACCCTTTGAGAATCCCTAGAGATCTGTTATGGATGCTCGCAGACAGTATGGGCTTCGTCTACGATGATAGATTACCAGCTGCATTCAATCGACTTGTACTCTTATATTTTATGTCTATGATAAAGCATAAGGGCAGCAAAGATGGAGTTACGCTAGCAGCTGAAGTGAATCTTGCCCAATTCAATATTCTGAACTATGGTAAAGAGAAGACAATTCTATATGACAGATTAGAGGATACGTCTGTACCTGTAAATGCTGTGTACGTAACACCACATACCGAGAAGGGATACATAGATGTTGTTTATTTTTCTACAGATAGACCGATTGATGCTTGTATCGAATATGTACGTCCGATTGGTATGTACCTATTTCAGAATGCAGGTGTTAGATTTGATGCACGTACAAAAATATCTGTAGATGCACGATTAACTAACACAAAAGATATGAATGTATCCATTGGACCTACACACATTGGTCATTATCGCAGAGACGATTATGCTCGTATGCAGCACATGTCAGATGAAGAAGAGTACGAAATCAATCAGGAAGATATTCGTCATCCTGTTTATTATCGAAATGCAAAGGCTGATGAACCAGATCCGTCTATCAATGCAGGATGGCGTTCTTTATACTCGTTACAGATGTCAAACAACGAGCATATTGTAAAGTCCTTAATTGATCCAATATTTGATATAGGATACGGTCCTCAAGATGTCAATGAACATTATCCTGATAACTATGTTAAACCTATGTATCAAGATAAACCTACTTGGAACTTACGTCTAAATCGACAACTTGAACGAGAAATTGATGCAGCAGTATATACAATGGAAGACGATAAGTCTAAGGACATCTTGCATCCTACACCGGCTGTTAATCCAAGAATGGTTAAAGTTGGAGACGCAATTGCTACAAATGATGCTAATACAGAATACATTCATATGGACAAAGACGGTCATAAAATCAAAGATGATGGTAAGTACTAAACCTGATTCTATACCTTCTCTAATCTTGAAACATATTAAGAACTGTGAGGTGATTATTGCATGTCACATACTAAAGTTCCAATCATTGGATCCGGTAAGTATGCAAAACCCTTAACAGATGAGGAGAAACAGCGAGATGATGTAGGATTTACCAATCCAAATCTTCACAGACGTGTAGACCCAAAAGATCCTGCAGATCATCCTGAAAAATCACCTCGTGACTATAAACTAAGTATTCAAGGGCTCTATTCATTGCGTACAACTACACGGAATATACATGATGAAGAGTCTAACGAAGAAGAAATTCCTTAAACGCTTGGAGGTGGATTGTTGATATGAGTTTAAATAATGATATACTTTCAGCGTCTAAAAGGATTCCTGTAAGACATAATGTTTCAATGAATGTTATTGATTTGAAGACACGACAAGTAGTGTCAACGCATACAGGTCATAATGCATCTACAAACGGATTGCTTACAGGTATTGGTCATTATTTAACAGGTGATGGTATATTAAATCAGGGATGGTCGTTGCTTAATCAATATGTGCCTAAGTATATTTCACTAGGTACAATGGGTCTCATCAATCAGGATGAGGATGAAAACGGATATCCTGCCGGTATTGGTGTTGTAGACGGTACAGAAGAGAAACGATTCATTGACTATATGGTACAGTGCCCGAGTTTTGGTGCAGACGGTTATGATAAGAACCTTAATAACAACAGAAAGTACTTAGGACTAGGTCCGATGTATTCCAATAGACCTGGAACAGGTACAGTTAACTGTGAGCTAATAACTCCGAGTTATATGCGATCTGAAATCTCATTTAGAGATGTTGTACCTGAAACAGAATCTGAAATACCTAGAACAATTGATGTAGTATTCAGTGCTCTTATACCACTCGGTAATCTTTCAAAATTCCGTGAAGAAGGATCTGATCACATTTTCATTACAGAAGCAGGATTGTGGTCAAGAAAAGATTGGGTAGACGGTGGAGACAATGGGCTGTTAGCAGGCTATAGAATTGCACCTCCAGATGAAGAGAACTGGGACATGCATAAATTAGAGAACCGAGATCTACTTCGTAAGGAAGTCATACGAGTAGGCGTTAATCAGGTAGTACAAGTTATATGGAAAATACAACTTGGTGGTATTGAACAGCTTGGTGGTATTAACAAATTATATCCAGACGAGTTCGAATCTAGACTTAGATGGATATGTTGGTAGGAGGATGATATAATATGAAAAGAGTAGAACGTAAAGTATCTGTTACAAACATGAAATCTGTAAAGGCTAGCACAGGAACATCTATGCTTGATGATGTGAAAGATAAGCTTCAAGAGCTTGTGGACACTATTGAAAATATGGATGCTGTTGAGTACGAATCACTTAAACACATCTTAGGAGATACTATCCTGGATAAATATATGGAAGATCTTCAGGATTTATCTTACAACATTTAGGAGGTTATGCAGATATGGGTGAAGATAACAATACAATTGTATTTACACCTGCAGCCCTTGTAGATCTTTTAACGTCTATTGACGAGTTAGCAGACGTAAACATTGGATTAACTCAGACAATTGATAACCAGTTTCAACTCCAGGTAGGAGATTCCATTTATGAATTACAGCCTGATGATGAAACTGAAGTACCCGTAGATATTGATACCGTTTCTGAAATAGAGCAGATCAATGTAGATGCATACGATGCAATTGCCGAAGATACAGATATGTTTGATATATCTGAAGAACCAGTAGAAGCTGGCCCTATCAAAGAGATTGCCAAAACACTTCTAATTGGTGGTATGGTACGTCTTGCAGGTAAGATATTAAAGTGAGGTGTAAAGTAGATGGCAGACAAAAAGAAATCTGTACAAGGATTTGAAAACGTATTAGCTGACAAACCTGCAGTGTTAGGTACATTTGAAGGCAAATGCGGAGATGCAATGGTAACTAACGAAAACGGGTTAGACATCACTCGTGAAGTTTGGGAAACTGTATTTGCATCCGAAGATTATAAACAAGGAATCAAGCTTGGATGGTTCATCGGTTATCTCGGTCATCCAGAAGATCCAGGTTGTCAGGATTTTAAAAACGGATGTATCATCATGAGAGATGGCTGGATTGATAACAACGGTGAAGTATATGGTAAATTCGATCTTATTGATACGCCTGTAGGACGTATTGTAAAGGCTTTCATTGATGCAGGAGTTACATTTGGAATATCTGTAAGAGGATGTGGGGCGATTTACAGCAATTCTGTAGACCCTGAAACATTTATCTTCCGTGGATTTGATCTTGTAGCATTTCCAGCTTACAAAGATGCTATTCCAGAATTCTCACAAATTGCTGCATCTTCAAATTTAGAAGATCAGAAACGTTGGAAGAAGATATGTGCATCTGTATCTGAAAACTTAAAGGGAATCACAAGTTGTGAATCACTTGAAATCCTGAAAGATACGTTACCAGATAATTCTGATATCTGTAAAGATGTACGTGATCGTCTCGCAGAAGTAACTGTCGTAGAGGTGCCGGAAGCTGATCTAGATAGTCAAAGATTCAATGGACTACTTACACTCTACTTAGATGCACTCAAACAGATCAAATGTTTAAAGGATGAACTTGCAAGTAAGAATGACATGTTATGCAGTACACAGGCATCTATGTCTATTGAAGCAGGACGTAAGCTAAGAGCAGTAAAACGTATTTATGCTGATCAGGTATCCGCATTGACAGCTCAAAACGATGAACTTGAGAATAAGTATAAGAATGTGATTCAAGCAAACAAACAGCTTAGAGCTGAAGCTTCTCGTCTCAATTCTACAATGTCATCTGTAACAGCTGATACACATGTAACTGACACTCTACAAGCTGAGAATAAGGAGCTGAGATCTAAGGTTAAAAAATTAGAGGCACAGAACCTTAATTTAAAGCAGAAGGTCACTTCAAGTAAAAATTCTGAAGAACTAGAGTCAGTACTTGCATCCGTTAGATCTGAACTTTCTGAAACCGTCAGTCAAAGAGGAGAACTAGAACGGAGCCTATCAAACCGTGATCGAGAAGTAAAAGAACTCAAGTCCGATGTAGAATGCACACTTGAAACTGTTGCGGATTATCAAGACGCATATGCAAATCTATATGCATCGGTTACCGGCAGAGATCTTAGTAATATAGAAGTGTCACCTCAGACAACTGTCAAAGAGCTCAAACAGATGATTGACGGTGGTACCAATACAGCAAACATAGCACCAGCTCCTGCGTTAACTGAACCAGAAGAAGTAGACGTTGTCTCATATGATGATATGATAACTGTATAGTAGTAATGGAATCTTTTATTAAAATTGAATATATGAAAAATAGGAGTGTGTAAATCATGGCAATTCAGAGAACTACACGTAGAATTTCTAATCAGTCTGCACAGAATCGTCCGGCACGTAGAGTCCAGACAGTACAGGCTGGTACATCAATCACTTCAGGAGCTAGACGTAGAACTGCAGTAGGTTCCCGTAGCATCTTAGCAACAGCAAAGCTTTCACCAGAAAAGCAGAAATTTGCTAGACAGCTTCAGAATAACGGTCGTAGACTTCAGAACATTAACGCAGCTACAAACACAGCAAACATCATGGCAAGACCGGATTTCATCGAACTTATGCCGATGTTTGTACAGCAGCTGATTGCTCTTGACATTTGTGGATCAGTTGCAATGAACTCTCGTCAGCAGCTGGTACCGTATTTCAAATTTATCGCAGAGAATGCAAAAGGTGAGACAGCCAAAGGAACAGTTCTGTCTAGCCCATTTGTAAACAGACAGGGAGTTGATCCGAACTTTACAGGAAAAGTTGTAAAGAACGAAGTAATCGGTGACAAACTTGATGGATTTGATGTAATGTATGCTCAGTACCTGCCGATCCTTCCAGGATCTGTAACAGCAAGCATTGTTGAATCAGGCGTAACTACACCGCTTACAGACGACGGTCAGGGTAACCTGAAAGACAGCACAGGAACAGCTAAAGGATTTATCAATTACAGTAACGGTAACGTTCAGCTTACAACACCACCGACAGCAGACGATGCTCAGGTTAAATTGACATATCAGTATGACAACGAAACAGTAGGCCCAGATGAAGCAGGACAGTACGGAGCAAAGATGGCAAAAGGATATCTCCAGTTAGATGAGATCAACCTGATCGCCGAAGCACGTGAGATCGCTTGCTACTGGTCTATCTACGCAGCATTTGCAGCACAGACAGAGTACGGTGGAAACATCGGAGACATGGCTAAGGAAGCAGCTATTGGAGAACTTACAGCTGAAATCAATACAACTGTATTTGAAAAGATGTCAAGAGCCGCTAGCGTAAATCCTCAGTTCAACTGGAACGCAGCTCCAGTACTCAATGGATCTGTTGTACCGTCTGATTACCTGAACATGCTGAAGCTTAAACTTAACCAGGCAGCAGCTTATATCTATCAGACAACAAATCTGTCTCGTCCAAACAGAATCGTTTGCGGTACAAACGCAGCTGAATACATTGGAATGATCGACGGATTCGTAGCAGACAACAACCAGGATACAGTTGGACCATACCATGCAGGTCGTCTTGACAACTTCGAGGTATATGTAGCTCCAAGTTACAATCCGGATGAGTGGGTAATGGGATGCAAATCTTCTGACATCAGACGTAACTCAATGCTCTTCGGAGAATATATGCCTATTATGAGCACAGACCAGATCGGACTTGCTAACATGTCAGTCCAGAGTGGACATGCTACAATGTTTGCTTCTGAGGTAGTAAACCCGGCATCTATCGTGAAAGGTAAACTTCTCGGAACATTCTAAGATGGCAACCGTATAGAATTCAAAGCCCTCTAACATTTAGAGGGCTTTTTCTATGTTCAAAAATCGTTAGTTAGATACACAGGAGGATAAACGATATGGGTAAGAAAACAATTGGTGAGAATGTGGTACGAATTTGTAAGTTATGCGGTAATAGATTTCATCCTAAGACTAACAGACAAATGTGTTGTATGGAAACTAAAAGTAAAATATGTCCTATATGTGGAAAGTCATTTGATTACATATGTACTACATCATCACCTCACAACACATGCAGTAAAGAGTGTGCTCAAAAATACGCTGCTATTCGACGTAAGCAAGAAGCAAGTAAGGAAACTAGAATCTGTAAATACTGTAGGAAGTTGTTTGTACCTAAATCAAAAAGGGACATCTATTGTTATAATACACATTATAAACAATGTAGAGTTTGTGGAAAGATGTTTGAAATAGATGTTAGAAAAGATCAAACTGTGCAGACATGTTCAGACGAATGTAGATATAAGCTTATGATACAATCTACAGACTACGATAAATCTCAAGCTACATTAAGAAAAACTATACATGATAAATATGGAGTAGAAAATACAGCTAACATTCCAGGTGTTAGAGAGAAAGCTCAACAAACATGTCAGGAAAGATATGGAAAATCATGGTATACACAGACAGATGAGTATAAGGAACGTGTCAAAGAAACTTCTAGAGACAAATACGGAGTAGATCATTTCTTGCAGTCTTCTCAGGTTATTGAAAAACGTAAAGAAACTTGTTTGGAAACTTATGGTGTGGATAATGTGTCTAAAAGTGTTGAAATTCAAAATAAAATGCATGAAACGTTTCAATCAAAATATGGTGTGGATAATATCAGTCAGCTCAATGTTGGAAACTTAGATGAATGGAAGAAGTTTGTTCAAAATCCTCGATCGTATATACTGAACACGTTTGATCACAAACCTACCGTAACTGAACTATCTGAATACTTTCAGACTTGTTTAACTTCTATATACAATAATTTAGATGTTAAAGCTAACACAGATATACTAGACAAGTCATTTTCTGTTATGGAAGAACAAGTTATTGCAGAGATTAAGAGGATTGACAATAGCATCAAGATTGAACGTAATAATCGTACAATTATCCATCCATATGAATTAGATATCTATTTACCAGATTACAGATTAGCTATAGAATGTGATCCAACAGCTACACATAATTCATCTGTAAGTGACCCGTGGGGTGGTCAAGCTAAATCTGCATCCTATCATATGAAAAAGTCTGAAGCGTGCAATCAGGAAGGTATAACTCTTCTTCATATATTTGGATATGATTGGAAGTATAGAAGAGATATCATAAACTCTATACTGCGAGTACATACACATAATGTTACCAATAAAATATATGCTAGAAAATGTGAAATTGTTGATGTTGATTATAAAGAATGTAAACAGTTTTTGGACTCTAATCATTTACAGGGGAATGTACCTAGTAAGGTTAGATTAGGGCTTAAGTATAATGATGAACTTGTATCTGTAATGACGTTTGGATCTACTAGATCTACTATTGGTAAGAAGGATGATGTATCCTGGGAGCTATTGAGATTTTGCAATAAACTTGATACTTCTGTAGTTGGTGGTGCTTCAAAGCTGTTTAAGTATTTTGTAAACCAGTACGAACCCCGGCGTATCGTTTCATTCTCAGACGTTGCACATACTAGTGGTAAACTTTATCCTATACTTGGCTTTAACTATCTGAGAACGTCAGATCCTGGCTATGTTTGGGTAGACACTAAAACTGATAAAGCTTATCACAGGATGAATGCACAGAAGCAAAATATCAAAAAGTTTTTGAAAGATGACAGTATTGATCTGTCTCAGTCAGAATCACAGATAATGGTTGCACATGGATTCGTTAAAGTATATGATTGTGGTAACTGTGTATGGGAATGGTTGCCAGATAACTGCTAGTTGATCCTTATATACATTGAGAATTTAGCATTGGAGGTTACTGAAATGAAACGAATTGTTTGCAGTTATTCAGATACAACATTAAGCAAGTTTAAAACTAAGATTCAGGAATTACAGGCTATTGCTAGTAAACTTTCTGAATCAAACAGTCAGGATGCTAAAACAGCTGAATGGTTTTCTCAGCATATTGATGATATGATTCAGGAGTATGCTAAAACACAGTATACGTCTGCGTCTGTTAAAGAATTTACAGGCAAGGATTATGTAAAAGCAAATTCAGATGATGACTGGCAGTCACAGCTTGATGAAAATGTGTTAACTAGACTAGCAGAATGCAGAAGCACTAAGCGTGATATTGTACCACTTACAAAAGCATTCTACCAATATTCACACAAAGTTCAGGAAAACAGCATGTCTAAAGAAGACTGTTTAATTTACATCCTCGAATGGGTACTTGATTGGAATGGTGGCCTTTGGGATTACACGAAGCAGGAATATGACAAATGGCTGAAAGCTATTTAATGCTTGAACCTTTTAATTAAGTGTAGACGTTTCATACTTAAAATCCTTTCTAAAATATGAAGTTTGTGATTGGACGAAACAGCCTCATATCTGATTAACAGATGTGGGGCTGTTTCTATGATCGTTATTATATACAAACAGTGAGGTGATAACATTGAAAGACAAGTATATATTCAAAGGGACTGCTACAGACAGTTATGATAAGAACTTAGGATATTATGAGCTTGCTACTTATGCAGATAGTCGAAAACGAGCTATAAATAATTTTAAGTATCAAATCAAGAAGATATTAGGATTAAATGCAGGCTACACTATCTATATTTCAGAATCTTGTGTACGTCTTGCGTATTCACCTGAACATAGCCATAATATTTGTCATATGATTGACGACTCCCTGCAAGATGCATTTACATCTGATATACAGAGATGTGAAATATGTGGAACACTTCTTACTGATTCTGGTAGATGTCCTAGATGCGATGACGGAGAAGAAGATTACTAAATCGTTATAGTATACAACAGATACATTTTATTACAAGAGAGGAGATTATATAATATGAAAAAAGCATTTATTGACTACACAACAGATCCAGCTACATACTACGATAAGAATGGTGATGTACTTGAGGAAGGTGTAGTCATTAAATATGTAAGCACAGGCGCTACACATGAACTTGTCAGAACGGAGGACGGAAATTTAGGATATGACGCTACTAATCCTGCATGGATCAAATGTGGTAAAGCTGCTCCATTTGAATATGGAGTCTATCCGCTTGAGGAATCTGAACTTGATGATGTAGAAATTGAAACTACGACTTTTAAAGATTATGGCGAACATGTATTCGATGAAACAGAGACAGACCTAGAGGGCGTTAGAGATATGGCTGAAGTATTTTTATTTCAGCCGGTCATCCTGAATAAGGATTTTCCATTCATTGTAACACACCCATTCTCCAATTCCACTATGATGCCTTATGGCGATAGCTTCATAGATATATCGGATGAGGCTAATGCAAATAAATGGCGTATTCAAATACTGAAGATCATCAGAGAATCTGGTCTATTTCATATTGTTAATATACTTATGAACAAACCATATCGTCTTCAGTTTTTGAAAGCTATAATGTCTATGACAAGCAAACGAGATTTTGGAACTTGTTTAAGGGACGCATGGATGTCAACAGAGAACATATCTATGCAGGCAGGTGTAGCAACAGACGATCTGATCCATATGTTTCAGTATGCTGACCCTACTACTCTCATGACTAAAGAGGAGTTTGAAACACTTGTATATTTCAAGAAGGTAAGTAGAATAACAGTTTACCGAGGAGTAACTGGATATAATAAAGCATCTCTACCAGACGCTATGTCGTATACAGACAATATTAAAGTAGCAGAATGGTTTGCTACCAGGTTTAACCAACCAGATGGTGAAGTTATCAAAAAGAAGATAGACACTGAATCCATACTTGCTTACTTCACAGGTAGAAATGAGTCTGAAGTAGTTATCAACCCTTATAACTAACCACCTTTATTTATTGTGAAAACCTGAAAATAAATAGATGGAGGTAATACTCATGGCTTATTCAATTAAAATCACTTACAAAGGTAAGCAGACTGATGTAGAACAGGTTGCTGCTTCTATTTGTCCAATTATGCTTCCAAATACCTCTTATGCTGATACTCCGGTATTCAAAGAAGGATACAAAGTAGATGCAGAGGCTAAAGATAAGAAGTATGGCAAATCTGTATACGCAACAAATGTTGAAGGATTCGGATCTATCGAAGCTCCGGAACCGTTCAAGACAACTTCCTTCCCATTCCCAGTACCGCTTGCTCAGTTCAAAGTAGCTGTTATCGCTGATAACAAAGATGAACAGGGTAACCCATATGTAGAATTCGATGTTGAAGACTACAAAGAGGCTATGTACTACAAAGAAGCAGGTGTTAAACTTGCTGATCAGGGATTCGAGGTTGCTGTAACAAAAAAATAGCAAATAGTGTATTGGTAGACACCTCAGCAGGTGAGACTGCATTGTATGACGCAATTGCTTCTGCACCTGCTGGAGCCTATCTGATCTTGCAGGGTGATGAAGAAAAAATCATGCAGGCTGCATTGCAACCTCCACAAAATTCAGATTTCACGTTGGATTTGAACGGACACACTTTGCTGTCTGTAGGTCCATTTGTAGGATCAGCAGGAACTGAAACAAATGCTTTCAGATTCCTGAAGGGTTCTAATATCACTATAAAGAATGGTACGCTTAAGTGTCAAGCACCTGGTGTAGCTATTTTAATACAGAATTTCGGAAACTTAACGCTAGACAACGTTAAACTGAAAGGAAAATCAACATACGCTTACATCCTCAGCAATAACTGCGGAGAAGTTCATCTTAAGAATGGTACAACCTTGCCGGGATCTCAAAGTCCGTCCGGTCAAGTATCATTTGATGCACATTATGGTCTCACATCTGAATGTGATGACGGTGTAGCTGTTTATGTCGATGATCCATCTGTAGTAGTATCTGGAAGAATTGAATATACTAAAGAAGATCGCATAACTGATGACACTCAATGGCATGATAATTGTCATATTTACATCCCAGTAGGTTATATAGGTGTATCAGCTCCAGAAGGATATCAATTCCAGTTAACAGCTGATGGTAAATATCAGGAATTAGTACATGCTTGATTTGAAGGATAGGGGGTAGAAAACATGACAATGCAAGAAATTGTAGATCAAGTTTCATTCTCCTTGGGTTTACCTTCAAATGAGAATGTCGAAAGTCAACAGATTGAAAAGGCAGTAGTGATCGCATTCCGAGAAGTGAAGCGATACATGAAAACGCCTAATCATAAAACGGTTCCATTTTCAACTAGGATTCGTCTTAAGGAAAATGGTATCATAACTCGAAATATTTTAACAGTAAAACCTTCTAGGCCTAGGATAGGTCTCACAATGAGTTCAATTGACAGTGGTAACGTATTCCAGATCGCAGCTGCTGTTAATACATCAAACATGATAGGTAACACGTCCGCCATAAATATTGATCCTATTGTAACAGAAATGGCAATGGCTCAGGTCAGAAACACGATCACAACCGATCTACAGTGGCAATATGATATTGACAATGATGTATTGTATGTAACTCACCGAGATCCAATGCCTCCTACAGTTACTATCACTTATGTGCCTGATTATCAAGATGTATCTGAAATTAAGAGTAATACTTATATAGATTATCTGATAAGACTCACCCTTGCACATATGAAAGTAAGTTTAGGACGTACAAGATCAAAGTACAAAGTAGAGGGATCTAACGTTTCACTTGACGGCGAGATATTACTAGACGAAGGTAATCAGGAGTTAAAAGAAATTCGAGAAGAATTGGAACAGAAAAAACCAAATCTGATAGTTCTAAATTAAGGAACTTCACAACCAACCTATCTTATAAATAGAAGTGAATATTCAAGGAGGATAATACTTATGTATATTAGTAGAAAGTCTAGCAGACCAATCAAAGCTAACGAAGAAGTTACAGTTCAGGATGAGGCTACTGATCTGTTATTTGAAGCTCAGGACGTTGCAGATCTTGTTGCAGAAGTAACAGGTGAGGACGTAGACGTAACAGCAGACGAAGATCAGGTAACATTTGCAGTTGGTGACGAAGAGTTCACAGTAACACCGGACGGTGACGAAGAGATTCTGGAATCTGTAAGAAGACCGTTCAAAGGTAAAAGATCTGTAGCTGCTTCAAGAAAAACTCCAGCAGGGAAACCTGTAAGACGCGTTGTTCGCAAATAATTAAATTTGGTCCATCGCTGGCACTGGTAAGGCATCAGTTATTGGTGTCATATCAGTGCCTCTTTTATTTTATATACTAGGAGGTACACAAATCAATGGCTAAGATTGAAAGCGGTAAGCTTATGGATACATTGCTACAAGGATTTAAGAGTGTTTGGCAGTCATTATGCAAAAGTTTAGAAGACATCGGGCTGGATGTTGAACAGTCTGAAATTAAAGAGGGTCATGGGGAGAAACTAACAGTTCACTTTGAAGATGTGGATGACTTAAGTATTCTGCTCTATCCTGTAGAAACAGAAGATGGAAAAATATCTGACGATGCTGTAAGGGTGCTTGCAGAGTATGCAGACGAGAAGAAAGATTTTGGAGATGTAAGTAATGATATTCAGGACGTAATCAACAAGGTAGATCCCTGGTTCAAAGATTTTACAGGAATATCTATATGGGATTACAAAGACAAGATTGACAAAGAAAAGTTAACAGCTTCCATGCAAATCAAACTCAATCGAATCTGTAGTGCAAAGGAAGATGTAGTCACACTTACAGGTATTCGTTGTAGTACAGATGCATCATTAGCTACTGACACTCTAAATGATGTACTTAATGACGACGAATTCATTTCAGCTGTCCCTGAAGGTGAAAGTTGTTACGAAGTATGCTGCAATCCAGATGGCAATCTTGACGTATGCGAAGTTGATAGCTTAGCTGAGTTTGATGGATATCATAATCCATATGTGTCTATGCTTATTCCATTATGGTGTAACGTGTTTGCACAGTATACCATTCAGCCAAATGCTAAAGGTGAAATGTTTGATAAACTTCGTCAGGAGTGTGAAAGAATCTCTTGGGATTGTAGATATCAAATCATAACATTATCTGAATGGGCAGTAGCTGAATATGGATTCGTACCATCTCCTGCAGAATTGTTAGCAGATTGTGATATATTACATGCAGACGTAAGCGGATACACGTATCAAACAGGTCTATCTATCTTGCAAGAGTCACAACAGACCATATATGATACCATGAATTTACATCTCATTGAATTGTCAGATGATAAACGTCTCATTGTAGCAGGATGGATGAATACTTATCTTAAAAATGCTACGTATGATATGGTTAGACCTCAGCTGGTTTAGTTTTGAAGTAGTGCATGTTTCAAACGATTCATGCACTATTTTTATGGCTAAAATCGTTAAAGTATACATAACTACACATGGTGTAATATTATTACGAATGAGGTGATATAATGAAAGTGTATCGAAATGATGCAGTAAGAATGACTGACAGTGCTACTATCTACAGATATATTCATGGCGGAAGAGGTGTAGTAGATTTGATAGCTCCCTCAGGGAACTTTCACACATACGCCTTTAGACGGCCACTGAATTCATCTGAATTTCCAGATGATATCATATTTGTATTTGCAGTACACGAAGATACTAAATTACTTTACATTGGTGTATTAGATGGTGATCAGTTTAGGCTTACACAGAATTCTCGATTTCTAGAAGACACAGACATCGTGAAAGGTGCTAAGTGGATTGTTAAAATGTCTAAAAATCCTAAATTTGCAGCAGAGTCTAAGATGGTGCTGAGGCACTTAGGAATGTGTGGCAGATGTGGCAGACACTTAACGGACGAAAAATGTCTTCAGATTGGATTTGGTAAGAAATGTCTTCAGAAAGAAACATGCTAACAGATTTAGAACTTTTCAACGATTTAGCAGATAGTTGTTATGATGGGAATCGGTTTGAAGCTTGCAGATGGGTCATTCAAGAATCAAGACGGAGGCTATATAACATAAATACAAGTTTACTCGAATCGCATTCGCTTACATGGGTCATAACTGGAAAGAAGCCGAAATTTCATGACGACTATCAAGCTAAATTACTTAGAAAATTCCAACGTGTAGAAGACTTATTGAACTACATAGAGGATCAAGAGATTGTGAAGTCAGTTCTGAAATCTTTAGGACTGAGTAAAAGCCTAAATCACCTTACATACTCATATCAAAATGCTATGAGTGAAGCTCAATGTACTCGAACTCGTATATTGACTAATATCTTATGGTATAATGAACAGGAGGATATGATATGAGTGATACAAAGAAAACTGAAGAAGTTAAAGATAAGGTAAAGGATACAAAGAAAACATCTCAAACTGCAAAAAAGGATGATGCAGACAAGAAAACTGCTGCTAAATCAACTGCAGCTACAAAAACAGCTGAAGCCAAGAAGGCAGAAACTAAAAAGACTGAGACCACTAAGAAGACTGAAGCAGCTAAGAAGGATGATAAAGTTGATAAAACTGAGGATAAAGCTGAACAGACGTCGAAGGGTGATACAGAGAATGCCAATAGCGAAGTAAAGGATGTAGATGTGTCTACACAGGAATCTGATACAGAAAAGCAAAAAGATACCGCCCCAGCATCTGATCCTGAAAAGAAGACATCAGATAAAGTTGATGATGCGTCTGAAACATTAGACCATGAGGATAAACATGATGAAGCTGACGTAGAAGCTAACGAAGAATCATCTGATGATAAATCACCTGAGGATAAATTACAACTTAGAACTGTCAGATTTCGTGGGTTTACACCTGTTTATATGCATCCGAATAAAAAGTCTGCCTCTGCTAACGTTCAAGGAATTGTGTATGTATCCGGCAAAACTATTGGTAATTTTGCAGAAATTCTTGCAGCCATTCCAGGACTTGGAAAGACTAAATGTTATGTAGAAAAGCAGAGAGTAGGTGTTAAGTAATCGTGGCGGCAGAAACAGGTATTCCAAAAATCATTCAGCTACTAACAGATTACGGCATATCAATAGTAATTGTAGGAGTGTTTTTATATTTCATCATTCGTCTACTTAATATAGGAATCGACTACATTGCTAGAAAAGTCAAAGAAACAAGTCATGATGAGGCTCTAAATATTAGAGACCAAGTAGGTATAGAAATCAATGATATTTTAAGCAAGTTACTTGAGGATTGTGACAGCGATCGAGTTCAGGTTATTGAATTTTCAAACTCAGTCATGTCTGTAGCATTCCTCCCATTTAGATACATGACATGCACATACGAAGTATATAAATTTGGAAAAGCTGGATTAGGTCATAGAATTGATCATATTTCAACTTCGTTGTTTGCTAAATTCTTTCAAAGCATGGAGCATTCAGAAGTATGCGCATATAGTATTGATCATAAAGAACCGGCAATGGGCGGAGCTATGTATGACATAATGAAAGAGGATGGCAGTCATCGAGCATTATGCTGCAAGCTCATATCAGATACAGGTAAATTTATTGGATATTTATCCATGATGAAGGATGACCCCTTTACGTCTGAAGAGTCTGATGCCATACAGGATGTAGCTTGCAAAGTATCTTCACTACTAGGAGTGTTAGATAAATAGGAGATATTAAATGGATGAGTAAGCAATATAACACATATCGTAATACAAAACGTATTTTGAGACTTGCAGCTAGATGCATACTTGGTGTTCTAATTATTGGTGCAGTAATTGCATCAATATATTTAGCTGTCTACAGCGTAAGCTGCCATAGACATTCCAAGTATGCAGACGCTCATGAAGTAGAAGAAACTATGGAAGCTGACCCAATTACAATACATATTGATAGTGATGGTCATGATATTACAAGTAAAGTTGAATCAGGCAACTATCAAAGAATCGAAGTAAGCGACTTAGATATGTATATATTGAGTGGGTCACTTAGAACACTCGCACCAAATCAACCATTGGAATGTAAGAAAGCTGTTATATGTGTAATATTAAACAGAATGAAATATTACAAGTGTACACTTGAGGAAATCATGCAGCAACCAGGTCAGTTTGATGATACAGAACAATGGTATTATGGATCTGCTTGTCAAGAGGATACAGAAGCTGTTGAAGCAGCTATTTCCGACTATACAATACCTACAACTATTTTCTATTACAGCTTAAATGATTATCCTCAATGGAAAGGCACAGAACCTTGGAGAAAAATTGGGGACTACTATTTCAGTGTATCTACAAAAGTATTTGAGTCATATAATTGCTCAGCCAACGAAATGGTGATAACTCAGTTCAAACTGTAATAACCATACAATGAAGGCCAACAATCCAATTACGTCATATCGAGGCGATCTCGAGGCGATATACACAATATACATAGACGATACATCGTTAAGATTATCGTCTATTTTTTATAGTTAAAAATCGTTACACTATATGAAATAATACTCTAATACACACGAGGTGAAATTTTATGAAACAAATATACATCCATAGAGGGCATGATCAATTCTACCCAGAAGGTTTAGTAGCTCCTCGTTACATGGTAAACAAATCATTGAAACCCGAATGCGCGCTATTTGCATGTAAACGTGAAACAGACGACTGGATTAAATGGTGTAAATCTGAAAATTATGGGACTCCTGAAGGTTGGAAACCACATTTCTTATTCACGCTATCAGATGACGCTAAATTGTTGATAGTCGACAGTATTGATAAATACAGAAAACTTTATTCTCAGTATGTAGAAGATGTACCTTATGGAATTATGTATAACTGGACAGATATAAGAAACGACTACGATGCTGTCTATATTGACCTGTCAGCTGACTACAGACTTATTTCCAAGTTTCCATTGTATGATGTTGACCAACTCATTGTATTTAATCCAAATGTAGTGGAAGTTATTAAGGATGAGTCTTTATGATTTTGATACGTCAAAATGGAGATAAATATGAAGTCAGATTCAAGTACGACGATCATATTGTCTTTCTGATTAAACAGTGCCCTTCAAAATGCTGGGTACCTGAAGGTAAATTCTGGGAGATTGATTTAGATAAGTTAGGATTTTTCTTAAACTTGCTCAAAGGGACACCTTATGAGCATGAAGTTCAAATAGTGTCAAGTGAAAACATTGGTAAGGACGAACAGTTACCGGCTGCTGTAATCCCAGATATCGAACTTAAAGAGGACGAGTTCTTAGTGAAATCTGGATACAAATTATATAGTCATCAAAAAGATTTTCTTAAGTTTGCTATACATAGGGAGCATAATGGACTTATGTCAGGATTCATCGATGCAGATGACATGGGTTTAGGAAAAACTTTAGAATCTATCAATATTGCACATTACAACAGAATTCACTATGGATTCAAACGATGTCTTATCTTATGCTGTATCAATATATCTAAATACAACTGGCAGAATGACATTGAAGATCATTCCAACGGTTTGTATTCAGGATACATACTTGGAAGTCGTCTCAATACTAGAGGCAAAAACAAAGGAAAGCTTAAATCTGAAATTATGTCAGATGATAAATTACATGATCTAGAAACCTTGACAGCTTGGGGTACAGATGAAGAGTTACCATATTTCATCATTACTAACGTAGAGTCACTGAGATTTAAACGTGGTAAACATTTTCTTATTGCAGAGAAAATTTCTGAGCTTATTAGTACAGGCGAACTAAGTATGGTAGTTATTGATGAAGCACATAAGAATTTATCTCCGTCATCCAACCAAGGAAAACAGCTGCTTAAAATTAAGAAAAAGACAGAATCTAAATGTATGTGGATTCCTACAACAGGTACCCCTATTGTTAACAGCCCGCTTGACTGTTATGTACCACTTAGATTGATAGACGCAACAGGTGTTCCTACATTTTACCAATGGTCTCAAGAATTTTGCATATATGGAGGATTTGGAGGTAAAGAGGTAGTTGGATATAAAAATATGCATCGACTTAAACGAATGATGCAAAACAATCTTATACGACGACTTAAAGAAGACGTACTTGACTTGCCTCCTAAAATTCAAATTACTGAATATATTGAAAATACCAAGTATCAGCAAAAGCTGTATGATGAAGTAGCCGAAGGTATTATGTCAAGAAGAGATGACATAGTAGCTTCGCTAAACCCACTTTCGCAATTTCTTAGACTACGACAGGTTAATGGATCACCAGAGTTATTGGACGAGAGTCTTAAACTTGACGATGATTACCTGAGCAAAAATGCTAAGTTAGTACGTCTTATTGAATTAGTAGACGAAATTGTTGAAAGAGGAGAGAAAGTTATTGTATACAGTAATTGGGTAGAACCTCTGCGAACTATATATCACTTTCTAAAAAAGCGATATGGTACATGTGTGTATACAGGTACAATGTCAGAAAAAGATAGAACACATCAGAAAGATATATTTCAGCATAATCCTAATGCTAAAGTAATGATTGGTACCGTAACTGCTATGGGGACTGCTTTAACACTTACATGTGCTAACAATGTTATATTTTATGATTGTCCTTGGACAATGGCAGATTTTAATCAAGCATGTGACCGTGTACATCGAATATCAACTACTAAGACCGTTACAGTATACAAACTTATCACTAAGTCTACAGTAGATGAACGTGCAGATAACATTCTGTTTCGTAAAAAAGGTATTGCAGGATTCCTTGTTGATAACATTGATATTCATAACAGTCCTGAACTTTTTGATTTACTGCTTTCAGATACAGCAAAGTGATGAGTAGAATCCTTAAATACTATAGAATCAGTGATTACTAATATACTGGAGGTAATATAATGAAGATTATAAGATGTGCAAGACCTGTTGCTGACGTAAGACGTGAACTCGAACAGGTTGACAATGACATTCGTACTAAAAAAGCTCAGTACGATGAAGAAGCCAATAAATGGCGTGACGCTATATACGAAGTAGCAAACAGTATCAAAGAAGAAATTGCCGAAGATATAGGCGAGGTGTCAATTCCGCTTGAAATCAATGTAAAACCTGGATTCATGTCAAATGGATATGAAGTAACTATTAGAAACAGTGATAACCCACAGGACGATCAGGCACTTAACTGGAATTGGAATGCTTCCATTGATAAACAGGGAGAAGTTAAAAAAGAATCTGGATCTTGGTCAGGTCTTACAGCTATTTCGGCTGAGAACATTGACAACTTAAAAGAGTCGGTAAGAGTTCTTGAAATTCTCAATAATATGGATTTCAGCAAGATTCTTAGCAGAACTATGCCGAAATCTTCCGACTATATCATGCATGAATATCCTACGAAGGATGATATGCAGCGTAAGGATGAGTTAACCACAGAGCTGTTTGAGTCTGAGATGAACGAAGTCATGGAAAACGGGGATTGGATCAAGCTGGAAGACGGCCTAGGTAAATACTACCGTAGAGATGCTTACATTCGTATATTGAGCGAGTCTCCTAAGATGTACAAAGTAGCAGAGGAGTTTGGAAGCAGAATTTCTCCAGAATCTGCCGGATACGATTACAATATCCGTAAAGAAAAACTGAAATCTATCATCCAGAAACCTTTAGAGATTTTGGAGGTGTAATTCATGAAACGATTATCAAAAGTAACAGCTGCTGCTGATAATACGGAAGATACTCGTGTAGCCGATAAACTTAAGCAACTTTCAGATGACTTCGATTATATCCAGAGTGGTATAGAAAAGATGAATCGTGCGTCAGACGAGTTTGCTGTTAATGATATTCTTGCAATTCTAGATGAGTTAGATGCAGGAATTCAGAACACTATCGAAACAATTGCAAATAAACTTGCAGAATAGTCGGAGGTAAATATATTATGGCAATGAAAATTATAAAAGCTTCACGCGGTACACATGAAGACATGCTTGAAGCATTTCAGAACAGATTAGAAGATTTAGGTGTAGATGCTAGCACAGATATCTATGCAGCTATAGACACATGCGATGTAACTGCAGAAGATCTTGCAGATATACTGAACGAGCATGGATACTATGCTGATATTTCTATTCCAGAAGTACGCGAATATCTTACAAGTGCAGCAGAACTTGCAAGCACGTACGCTGACAATAAAGATGATTGTTGCGAAGAATGGTATCGAGGTACAGTAGCTAACTTTCCAAAAGATCTTGAATGGCTTGCAGATCCTGAGGAATCCTCAGAACCTGTTTACGTGTAGGTAGGTGTTATTATGAAACGGGTAAGAATATCAAGTAGCAGTTCTATGAGTCCTGTAATTTTAGACTATATTTTCAAAGAAAATGCTAAGGAAGTTTTTCTTGACGATAAGAGAGCGTGTGCAAAAGTATCTGATAAATTCTATACTTACCTTCGTCGTGTTCTACATGATGTATCACGGAGTGAGGAGATGTCGATTACAAATGTACGTCGATTATCTAATACAGCTTATGATTGCCAGTTTGATGCACATGTAGTTTTTGACTGTGTAGATCGTTCGTATGACGTGTACCAAAGTATTCGATATAATACAAAATCCGGTGCATGTCAATTTGTAGGTAATATCGAATCTAAAGAAGTTTAGTAGGTGACAAAAATGGGAGAAACACTCGGTAAGAAAGCAGAAGACAAGATACGTGATTGGCTAAACAAACCTGAACTTGGATATTCATTTGATAGAATACCTGATCAGATGAACGGACAATACGGATCTAAAAATATCTGTGATTTCACCTGTTACAAATTTCCGTACATGTATTATATTGAAAGCAAATCTACATACGAAGATAGATTTGATTTTAGTATGATAACAGATTACCAGTATGAAAAGTTACTAAGTAAATCTCAGATTGCAGGAGTACGATCTTATGTCATTGTATTATTTGCAACATACCAACAAGCTTTCATACTTAATATACAGACTATTGATACTATCATTAAATCAGGTAAGAAATCTATCAATATAAAGAAGAAGTTAAAATGGGAATTTCCATACTACGAAATTCCTACAATACCTTCTAGAAAACAGTTGTTAGACTATACAGGAGATTTACCTGAAGAAGTTTAGGAGGATTTCATCTATGAAAAGAATTCTTGCAAACAAGCGAGACGAAGATCTAGAATTCATGATGGATTATCTAGATGATTATCTATACAAAGCTGGATACAGTGTAGGAGAAGGTAAGCTGGAAGAAATGGAGCTCAAATGCGACCAGGATGAGGAGTTCATGCCTAAAGTAACATTATTCTGTAAAGAACAGGAAGACGGTGGGTACATGATCAATTTCAAATTTGAGTATCCAACACTTGATACAACAGATGATACATTCCAAGATCATCTGGAATATGTTACACAAAGATGGCATGACTCTGCAAGATACTTTACATCTCTCATTGGTACAGTTGTAAATCCTGCGGATTACAGAGACGAGTAAGAATACACCTTAGATAATAATTGGTAACACGAAAACATAACTATTTAAACGAGGTGAATAAATCATGATAGATATTGGTGGAATTACTTCTTATGTGTCTATTGTAATTATCTGCTACCTGATTGGTGCAGGATGCAAAGCTTGTAAGAAGATCAAAAACAACGACATTATCCCTATTATTTGTGGTGTAGCTGGTGGAATCCTGGGAGTTGTAGCTTATGTCTGCAAAGTACCTACATTCCCTGCTCAGGATTTACTTATGGCAGTTGCAATTGGTATAATCAGCGGATTAAGTGCAACAGGTGTAAAAGAGCTTACAAAATTATTCTCAGCAAGCTCTTCTGATTCAGTCACGCCCAAATAATATAATTGTAGAACGACAGTTTTTGTCATTGTGATGCAGTCGTTGCTGCTGTGTCGCCACCTTTCTTAAATAGCCTTACATTGTTCACTGCCATTCAATGTAAGGCATTTTTATGTAAAAATATTAAAATCGTTAGTATACATACATATACATCTACATATGTAATACTATAACTTATAAATACAGGAGGTACAAAATGAAATTTAGTAGAATAGCAAACGGAGTAGTAAAAGCTTGTGATGATAACAATATGATGTTATTTGCATGTGATGATATTAGTTTACCTACTATGCACCCGGAAGCTGCTGAACAGTTTAAAGCTTGGCTGACATCAAACTCTGTGGTAGGAGAACCTGTTAAACTGTCTCAAAATTTACTTACACTTAAGGAAATTTATGATACAACACTCTTAGCTATTTTAAATGCTAAGTATGGTGAAGAGGTAGGTGTAAAATATCATCAACGGTGTATGAAATGGTTAGATTCAACAGACTTCTTTGAAGCACCTGCATCTACAGCTTTCCACGGATCGTATCCAGGTGGTCTTGTTGAACATTCTTTGCAAGTATACAATGAGATATGTGAACTTAAAGCTATTCCGAAATTTCAGTCAGTTGATATTGCAAGTGCGTGTCTGTTAGCACTTATCCATGATTGGTGCAAAATTGAACTGTATGAGAGCTACAACAGGAATGTCAAAGATGAAGAAACTGGAAAATGGACTCAGGTTAAATGTTATAAGCGTGGAAAGCCTGCTTTTCCATTTGGTCATGGTACAGCATCAATGTTTTTAGCTCAAAGATTCTTTAAACTGAATCAAGAAGAATGCTTAGCTATTCAGTGGCATATGGGACCATGGTATGCTCATGAAGCTGATCACAACGATTTACAAGCTAGTAATGAAACCTATCCTCTGGTACATATGTTACAGTTTGCAGATCAGCTTAGCTTAGTAAATTACTAATAGTTGTCTTACAACAGGAGATGAAATAAATGTCTAACGTATTACCTGAAAAAGAATGTGAAATCTGCGGAAAATGGTTTCAGCCTAATAGAAGTAATCAGAAGTATTGCGAGGATTGTAGGAAATATTCATCTAGGAAACGCGATAGAATGAATAGAAACATTGAACATAGCATAAGAATGCGAGGTACAGGTCAAGCACCTGTTAAATATGAATGCGAATGCATACAATGCGGGAAGGAATTCACAGCTTGGAGTCACCCTAAAGACTTCTGCAGTAATCATTGTGCTTCTCAGTATAGGATTGAACATACTAAGTGTGCACAATGTGGAAAACCAATGATTGACACTAATGATCAAAGAGATGTATTAGGCCATAAGTGGTTTTGTTCAGATGAATGTAAACATGCACATAGATGGCAGGTAGCTAAAGCTAAAGGACTTGTTAAAACCTGTCCGCAATGTCATAAGGAGTTCATTGGTAATAATAAATACTGTTCTGAAGGTTGCTATAGAGCATATATAAAAGAACATGGTGTTCAGCATAAACCAATACCTACTGTTCGAGCAGCATGTGCAATATGTGGTAAGTTATTTAACTGTAAAATAAATCAGCTAGCTTTACCTGTATGTTCAAAAGAATGTCGCAATAAATATCTTCAATCTAATAAGGAATTTCGTGAGCAGTATATAGCGGAGCAGCAAGCAGCTGAAGAAGCTAAGAGACAACAGGCACATGAAAAATACGTTGAAGAAAATGGATTATGCAGTATATGCAAAACACATTACAAAGATTGTGAACGAATGTCATCTAACTTCAGGATAAAACCTAAAGGAGCAATGTACAAAAACTCTAAAATTGTATCATGCCCTAAATTTACAGAATAGGAGAACTAACATGGATGGAGTACTTATTACAACAACAAAAACTGGAAAACGTGATATTACTTACATACAAAACATACAGGACATAAAATACGTTGATCTGAATACTTTGAAAATAACTTATGACGGAAAAGATGATATTATCCATATAAATCAATACAACTCATTTGAACTTAAAGATCGTGCCATATAGCAACCTTATACCTCCTTATCACCTTGATTGTATTATGTATACAACACTGTAGTAAGGAGGTTTAATTATGAAGATAGTACGACATGATTCATCTGCTATCAACGCTTCTAAGTACATTCGTGCGGATGAATTCAATGATGACAGTGAATATGAAGATTTCGATGACACAGACATCGCAGATGATATTGACGATCTTGCAAGTGACATTTCCGATATCCAAGATAATATTGAAGGAATTGACGAAGATGACCCAAACATCGAAATTGATAACAACATTGAAGGAAAATACATTGCGGAATGCGACAGATGCGGTGGCATTTTCATATCTGCAATCCCTCAATCAGATTTAGATGTTGATCATATACATGGTGTATGTCCATTATGCGAGCATGAAACAGATCAATATCTGAATTGGGTAGTTACGAAGGTGGATAGAACGTGATAGCAAATGAACTAACTAAGGACAAACTATATGTATGTCCGTGTTGTGGTAAAACATTCGTAAAACCTGTTGCGTCTATTTATAAATGTCGTGTCCAAGGATCTAAAAACAAAGAAGTATTCTTATGTTCTTGGTCATGCTATAGAACTTATGGAGGTAATAAATGAAAATTTCAAGAATTTGTTCTGCATCATCTGTTAGCACACGTGATAACTTTATGCAGACACTTAATCATGAAGTTGAGCAGACTGGCATACAATTTCTAATTGATAGCGGCTGGGATGACTCAACAGCTAGAGACTACTTCTCTTGTAGAACATCTTATAAAGAAGATTCTAATATGATTGAAGTATCTGTAGGTGCAGAGTTAGACTTTGATGAACTTATGGAGCTTGCAGAAACACTTAATACTGTTATTGAAAAGTATGATGAAAATGCTTACTTTGATGCAGAAGATGCAGGAAGACTTAGCGCATATTTGGAAGTACCTCAAGCTATTGAAATGTCTGTAGTAACTGGAGCTGAAAATGATTTTGAGATCACACATGTTGATCAGGAATACGATTCAGCTGCAACATCTATCAATTCCAAAAAACTTCCAGCTATTTACAACCTAGTAGAATTTCATCCAGGTGAACTTGCACTGGATTATGACGGAGGTAAGTTTGACAATGCTGTAAACTACTTGAAAGATAAAGATGTAACTCTTCTTGTATATGATCCGTACAATCGTACAGATGAACACAACAAAGAGGTACTTAGCATAATTAGAGATAACAGAGGCGTTGACGTGGCTGTATGTTCTAATGTACTTAACGTTATCAAAGAGCCGGAAGCTCGTATCAATGTACTTCAAAATATCAAACGTCTTGTTAAACCTCAGGGTGACGTATACATCACTGTATATGAAGGAACAGGAAATGGTAATGAAGGACCTACAAAATCTGGATACCAGCTTAATAGAAAAACTGTTGGATATATGGAAGAAGTTCAATCGGTATTTCCAAACGCAGAACGCCACGGCAAGCTTATTCATGCAACCAATACAGGAAGCTCCGTTGAATCTGCTACAACTGTAGAAGCGTCAGCTAATATGACAGAATATTGGTATGACCGAAAGCGAGGATATTCCATTCATTACACCAAAATTGACAGCAGCCCAGAAGCCAATCCGATGAAAATGCTCAAAGATTTCCGAGCACAGATCACTAAAACATCTCCTTATGATGATGCAGAATACTATTGGGCTCAACTAGCTGATGGTGTTATCTCTATCATTTATGAAGGACATGTTAAAGATAAAGCCTATTACTTCTCTGCTGAAGATATGGACTGTGAAAATGAGGAGTGGGTTGACATTGTATGCCAGAATGCTATGGACATACTTGATAAATACAACAAGAATATCAGCAAGAAAATGATTTACAATTCGGAGGATATCATGGGATATTACGATAACATAGAACCGCCACTGGATCCACCGGACGATCCAGATTACGTTGAAAAAGATGACTATCAGGACGAAATTGATTTCGAGTTTGATACAAACATCTTTGTAGCTGCAAATGGTAACTACGATGTAGACGATGACAGCAAGGTATTCATAGATCAGGGTGAATATGAAAAGTTCCAGTCATATTACTCAGATGAGTTTGGTGAAGTTTATCTATGTGATACAGGTGATTGCGTCACTAATCTTCTTGATAAGATTGAAACACTTATACCTGCACAGCGTGGAATGTATCACATACATGGATACATCACATTTGTTTACGATGTAGACGGTGTTATCGCATATCCGCATAAGGGACATTCTGAAGATGATTATTATGAAGATGTTGACACTTCAGGTGCACATGCAACTTACAACGAAGAGGAGACAGAAGTTAGAGACTTCACCATTCAGCCTCTTCCACATCAAAGAGTTCAAAAGAAGTAAATTATTACGAAATTATTAAATAACAGACTAGAACGGTTCAGATATTGACTTCTGAACCGTTTTATTATATAATATATGTATAACAAATAAATCGTTAAAGTAATTGGAGGTACAAAAGATGATGAAGAAAATTAAAAACATGGTAACAGGTATTAAACGTGCATATGACGAGGGACTTGTCAATCAGATTCGACTTGCAACTTCGCTGATATGCAAACTTACATGTTTAGTTACACTTTACTGCACATGTAGTTCATATGATAACGGTAACATTCCCGTATGCATTGTATGCGGAATAGTATCAGGTGTATTACTCATGATCGACTGGGCAGTCGTAAATCCAGGTATCTATTTGCTTGTTCCATATATTATTGTAGCCTCTTGGGTAGTATTTTCACATAATCATAACTTGAAGAGATCTTCAAAAGGTATTCGTAGAGAATATGTTCTTCTTTACAAAGAATGCGAAGGAATTCTTGATTGGTTAGATGAACTGTATTACAGATGGCAGAATTCAGAAATTGTGACAAAATACAAACTCTATTAAATTACATAGGAAGGAGTAAGATATGAAACTCAACGAAGAACAGAGAAAAGCAGTATATTGCGATGCAGATAAAATTGTATGCATTGCAGGTGCAGGATCTGGTAAAACATTTTCTCTCATAGAACGTGTTAAACGACTTGTAGATGATGGAGCAGATCCATCATCTATATTGGTCCTGACGTTCACAAAAGCTGCTGCATTTGAAATGGATCAACGATACAGAAAAAGGATGGAAGGTAATACACAAGCTATACCAGAATTCAAAACTTTCCATGCTTTCTGTTATGGACTCATTACACATGATAGAGACGTGCTCAAAGCTATAGGATATACACGAGTACCGTCTATCATCCGTAAAGATGTAGAAAAATCAGCTAAATACAAAGCTATTCAGCAATTAGGCATCAAGTTATCTAAAAAGAAACTTTCAGGTGACGAACCTCTTACACCTAAGGAACAATATGAGTACAATGTGTATAAAAAAGCTGTTGACGCGGAAATCCGGAAACAGAATCAGATTTCGTTTGATACATTGTTTACTTCTATATGCGACTTGTTTACAAATAATGATCAGTCTATTATTAAATACAAAGATAAATACAAATACGTTATTGTAGACGAATTTCAGGATACAGATAAAATGCAATGGCAGTTTGTGCAGAGTTTGCCGTTTGCTAAACTATTTGTAGTTGGAGACGCATTGCAGAACTTATATTCATTCAGAGGGACTACAGCAGATATCATCAAAGGCTTATCAGAAGATCCGGAATGGGTGCAGATATATTTATCTAATAACTACAGATCCGGTGAAGCAATTGTAGATTATGCAAACGAAAATACATCATATGCTAAAGGTAAATCTTACCGGAATATTATGAACAGTATTCTACCTGGTGGGAAAGTTACCGAATATGAACTTATGCGACGTAAACCTTACGGTGCAAGCCTTCAGTACGATGAAGAAGAGTGGCTAGATAAGTTCATATATAACATTAACATGGGAAATAATCCAGGACAATATGCAATGTTATGCAAGACAAACCGAGAAGTTTCATACATTTCAGATTACTTTAAACGTAAAGGCATTGAAGTATCTTCATCTGTATCAAGTACCGAGGAAGTTGAAATGTATTTACAAGCAGTAGATGATACCGAATTCTTAATTGACTGGACATCGTCCTTACTGCCAGCTGAAAAATATGCAGATTGGATTCGTATTTCTCAATCTAACAAAAATTCTACCATGACTACAGAAGAGTACTACAAGATCATATCTTCATTTCCAGCAGTTAAGTATCGAGTAGACACTGTAATTGAAATCAGGCGTGTTTGGAATGATAAAACATTAAGCATTGGAAAACGTATCTGCAAAGTGTGCAAGCTTGTCGGAATCGAGCATCCTGATCTCAACGCTATTGCAGAGTATCTGAGTGACAAGAAACATTCCATCAGAGAAGCTATACTTGAGGAATCTAAAAAAGCTTCTGAAAATTCGATTTATGTAGGTACTATTCATTCCGTAAAGGGTTTGGAATTTGACAACGTAGTTCTGTTCGGAGTCAATGACTCTGCATTTAAACTTGAGGACGAAGATGCTTATAATCTGTTTTACGTAGGTATTACAAGAGCGAAGAAGCATCTTATCGTATTTAGATATTATGAATGATTATGAAATGGAACGTAAACTGAAAGAGAATGAACGACTTGTTCATTATATACTCGGTAAATATTATCCGGCTGTACAGCATGATGAAGACGTTATACAATCAGGTATGATAGGATTATGGATAGCCCTTACAAAGTTTGATGAATCTAAGGGCTATCAATTCAGTACGTATGCAACGAGAATCATCCGTAATCAAATCGGATTGTATTTTCGACGCTACAACAGACAGCATAGAATACCAACTAGCAGTATATATGAACCAATAACATCATCTAAACAACATGGGGATGATAAACTTACAGTTATAGATTCAGTAGCTGACACCTTCACAGTTGAAGATCAAGTGCTATCTAATACAGTCTTCGCAGAAGCTATTGAGAAACTAGTATGTAACGAACGAGATAGGAATATCTTGAAACTGTATTACAACGGATTTTCTCAAACACAAATAGCTGAAATTGTAAAGTTATCTCAAGCTCAAGTATGCAGAGTACTGTTGAATTTGAAACATCAGTTAACCCAGGAGGATACAAACAATGTTAACAAGAAAAGAAACAAATGAACGGACAGAGGATATACTTAAATGTATATCCTCACATCTTTCGTCTCGTACAGCTTTAAGAAAACATGAGTATGTTTGTAAAATTTTAGATAACTACATGCTACTGGAACCTTCTGACGTAGAAGTATTTCCTGATAGATTTCACAAGCGTGCGGGCGATAAGATGAATGTACTGTATCATGTACTTCATACACATTTTGCTGACTGTTTACCTGAAAACTTAGCAGATGGCCGACATGATACTTACATCCACATTAAACCAGGTGTACTAACGCCAGGTTGCTACACATATAAGTTGTCAGTTACAGGTAACCGGAGACGCTGGATAAGATCGTTATAAAACACGAAAATATACATAATAGGAGGAATACAAATGAATATCAAATCCGTTGAAATTAGAGGTATGCACAATGTAGAACATAAAACATATGATTTACATGATGTTAACTATATTTACGGACCTAACGGTTGCGGTAAATCTACCATACTTCAAGCTATTCAGCTGGGTCTTTTAGGATACATTCCAGGATATTCTAAAAAGAACAGTGATATCATGAAACATGCAAATGGCCCAGTGATGACAGTCAAATTAGTATTTGACAACGGCATGTCCATCGAAAGATCATGGATTCGTAACAAGTCAACAGTTACGGCAAATGTAGTAGCTAATCCAGAAGACTTAGATCTTGACATGTTCCTTACAGATTTAACAATGCCGATTTTTAAATTTGATGAATTCTTGAGTTTGTCAAGTAACAAACAGAAAGAATGGTTCTTGCAGCACATGAAAACCGATGACGCTGCTATTGACTGGGTCAAAGAAATCCATGAAGCTGTGCAGGATCAGATTTTTGATACAAGTGAATTTGAAAAAGAGATTCTCGAAGAAATTCAGTCAGTTGAAAAAACCTGGAAAGATGTATCCGGAATTGAATTATGTAAGCAGATCAATGCACATATCAAAGATATCATCAGTTTAAAGAAAGGATCTATTCAGTCTCTTACAAACACATTGCAGTCATTAGTTAAGTATGATGACTCAATGGCAATAGATGAGAAATCTGTAACATTTCAGATCAGCTGCTTAGAGAAGCGTAAATCTGAGACTAATATAGCTAAACGAGAAGCGGAAGTTTATGCAAAAAACAAAGTTACTTTAGACCAGTATACATCGGCTTACCCTGAAACTACTTCAGGAGAAGACAAAAGATATGTAAAAGCTTCTGAAACCATCGAAAAATCTGCTGAGGAGATTAAAGTATTATCTCAACAGATGGCAGAAAATGACGAAAAGAAGTCTAAGCTTCAATCTCAAGTTGACAGCTTACAGCTTAATATCGCTGAAACTAAAAAAGAGCAGTCTCAATACGCAAGTTTGAACAAGTGTTCTAACACATGTCCATTTACAGGTAAAACGTGTGAGGATGTTCTTCCTGAAATTGAAAAAGCTAAAAAGCTCTATCAGAAGTGTCAGGATAAGATTGACAAGCTGCAGAAGGAGATTGACAAGCTTAAATCTCAGATCAATAAGCTTGCAGAAAAACATGTAGCATTTACAAATGCAATCAATGAACACAATCATGTAATCCAGCAAAATGAATCTGTCCAAACACAGTTGACAAAGGGGTACGAGTTTAAACAGCAGTTAGTAGCAGCTATCGGAAACGAACCATTGAAATCTACAGAAGACTGCGAAACAGAATTAACTAATATCAATGAAGAGCTGGCAAAACAGCGAAATATTCTTATAGAAGTCAAGGCTAATAAGCAGTACAATGAATTGTTTGAAAAAATCAACAATGATAAGATTCAGGAAGAATTTTATCTTACTTGCTTAAAAGCTTGGAAAACTCTTACAGATGTAAATGGATTGCAGAGTACACTTGCAGCTAAACCATTTGAATCTCTTGCAGCTAACTTGACATCTTATGTGAAAGCTGTATTTGGTGAAAATACAGTAGCATACTTCAATGTATCTAGTCAAGCAAACTCGTTTGATTTTGGACTGAAACGTGGTGACAAAATTGTATACTTCAATACATTATCATCTGGTGAGCAGTGTTTATACATGTTTGCTTTCATGGTATGCTTATTATTTGGAGATGAACATCCTGCATTACCTATTATTCTACTCGATGATGTATTTGATCATCTCGATAATAATAATGTGGAAGCTATTTTAAATGCTATCAATCTCGCCGGATACGAAGGTGTACAGTTTGTGTTCGCAGGATTCAATCCTATCAACGAGCGATACAGCAGTTATGTCATTGAACCTTAAGAGGTGATAACATGCAATTAGCAAGTTTAAGGTGTATGGATTATAAAGGAAGAATAACAATTCCTAAAGATATTTTAGCACTGGCTGGTATTGAACCAGCTGGTGCAATTTTCAAAGTTATTTTGTCAGATGACAATACTATAGTACTTGAACAATGTAACAAAGATATTGACAAAACACGCTTAACATAATATAATCGTTAACATGTATAGAAAGGTGATAATATGAAACGATTAAAGAGAATTGAGTGTTCATCACAGTCCAAAGGTATTTTTTTGGTACACAGATGACGGGCTGTTAGCATTCCCATATGATCCTAATGATCATGCTAGTGGACTATCTAAAAACGGATTGACATACACACATAAGAAGTTATGGCCTGAAATTGCAGGAAAGTACAGGAAACATCCGTATAACTATTTTCCTAGAGGTCGTGTAGAATTTGACAACAAAGGTAGATCTGTTGTTTATATGAATCCAAATATCCCAGAGTCTGTTATAGCAGATATCAGAAAAGAATTCGGTATTCGAGATGAAGTTATTAAATACGATAATAGTAATCATTATAAATGCTATTTAGATGACGGATGGTCACCAGATCGCTAATTTTGATTTCACATATCTAGAAATACTTACAAATATGATAATAGCATCGTTAATATATCACGTATTAGGGCCTTTAGCTCAGTAGGTTAGAGCATTCGCCTCATAAGCGACAGGTCGCGGGTTCGAGTCCCTCAGGGCCCATGCAGAGATAGTTGACTTTGGAAGTTTCAAACGACTCTTACAACGGTAGTAAACTTTCAACTTCGGTAGATTAGCTTAATGGTTAAAGCTCCTTAAAGGTTAAGGCGTGACGAATAGAAAAGCAGTAGGTCGCTGTAATAAATAAGTCAGCTTTGCAAGTGATAAATGAGTTGACCACATATTGTCGTTGCAAGGTATTGTAGTTCGAATCTACAATCTACCATTATCATCTATATACTTACAGATGACGAAATTAGAAGCGATTCTAAAAATTAGTAATCGTTATATATTGTATCAGAAATGATACAATAACTGATGGGCTGTCGCCAAGAGGTAAGGCAAAGGACTTTGACTCCTTCATTCGCGGGTTCGAATCCCGCCAGCCTAGTTTACCGTTTAGGTGAAAGTTTTAGCTTTGAAGATGAGTAACCAAAAACTTAATCTACATCAAAGCGTAATGTAGATCGGCATATGAAGTTTACAATAGGCCCAGGGGCACGGTTTGAGTATGCTAGATGGTATAACTGAATAGTTATGACCTCGATATCACTCATAGCTAAACAGTATATCATTGAAACTGACGTTAAGGTTGAAACCATGTATGATTCCGGAATAGGCGTCAGGATAATAAACAATTTAATCATACACGTGGGGATGGTATTAGCTCATTACCTGTTAGTGGACGTTCTAGATATGCCACAATGAGCTGTTTGCTGATATGGTGGAATGGCAGACACGATAGATTTAGGATCTATTGCTTAACAGCGTGCAGGTTCGACTCCTGTTATCAGCACTGGCAGACGAAATGGCTAGTCGCCTGCCACCTTTCAATAATTACAGTTACAAGTACGAACAAGATACCTGTTAAATCGTTAGTATATATGATAATGATCCTACATATATACTTGATTTAGCAGGTATTTTGTTATGTAGTAATATCATATTAGAAAGGAGATAAATTATGAGCGACGCAAAGAAAGAAAAAATTTCAATCCAAGAAGGCGAATTAGTTCAGATCACATTTCGTGTCAAAAATAAAGATGTATGCGAAGAACTTATCAACAGCTGGTTGAACGATGGAAAAGATCAAGAATGTGGTTTTGAAACGTGTTCGCTTGCAACAGGTGCAGATGTGTTCACATATGAACAAAGATCAGAAGCTATCAAGAAACTCAAAGAGCTTCAAAAAATACTAGCCAATGATTCTGGAAATGAATTATCTGCAATGTTAGGAATGCTTGGAGGATTAACTAGCATGCCGCAATCTTCTGATTGCGTAACTTTTGATAGCATGCCATTTGCTGAAGAAAATAAAGAAGAGGTGTTTGACAATGAGTAAACTAACAGATATTATTCAAAAAGCTTCTCAGTCATACTATCAAGATGGTACATCTATATTATCAGATGCAGAATTTGATAAAGCACTTGATGATCTTAAAAAAGAGGATCCAGACTCGCCATTACTTACAGATGTAGGTCATGGATATGATATCAACAAAGATACAACACCAGGTGCAAGATTACCACATAAATACGGTCAGGTAGTAGGGCTTGAAAAATGTCACAACTGGGACGAACTTCCTGATAAATTCTTATATCAGCTGCTTGCGATATCGCCTAAATTAGACGGTTTATCTATTGTATGTTATTTTAATGGTAAACAGCTTGATAAGGCGTTAACTCGAGGTTCTCGTGACGGATTCACCGGTATCGACGTTACTGATAAAGTACGAATAATTCTTGAAAAAGAACTCCAAGTAGTTGACAGCGTGAAAGACACAGATGTAGGTTTACGTGGAGAGATTATCATGTCAGATGAAATGTTTGAACAGTTTAGAACTGACTATCCTAACGGTCTTGATGGTAAAGCTGCTCCTACAAATCCTAGAAATTCTGCTGCTGGTATCATCAATCGAAAAGATTGGAAACCTGATGACTTAAGATACCTTGATATCATATTCTATCGTGTAGTTGGATTTGAAGATCATAGAGAACATCAGGATAGTACTATTCAGAGTGTGTCAGATGTTCAACATATACTATACAAATATTTAAAATCGGAATATGTAGTTCCTAGATATTTCTTCCAGATGCAGTCAAACATGTCTACAGGTTATCCAGATATGTCGGAACTAATGACTATCATACAAAAACGTTTGTATAAGGTATGGGATGATACCAAACTACGAAACTATACAACAGATGGACTTGTTCTAGATATATACAATGGCTGCTATGTTAATGCTACGACATGTAAAGTTGAATATGAAGGTATTGCGTTTAAATTCAAAGCTGAAAGTAAGACAACTTCGGTAACAGATGTTATTTGGTCATTATCTAAAACCGGATATATGATACCACGTGTTCAGGTTGAGCCTATACAGCTATCTGGAGCTACTGTAACATATGCTTCAGGATTCAATGCAAAATACATCGCTGAAGAAGGTATCTGTAAGGGTGCTAAAATTGAACTTATGAGATCAGGAGAAGTAATTCCAGATATTCAGAAAGTATTATATACTCCAGCTAAAGAGAATCCTATGTTACTGAAGCTCCCAACACAGTGTCCAAAATGTAACAGTAAGCTTGCGTGGTCAGGCGTACATCTAGAATGTAGTAATGTAGACTGTCCTGGAAAAGGAACCTGGGACTTACTCGTATGGACAAACTTCTTAGCACCTATCGACAACTTCGGGGATAAACTTAGACTTAAATATCTTAGAAAATTGATACCAGATGATGAAAATATGAATGTACGATATTTTATGGAACACTTTAAAACATATCGAGCAGAAGCATTTACAATTCAGGATAAGTTATTTATCGACATGCTGGATAAGATATTCAATGAGCCTGTAGAACTCAGCGATGCACTTCAAGCTCTTAATATACCTAGACTTGGAGATGTAACAAGTTCTAAACTGAGCACAAGACCCGATTTAGTTTACAAGTTAATGAAGTATGAGTTAAACTCAGCAGAATATCAAGAACTTGTTAACATAGTAGGAGAAGCTACTGCTTGTGTTCTAAGAGATTCACACAAAATGAGCAATCTGAAATATATTTGGGACAATATCAACAAACATGAAGTTTGCAAAGATATTATTAAGATTGCAATAACTGGTTCGCTATCTGTACCTCGTAAGAAATTTGAAGCAGAATGTAAGCCATATGGCTTCATGTGTGGAAGTCTTACAAAAGATTGCAAAATACTTGTAACAGATAATCCAAATTCATCATCCGATAAAAACAAAAAAGCCGATAAATGGGGAATACCTAAAATGACAGAATTAGAATTCAGAAACAAATATCTGAAGTAGGAGGTAATTATGAAACTTATTGACAGCGATGTAACCATCATTCCATATGAAGATCCATATAAACTTGTTGAAACAGTAGGACGTACATGCTACAAATCAGAATCTAACATCACAGACGAAAGTTCTAAGAAATTCGTGGAAAATTTAATTAGAAACAAACATTTTGCGATGCTGGAACACGCACGAATAACCTTTAAAATCAAACAGGATACTAGTGACAATCATTGGTCCTACAACCACGTGCTTAACTACTGTAAACTTTGTGCAGAGTTTCAGCAGGTGCCTAAAGCATATGTGTACGATGGTTCCGATTATATCATACTCTCAGTTACGATGTCACATCTGTATAATCCAAAATGGGAACACTTTACATGCGCTAGAATTTTAGCATTTCTCAGACAACTTTTCACCTATAGAGATACTATCAGTGGATACAGCAGCTGCGAAATTTTACTCGGTGCAATATCTATAGAAATTTTAAACAATGATGACATCGATGATGTAACGTGCGGACCCTGCTGGAGAGACATGAAAACAATGACAGCTAGATTCATTTGTGATCGAGGTGTAAGTCATGAATTAGTTCGTCATCGTGTTGCGCTTGCTCAGGAATCTCAAAGATATTGCAACTATGGATTGGAGAAATTTGGAAAAGAGATCACATGCATCAAACCTTCCCGATATGATGAATGGTCAGTGGGAATGAAACAAGCATTTGAATATGCATTAACTACTGCAGAGCATGCCTATTTCAATCTTATCAATTTAGGCTTGAAGCCACAAGAGGCTAGAGGTGTATTACCTAACGAAACAAAGACAGAAGTTGTATTTACTGCAACTTACACAGAATGGGATCACTTCTTTGCAGTTAGAGCATTTGGTGTAACTGGAGCACCGCATCCTGACATGCATGCATTGGCTAATAAACTATTATCCAGTTTACAAGAAGATAATCTTTCAGATTATGAATTTCGCAAAGAGTAAATTTGTAAACAGCTAATCCTTGAGAATAAACACTATCTCCTGGCTAGATAACACCTTAATTAAAATCAGAATGAACCAAATGAGGTTTGTTCCTGATCTGCTCTATTCAGGAGGTAGTGTATTTTTATGAATTCGTTGAAGCTTGATGTGCCAGGTACAGATATGTGTATACGTGTAGGCGACAAGATAAAACTCGGCAGATTCGCTTCCACACTTTGGAGAGTTAATCATGGATGGTTTGAATTCGACGGAAATCGACCATTTTGTGGGTGGTTCTTGACTAATCTTGAAACTGGTCAGGTTAAGCCCCTCCAGAAAACAGATCTAAATGATTGCTACTTCATCGAGTAGTGAAAGGAGGTAACCGAGGATGGATTCCATCAAGACTGATAGTGGTTTAACAATCACTGACGGTACAATTGTAATGCTTGCAAGGTTTCCGGGTACAAAATGGATTGTACGCAATGGCTGGTACACATATCAAGGTAATCAATATACCGGATGGTATGTGAGTTCAATTCCTAGTCAAACAACATTACCATTGACGGATGATGATCTTGAAATGATAACAATTGTATCCAACAATCAATGCAATTGCGGTCATTATCCTCCACCACCGTGCCCGCCACCTTTCCCTCCACCGGGACCTGCTCCAAGTGAAAAGAATCCTAAATTTACTGAATCTTATAAAGACGAAGTAGATAGGGCATTCATTACAGTAAACACACTTGAAGATAGGGATAAACTTAACACTCGTATCATACCAGATGGTAAGATCGTTCGTGTTAATTCTGTTCGAGGTGTTATCAAATACTATTCCTGGAATCTTGAAAAAAAGACCTGGGAAGAGGAAACATTCGGCATTAAGGATGAGATCAAAAATGTAGATGAGCGGGTATCATCTATTGAGAAGGACTTATGCTGGTTAAACATTGATAAGGAGGTAATTGAAAATGGCTAATGCTAACAGAGTGCTATTTATCAGTTGTACTCAGCAAGAGTACAAAGCTCTGAAATCAAAAGATCCTAGCGTCGTTTATTGGCTTAGCGATGCTAAACAGATTTACAAAGGCGAAGACCTTTACAGTAATGACGTAATTTTCGCAGAAGCAGCCCCTTCATTTGAAACTGCTGAAGATGGTAAGTTATACGTTGTTAAAGCTGCAGACGGAAAAGTTCAGCTTATTACAAAAGGCGTAACTGCAATGGTGCCAGCCGGCGGTGAAGTATCTACCAAAGATGTAGAGGACAAGATCGCGGCAGCACTTAAACCGTACAACGGTGCTTTAGTATCTGTAGCATCTAAACGATCTGAAGATAATTCAGGTACAGTAATTACATTTACAGATCATACAGGAAAAGAAACACCGATTACAATCGCTGATCTGTTTTTATCAGCTGCTGAATATGATACAGAAACTCATCATCTGAAGCTGACAGTTACAGGAACAGACACACCGGTTGAAGTAGATCTTAGCGAGTTAGTTCCGCAGGCAGTCAATACTTCTCAAGTAGCGATTGCTAAAAATATTGTAGCTACAGTAGATGTAGGTAACATCAAAAAGGGTCAGAAGATTGATGTTACAGATACACAGAATGTTCAGCAGCTGCTTGAAGCTATGCTATCTCAGGATTCTAACCCGACAGTTACTCAGCCTCGTGCAGCTATAGTGCTCACAGGCGCAGGTGCTAAAGAAGTAGGTTCTAAATTTACTCCAGCATATACAGTAACATTTGATCCTGGAAAATACAGCGATACAGCAGAAGGGGCTCAGGCGACACATGTAGTCGCAAATGGATATGCAGTAACAGATACAGCTAGTCATGAAGCTTCAACTGCTTCTGGTGCATTTGAAGAATTTACGGTCGCAGATGATACAAATTACTCTGTATCAGCTGTAGTAACTCACAGCGAGGGTGCTGTACCAAAAACCTATCTCGGTAAGGAATATGCAGCAGGTAAGATTGCAGCTGGTACAAAATCTGCAAAATCTGGATCTGTTACAGGATACCGTCAAGGCTTCTATGGATCACTTACAGCTAAAGACGCTGCTGTTGATTCTGCACTTGTTAGAGGACTTTCAGGTAGAACTAACAAGAAGGTTGCAAAGGGTCAGAAATATACGGTACAGGTACCTGCAGGAACTTTACGTGTTGTAGTTGCATATGATGCTTCTATCGGAGCTATTGCATCTATCACGTCAGCTGAGCAGTTTAACTCAGAAATCAAAGATTCCTTTATACTTCAGACAGTACAGGTAAATGATGCTTCCGGTGCAAATCCAAAAGCATACAATGTGTATGTAAAAGATATGGCAGGCGCACAGGCTAATGGCACAACCTATACGGTAACAATTTAGGAAGGGGGATAATTAGTCATGGCAAAAGCATTTAATAGTGCAAGCATTAAGTCAACACTTGGTTGGTCTAATGCGTTTAATCCAGATGGAGCATTCCCACTTGACGTCAGTGCTTGGTTTGGCTCACTCGCAGATGCCCAGGCAGCTGCAGCTACTGCTGTCGAATTTGGTTCTACTGAATCCAAATACCATTTCGGTAAACAGCTGTATGTATTTGATGGAACAGAGTGTAAAACATATCTGATCCAGGGTGATAAAACACTTAAAGAGGTTGGATCTAACGATACACCGATGCTGTTCGTTGAAGATGAAGCAGGTATGCTTGCTCTTAAAGACATCAAAGGCGGTCAGCAGGTTTACAGAACTGATACTCATACAACTTGGATCTTCAAAGGCGGAGAAGCTTCTATCTTAAGTAACTGGGTGGAAAACGCTGCTCAGAATGATACAAAGTGGGAGGGAACTTCCGATAAAGTTTTATTCTTCTCAATCACACAGGACGCATATGATAAGATTGAAACTAAATCTGAAAGTACACTTTACTTCACAGTAGATACTAAACGTATTTACAAAGGAAGTTCTGATGTTACCTCTTCTGTATATGCTGGAGATACTATCCCAGCAGTAAGCGCAGCAGTTAAAGGTAAGCTGTATATTGATACAACTACTTTTGAATGTAAGCTGACAGTAGACGGTACAAATTGGATCGTTACTTCTCCGGGATATCTCACAGACGGTGCAGAATGGGCAAGTGCTGATTCTGGTAAGCTTGCAACTATCGGACTTATTAAGAAGGGACTTAAAGAAACAGTTGATGCAAAATTTGCAGGAGTTGTTTCTAATCCGACATATGATGCTGCAAACTTAACATTGACACTTCCAGTTGCAGGTGGAGATGCAGTTGTTGTAAATATTCCGAAGGATAAATTTGTAACAGCTGGTAAGTATTATGAGGATTACCCAACCGAAAATCCTACACACCATAAGGTCATTGTCCTGACAATTGAAAATCAGGAAGAGCCTGTAATCATCCCTGCAGAAGCACTTGTAAATGTATATGCAGCTGATAACACAGGTAAAAATGTTGCAATCACAGTAACAGCAGACGGAAAGATTTCAGCATCTGCTGTAATTGATCCGACAGATGGTAATGCACTTGTAACTTCTGAAAAAGGTCTTAAGGTAGATATCTCCGGAAAGATTGATAAAATTGGAAGTGCAACAGGTGGTAAAATCGTTGTATCTGACACAGCCGGAAACGTTGCAGAATCTGCATATATTGTATCTGATAAAGATACAATGGGAGCAGATGCATCTACATTACCGACAGAAGCACTTGTAGCTGCTGCTATCACAGCTGCTGTAAATGCTGCAACTGCTGACAAGGTAGACAAAGTAGTAGGTGTAGAGAACAACTTAGTTATCTTCGGTGCAGACGGGGCTATCAAAGATTCTGGAAAGAAATTTGGTGGAGCAACACTTGCAGATGTTCCGGACAACAATACGCTTGCAACAGAAGCAGCTGTCAAAGCAGCTGTAGAAGCTTCTCAACTTGTTTGGGGATCAGTAACAGCGTAACATGTAGTATGCCATTAGCTGCTTGTTGAAACACACAAGCAGCTTATAGTATAAATTAAATTGCTATAGGAGGTACTTGAATATGCCTAGTGCTAATTCAAACATTCAGTTCAAGTATGGTTTAAAAACTAACTATACTAAGCTTGCAGCTAAAGATGTTAATACAATTTACTTCTGTACAGATACGCAGGAGCTCTTCGTAGGTGATACAGAATATACTCGCCCGGTGCAGTTTGGTACATCATTACCAAGCACATTCGTTCCGCCAAACAGCCTGTTCTATAAAACAGATACTAAGGAGCTTTATTTCTCTGAAGGTGGTACAAAGTGGACACCGTGTTCTAACTTCTACAGCCATCCGACATTTACAGCTAAGACAGTAGGTGCAAACACAGCAGGTGCTGTTGCACATGGTGGATCATTTAAAATTCCGAAGGTAACCGTAAATGGTCAGGGACATGTAAGTGCTGCCGAAGACGTTACAATTACACTGCCAGCTGAAACAACGAATACTGTAACAGTTAGCGGAGCTGGAAATGCTGTAACAGCAGCTGCTTGGGATGCTGCAGGTCATGCATTAACTCTTACAAAGGGCGAAACATTCGCAACTAAAGCTCAGTTAGATGCAGCTATTGGTAACATCACTTCATTTGAACTTGATGCTGGTCCGGAAGGTAAGGGGTACGCTTCTCTTGAAGCTCTTAAAACAGCTCATGCAAAAGGTGTTAAAGGTACTATCTACCTTGTACAGGCTGGAAGCAAAGACACAAACAGCTTTGCAGAGTATTTATGGACAGGATCTGCTTATGAGCAGTTCGGTAAATTTGGAGATGTTGATCTTTCCGGATATGTTCCGACAAGTCGTACTGTAAACGGTCATGCATTAACTGGTAACGTAACAGTTACAAAAGGCGATGTAGGATTAGGTAATGTAGACAACACAGCGGACTCTGCTAAGGTAGTTGCTAGTGCAGGTAAGTTAACAACTCCAAGAACTATCAAGCTTACAGGTAATGCAACAGGATCTGTATCATTCGATGGATCTAAGGATGCAAGCATTGCAGTTACTGTTTCTGAATCTGCACATGCAGCTGCAGCTGATAGCGCTACAGAAGCTGATCACGCTGCAGAAGCTGATCATGCAACATCTGCAACATCAGCAAACAGTGCTACAAAAGCAACTCAGGATGGAGCAGGTAATGTAATTGCTTCAACTTATGCAACAAAAGCAGAACTCACAGGTGCTGCTCTTAAATGGGGATCATTCTAATCGACTAATCCTTATATGATTGCAGAAAAGTCATTATGATAAGATGACCTACAGGCGTATGGTGACACATGGTGGCCATACGCCTTTAATAGTATAAAGTATAAGGAGGTATCAATATTAGCTATGGCAAATGAAATTGTCAAACTAAAACGTGGCAAAAAAGCGTCTATGCCTGCTAAAGAAGCTGGATCTATTTTAATTGCTACGGATACAGGTGAAGCTTACGTTGATGATACATCGACAAGTCGAATTCAGATAAAAGATACAACCAAACTACCTCTTTCAGGAGGTACAATGACTGGACCTATTAACATGGGTGCTCATAAGATTACGTCACTTGCAACCCCTACAGATAACACTGATGCAGCTACTAAAAAGTATGTTGATGACGCGAAATCCTCTGCAGCTTCTTCTGGAAGTGCAGCTGCTGCAAATGTAGCGTCTCAAGTAGTTAGTGGAACAACCGATGTTATCGACGTAGTACGATCTACTCAAAGTTCTGGTATTAAAAATAAAGATACTATTTCACATGCAGCAGTATTGGCTACAGGGTCTGCAAATACCAATTATGGCCCAACTGCAGCTGAAACACTATCATATGGTGGATCATTTAACGTACCTAAAGTTCAAGTTGACAAATACGGGCATGTTAAAGTTGTAGGGCATTATGCTATGAAATTACCTTCTGCAGTATCGGTCCCTAAAGATCCGAATATACAAGTGTATACATGTACAACAGCTGCAGGTACAGCTAGTAAAAGTATAACAACACACCGAGATGTTATGGAATCTGGTGATATATTTGCAGTAATATTCACCAATGGTAATACTAGCTCAGTTATGACTTTAACATACGATAATACAAGTCATGCTGTATCTGCATCATCGTTTGCATCATTAGCTAACATACCTGCAAATGGTATCTGCTTGTTTAAAGATACTACCTCTTCAGCCGGTGCATCTGTACAGCTGGTAGGCATAATAACAGGACCATATGCGGTATCAGGACCTATTACTATGAGTGGTGGTGTAATTGGACTGTCAGCTCCATATTCAGCAGGATCTGCAGGACCTGGAACTGACGCATCACCGTCATACGGTCAATCATTTACAGTACCTCAAGTGACTCGAGATGCATATGGACGTGTTACAGGATTGACTTCTAGAACCATTACACTTCCAGCTGCACCAACACAAGTAACTTATTCATCAGGTACATGCATAACCGTTTCAGGAGGTAAGATCAGTCATACATCTCCTTACAGCGCCGCTGCTTCAGCCGGCCCATCTCAAGATTCCTCTCCAGGATTTGGTGGAACTATCAAAGTACCACAGATAACACGAGATACTCAAGGGCATGTATCCGGTTTGACGGAGAGAACTATTACATTGCCTGCAAATCCACAGAAAACCTATACTGGATCTTCACCGATTGTTGTATCCGGTACAACAATTTCGCATGCAGGTCAAACAGCTGTAAGTTCTGGACCATCTCAGAATTCATCTCCAGGATTTGGTGGAACGATTACCGTTCCTCAGATTGTAACTAATAACACAGGACACGTGACTTCAGCACCTGCTAGAACTATTACATTACCACAGCCTAAACTGACAAGTGCTGTTTCTGACTCATCTGTACAATTTAGAAACATTGTAGTAGTTGCTAAAGGAACAGATCCAGCTACTGTAAATTGCCCAGTAGGTACAATTATCATGGTTAAAGAAGAGTAAATCACCTTCTATTAACATAAATTAACGAATCAATAATCATCAGAAACTAAAGGAGGTCAGCAAAGATGAAAATTCAGCTTGTTGATTTAACACAATATGAAATCAATGACATTGCTGTCGAAAATGGAACTCTCAAGATTGATTTCAAAGATAAGACAGCAGAAGAGATTGAAACTCTGCTATCTAATTCAGGAAATCTGAATAAAATTGAAGTGTTAGAGGACCAGTCAGGTGAAAGTTTATATTACTTCACAGGATTCACTGTATTCGAGGGTGTATACCTCAAAGGTGATACCAGACGTGGTATGCTTTCAAAGCAGCCAGATCCGCTACTGTCTCGATTAGATCAAGCAGAACAGAACAGCATTGAAGCTACAACAACTGCTGGAAACGCAGATACAACTGCAAAAGATGCTAAAACAGCTGCTGATACAGCTGGAAAATCTGCAACAACTAATGCTTCTGACATAACCAACCTTCAAGAGGCACTTGCAGAAGTATATGAAATGGTAGCTGCAACCGATTCTGCTACCAAATAAGGAGGTTTAAAACAGTTATGGCTAAAATATACTACTCATTGGTTAAAAAGGGTCTAAGAACTATTGATCAGGTTCCTGAAGTAATTCGTGCAGAGGTGCAAGCGTTGCTAGACGCTGATAACAAGGATGCTTAAATTATTTCATCGATATATTTTCATATTAAGACGAAAGGAGGTGCGAGAAATGGCTGTAATTTATGTTGCACTTATTGTCAAAGGTAAACGGACATTCCAGTCTGTACCTGACAAACTGAAACCGCAGGTTAAAGAACTGTTAGAAGCTCTTGAACTCGGCGATCTGGCACAATAGCTAGTGTGCTGAACTAATGATTTAGGCATGACTATCCAAATTAAGATAGTTGTGCCTATTTCTATGTAACCTGACGTAATATAAAAACTATGGAGGTTACACCATATGAGTATTTATAAGAAAACAGATTCAGGAGCAGCTCGACTCGATAATGATTTATCTCTAACATGGATTAAACTTGGAGAACTAGCAGGAAATCATTCTAAAACTAAAACAATAACGGTAATAGATACATCTCAATATCACGAATTATTACTAACATGCGGACCTGCAGTAGAATACCAGACAAGAAGAATACTAGCAAGCACAATAATACCTATTACTGGGTGGTTAGGCGATACTACAGATCATGGAAATGGAGCTTTTCAAGCTGCATATTCTACTACACATCTGGCAGGAGTTTCTAGAATATCAAACACATCTATCAAACTATATGCAAATACTGCAACTTTGACAGCTGTATATATACGATAAATAACCTTAACCTGACGTAAATTAAACTACAATAATGGAGGTTTAATTTACTATGGGAATATATGTGAAGACAGATAATGGTACATCTAACGTGATGACCTCTCGTTATACAGCAGGTACAATAGAATATGTAGGCTATCATGTATTAACATATCAGTCAAGTACATGGCTTCAAACTACGATACCTAAAGGAACGATGCGTTCAGATGCATTTTTGACAGATCGTACTATTACTGTTAATATCACTCCGCAGTTCTATGAAGGTATGCCGTATTGGCAGATCAAGGGATATGGTTATCTAGTAACTAGGGCTACAGAAACTATTACATTATATGCAATAGGATCTGGATTTGTATCTGGACATCTACAAGGCTTGAGTGTGATAGTAACAACTAATCATACAGAGTAATCCAAGTAACCTGACGTAGTATAATCAAACTTTTTAATTTAGGAGGTTATACTATGTCAGTTTATGTAAAAGCTACAAATACAGCTTATCCAATTTCAAATACAACAGAATTTGTTTCTAGATCTATAGAAAATTCAAAATACGGTTTGACACTATACATAATGAAATATGGACGAGTTATTAACTACAGAATTTCTAGTTATGTTCAGATAACACTAACCGCTGGAAAGACGTATTCGCCGTTTAAACCTGCTGGTATACTACCTATGTATAAAAGATATTATCCATACTATCAAAATCCTTCCTTGGTATTTGATTTTGTAATAGACGAAGATGGTACAGTTTCTATTTTACCACTTGTTAATATTGAAAAGAATGCACCTATCAATATTGATGTTTGTTTCTTCCAAAAGTTGTCGTAGCTACTTACCTGTCGTAATATCATAAACAATATTACGAGGTGAGACATATGTCAATATATTTAAAAGATTCAGACTCTGTAGATTTGCTTACATCTCAGTCAGATGTAATAGGTACAACTGTGACATTGCATTATGTATCAACTAACTTGTTATCAGGTAGTGTAGAGGTACCTGAACGATATAATGGAGGTGTAGCATTCTGTTCAGTTTTAAACATACCTGGAACACCTTATAGTGCAATTCAATTAGTGTATACTTCTCAGATATCAAATAATTTAGTTCAGATATATGCTAAAGGAACAGGATTTGTAAGTGGGCATATGCTACAAGTTGGCGTACTAGCAGTGCACTGATTTTCAGATAACCTGACGTAAAATATCAAAAGTTACATCACAGGGAGGTATTTTATGTCAATATATATTAAGACTGCGAAAGGTGCAAGTACCCTTGCTACTTCAGATTTTAGAAAACTTAAAGCTAACAATAATTGGAAATCTTATACAGACAATGGATGGACACTTAAGTATGTAGAGGTGTACAAACACATTCACTACGTTACGGGTTCAGTTACAGAAACTCATGCTTCAGATGCAGTTAGTAACGCACTCGTCATTGCAGGTAATCCTGTTATACCTATTGTAGATACTAGATTACCTATGACTATATATGTTGGCAATGTTCCTGTAGGATATGGATCTGTTAACTTTTCTGGAAATAGCGGAGTGTATCTTAATGCTACCGGATATCCGGCAGCTCATTCTTATGTATTCTACGGATATTTAATCTGCAAATAACGATAAACCTGACGTAATTAAAACTACTGCAAAATGTTAGGAGAGTTGATTATGTCAATATATGTTAAAGAATCTAGCGATGTAAATAGCTTAGTACCGAAAGGTATAAATTTAGGGGTAGATAAAGATGCACAATGGAATGGAGAATACTTACAAGGTAAGAAAATATACATAAAAATGGTGGAATGTGGTGCATTGCCTAATAAAACTTCAAAAGTAATAAGTGGTTACATACCTGCTGGCATTGCTCTTGAGTATATTTGGATAGACCCGAGTAATAGTTTTGGTTTTAATAACGGTGCAAAAATACCATTACCATATGTTGATATGTATGCTGTATCTACTTCAATACGTGTGAGATTAACAAACTATGGTAAATCCATTACAATAGATACAGGGGCTGATTGGTCTGGCTATGCATCTATCGTAACTGTGAAATATACGATCAAATAACTACTTAACCTGACGTAATGTGTCAACTACTAAATGTTAAGGAGGCACATTATATGTCTATTTATGTAAAGTTATCAGAGAAACCTCTGAAATTAGATTTAGCTGATGAAGTTAGAGAAATGTTAACTATCGGATATGCGGGTGAAGTATTTAGAAAACAAAGGTTTCATCCAGATGAAATTGAAGGATCCAATCACTTGTTATCAGGATGTTATTCCACCGGTTGGTATGAGTACGGAGGATACTTACATGATAAATGCGGAGCTCCGGATGACTGGGCAGGTATAATGATAGTATTTGCTCGTAGATACTTGCACTCAGGTTCTCCAGATTATAAACCTGAAGGTTATATAAAAATAGCGTTTACATGCGGATGTTATATTTACATGTGTATATGTGATGAAACTGGTAAAACACCAGGTTGGTACAATATAGCTAAACCTGTATAAGTATGTCAACCTGACGTAATCTATCTTATAATTTACTGGAGGTAGATTACAATGAGCATATATGTAAAAACATCTAAAGGTGCAGATCGAATGACGATGTTTGAGGAAATTGAAAATTCTTCAAATATACAAAGATTCGAAATAGGCAGATTATCTGTTGTCCGTGGAACTAAACTTTCTATAGCACCTAAAGGACGTGATTGGATTAAGTTATTTGACATAACTGAACTTCAGTCGTATTTTGGACCTCGTTTAGAAATTGGACGTATTCAGGTAGCAACATTCAATGCGGATAGTAAAGCATTAGATTCACATTTCTATCCACCTGAAATTTACTATCAAGGTGATTGGTGTGTATATCAATATTACTACCCTGCTACCGCAAGTAACATTGATATGAGAATAAATTATATATTATCCTATTATCACTAACATACAACCTGACGTAGTATAACTGACAAATTTGGAGGTGTACTACATGTCAATATATGTTAAAACAGACAAAACTATTTCATCTGTAGGATCTTTGTTTGAAACATTCAGAAATTCTTATTTAGGTTCAACCATTTTTATGATGACTTTTTGTAAGATACAAAATGGATTTCTTAGAAGTTCTAGTGTCGTCATTCCATGGAGCTCCGATGAGGTGAATGTTAGGCTAACTAAAATAAATATCCCAGGACTGTCAGTCATTGCAATCGACTATAAACAGATCGGATGGTTCAATAAACATACAATTTATGTCTGGACAAATACAAAAGGCGCCAACGGAGCAAGTGATCTAGCACAGCAATGCGCAGAAGTAAGCATAACGATAACAAAGAAATAGCCGATAGGATTGACCTATCGGCACTTTTCATTTAACTATCTAACAGGAGTAGAAAACTCTGTAAAGTTATAACATCTGTAAAATAAGTCTTGAATACGTTTCTGTATTACATGACTTTCAGGTGTATCTGAACCATTCTTCTCCATAGCTTCGCACAAAGACTTAGTTTGCTTCAAGTCGTCTAACAGATATCCATATTTATCCTTGAATGGGCGAACAACATCTTCAATAGGATACTGAGAAGTTTTGAGTTTCTTCGCATATTCATTGTATGCATCTTTGTATTCCTGAATTTTGTCTGTGACGTCTTCTAAGTCTAGCTGATCTGTATCTTCATCAAAGTCGTCAAAATCTTTGAAACATCTTATAACTCTTTTCATAGCTTCATAACCTCCAATATTTTCGTGTTTACGATATATTAGATTCACTGAATTTATCTATGCTGTATCTTATTATAACCTCATCTAAGGACGCAAGGGCACTATCTAGCTGCCTTACATCAGGATCTGTTTTACAATGCCCGTGACTGACTAACATATCCTTCATTGAAAGTAAAATAAGTCTTGTTTGCAGTACCGTAGCTTTTTCTGAATCGTCAAGCTCAATGCGAGCTGGATTAACAAGTTTCTGAATAAAATTCCATCTATCGTCAGCATTCATCATATACTAATCACCCCATTTAAGTAAATATTTATCAAGTAACTCTTTTCGTTTGTTCTCAACCCATTCTTGGTTACACTTAGTGCAAGATATTTCAGAATTAGGACATGCAGCAGTAATATTACCATACGTTGCACGTAAGCAATCTGGACCATTACAGCGAAACTGACTTACATATTGATCAATAAACATTGTAATTGTTTTGTTAGCTTCCGATATGAGTTGAGCTTTTGTACGTCTATCTTTTGACATAATAACACCTCTACATGTAATCTATATTACATGTTCCGTCTAGCACTCGTTTAAGGTCTGCTTGTTTATTAGCTAGTAAATTCTTAGCCGATTCAATTTCCTCTTCCAGTCTTCGGATAACATTCTCCTTGATCTTATGAGCATCCTTACGAATGTATAATCTTCCAGGAACTCCTGAACTGTCTAACGCAAGTCGATAAATGTCGCTTGATGCATAATCTCCAAGTTTATTACTTACTTCTGTAAATAGCTTTATATCGTTCAAATCTACAATGAATTCAAATTCATCGAAATTTTCATCTGTAAGTTCGATATAAAATCCACCTGAAGACCAATAGGTATCAATCATGTAAATAGATCCATCATCATGTTCTCTTGGTTTGAATGTCCAATTACAACAATGATATAAACTTTGTGAATACAATGTTCCACGAAGATTAGCATCTGGTGTATGTTTATACACGCCTGTCATTTGTAGTTTAAGACGGTTTTCTTCTGACAGCATAATTATTCACCACCCTTTGTATTATCTTTGTCTATCAACCAGCTAACTGCCTTCTCGTTGAAAATATCAAACTCAACAGGTAATAATATTGCCGATAGTGCTCGACTTATGCGAAATTCTGCAACTTCATGCCCTAACATATGAGCACCTACTTGAGCATTTTGAAGATAGCTGATTACTTCTTCTAAACATTCAAGCTGATAGTTTTCATCTTTTTCAAGCTGTTGAGTAGTATTATCACACATACCAAATCCTCCTACTCATGTAAAATTAACGAGTTATAAACTATCTTGAACACATCCTACATCATACCTCTACAGCGTTGAATGGCCTGATATTCCGCCTCTGTGAAAAACGTAGTATTTCTCCAGTCCAATGTATGAAGAGCTATTCGGCATATTTCGTTTCGTTTTAAGTGAACCGCTTTTATTATACCATCAGCATCTGCAGATTTTATAATCTTATACCACACCAGATTGTATCTAAAATACTTACCAGCTTTAGCTCTGTCGATTAACTGATTATAATGAAAATAATCCCAATCAAATACTTCGTCAGTTTTCATCCTACCAAACTCTGCAGTTGTAGTAGCGTCATTCATGAAGTATCTTCGATAGCTACCCATAGCTGCAATTCCCCATCCAGAACAATGGTTACATGGTACTACATACTTGCAAGTAGTTGTAAGGTCACAGCATCCACAACACCTGTTATCATGGAATACCGGACATTGAGGTTCATTTGTAGGTATCCTATACTTAGAATTTCGACAGCTATTTCTATGTGCCGGCTCTACACACATGAATAGGTGTTTAGGATTATGCTTGTCATCATATCTAGCTACTATCTCTCGTAACTTAGATATAACATATTCTGAAATTTTCATGAATATACCTACAAATCAGTGAAAAATAAAATACAATATAGCTACACCTATCAGTATGAACGGAGACAACATCACGAGAATAACTAATATCGCAGCTATTACAGTAGCAATAAATTCACCTACACGAGTTTCGTCACACAATTCAGCTCTCGGACACATGTAAGTAGATGAATAACATATACCGTCACATTGATGCTTCTTAGCTCGTTCTTCTCGCTGTTCTTCTGAATCAAACTTTTTAAACATACCAGAAACCTCCTTTATACAAATTTTTCAAATCTGTATTTCTGTGTAATCTCTGGATACTTCACGTGGTCTACTTCTGACATAAACATGTCATAAGGTCTTGCGAAGACATCAAAGTTGATTCCCCAAGCAGGTTTAGAATAAAGGGCTTGATAGATGACAAGCATTTCTCCTGTCTCTGTATGATCTGCAAATGCAAGAATTTTATACAAATAAACATTAGAATCTTTTGGATCTGTGATGGTTTCTCGCTTGAAATATTTTACAATGTCGCCAATCTGAAAATTTCGTTCAGATGATTCAAAAGTGTTTTTAGATAATGTTTGAATGCCAACTACAGGCTTCTCCAGCATAGGTGAAGGGTCAATTATATGTTCTTGTAGTTTAAATGCATCATCTGTAAGAAGGTTCCACAAGTATTTATCAAGCTCTATCATAGTCTCAAATCCTATAGTTTTGATTTTGATATCTAACACTACTGGCATGAACATATTTTCAAGTACTTGTAATTCCCAAACATCCGTATAACGATGATATGCAACAAACGTATACATATTATCGTATGGTAAATACCATGCATTGTCCTTTGGGCCAGTTCTCCAATTTAACAGATACATTACTTAACCTCCTCCACGTATTGCATAACACATTCTACAAATTTATCCACGAGCATATCAAAATTTTGCACACCTTTTTCCAATGTCCAATTGTCTTCATAAACTCGTATCTGAATTCTTATGTGAAATCCATTTGCATTGATTTCATCAAATATCCTATGTATCCTTTTCCAGAATTTATGTTTGCTAATCACTAAGATAGGATCTTTATACATAACTGAATTTGAAGGTATATAAAGCATCAATCTATGATTAGCTTTATCTTTATCGTTGAATCTGACACCTTCAAGAAGAAGTGTCCCAAGAACACCTTTAAGTGCTTGTTTCGATTTCATTGGTACCATGTAGAACACACCTCCATCAATCTTTTGATTTTGAGCTAGATGAATATTTCATCATAGCTGGAATTAACATAACTAACAAACACATAGGATTTTTTGTGATATATAATCCAGCTATTGAGACAGCTGCACAAGATATCCAAGTAGCTGCTACTGCTAACCACATCATATTAACACTCCTCCGTAATTTCAAAAACTTCCTTGAATGAATCGAGCATAGTAGACATCATCCAATATCGCTCATCGTCGTCTGCATTATCATCCTGCAACCACCATTGATGTTTTAATCCTGAAACTATATTACAAGCTTTCTGTAAAGTCTCACGCTCTTCATCAGTGACACGGATAGATGCTTCACCTCTAAGTATTTTTGCCATATATAATAACCTCCTTTATTATTCATCTTTATATAACGAATTAGCCATCTCTGTATTACCTTCATGCATGAAATAGTCATACAGAAATTCTTTTTGTGCTTTGGTTAATCGCTTTGGCGCTGACATTAGTGTATTACCATAACCATAAGGATTATGCAAAAGTACATAATTCTTCTTATTCACCAGATAATCATTTGCTAGATATAAATCGCAATCGCACGTAGCTGACATATTTTCGTATTGACGGTAATCTTGATACCAATCTTTCTCATCTAAAATTTCTAATGCTACTTTTTCATGATCACCAAATCTAGCTCTTGTATATTTGCCATCCGGTGCAAGCCATCCATAATGATCAAAATCACAATCTTCCATGTCATTCTCAACAATGCTTTCAGCATCATTAGATTGGATGTCAGACTCAAAATTTTGATTCAATGCACCAATACTTCGTAGATAATCTGGTGAACAAAGCTCTCCAGATAGTTTGTAAAATTGAATCCAGCTATTATTTCCCCAACTAACATTCCTATACAGCAAATCGTATCTATCTGCATACATCTGAATATCATGTTGCGCAATCTGCCGAAGTCCAATGTCCATTGGAAATAACATATTGCTGTTTCCCATTGCATCTTTGACTTTATTAAGCTGGCATTCTAGCTCTTTCTCTTTGGCTCTGATGCTTTGCTCCTCTAACTCGTCTACAAGTTCCTGACTTCGTTTTTGAAGTTTGTCTACTGTGTTAGAAATACTCCTCAAATCGTTGTCAGATTTAACTAAAGCATCTCGAATTCTACGAACATTAGATCCATCTTCTACAACATAGAATTCATTAACACCTACAAGTTTAGATTTTCCCTCTATGATATCCTGAGCTATATCTTTGCGTTCTTCTATCGAAACTTCATCGTTCACTAAACAACTGAGTAGAATTTCTTCTGCATTTTCATATGGTCTATGACAGACCCAAAATAATTCTCGTACATAGTCTGTTATCCACTCCCTCGATAACTTAAATGTTAATGTTTCCATGAACTATTTCCTCCTTTGTATATTTTTACTTCTTAGATGATCTTTTCTTTTTAGCTTTAAGCTGATCTTCTAATTCTTGCTCACGTTTACGGAATATTCGTCTTGCATCATCCATTTCATCTCTAAGTCCTTTAACTATATTGTTGAACTTTTTACGGATGTCAGTTATGGACATATCCTGCCATTCTCTACACTGAGCAAAATCTTCAGGTGTACCATACTGAATATATCCTTTATACTCCTTAAACATGATAGTCAGTAATGCTTTATTTTTATCTCCATCTGACATCTGCGAAATATATTGATCTAACCGAATGAGCTGTCTGTTTGTTAACATATCTAAATCCTCCTTGGTAATTACTTGTTACTAATACTAACGATTTTTATTAACCTGACGTATGGTATATTAAACAGAAATGAGGTTATCTAAAATGTCAATATATGTAAAACAAACATCTGGAGCATGTTCGCTACTACCAGACCAACCTGTATCTGGAGAGTTTAAAGAAGCTGATGCTACAGCACATCCTATAAAGACTGGATATCAACTGTATAAATTAGGAAGATTAGTTATTTTCAGTGTAACGAATTATAAGAAACTTCCTGGTAGAATCAACACTCCTAGACTTGTAGGAACTTTACATGAAAACTTTAGACCTATGGCCGTCATGCGATTTCCTATATCGACTACAGGTGGTGAAACAGATCATACGACCAATCCAGGTAATAGTGTTGTTATACAAACAGACGGATCTGTGTTATTAACATGTAATTATGATACAGGAAATTACTGTTCATGGAATGGCTGCTTTATATCAAAATATTAAACACAAAAACAGCTTGCATATTCTGCAAGCTGTTTCATTTAAAATTGCGTTCGTGTTACGATAACAAGTGTGTCTGCCTCATTGTACTCGTGATAAAATTTCTTAACTGGATAGCTTCCAAACTCCTTGATTGCGTCATCAGGATGCCACCAATAGTCTTTACTTTTCATAGAAAACTCATCATATATTTTAAGCTTATTCCAACGATACCTATCTCGACTTGTGTCGCACAGCATCAAAAATTGTCGTATTGTCATTTCCATATACAGTTAACTCCAAGATTTCTTATACTCATTCATATATTCTTTCCATTTAGCTTCACAGTATTCTGTGTCTGACCAAGTTAGATAGCCTATTACACATTGCTTATCTCCATGTATGCTGTTATACAGATTATCAATATAGGAACCATCTTGACACATCCAGCCTAAAAGCAGATTAGCTCCACCATCACAAGTATATGGTCTCACACCTCGTATCACAGCGTACCAACCTGGAACATCTAGATCAATAGCAAGTACTTCATACAAATTATTGCTATAAAATATTCTTCTATCCGATTCATCTTGAATGATACAATCCCAATCAGGAAACCTGTCAGGTGTTGAAGGTATGTAAACTTCTTCTAGTACCATATTATCTTACCTCCTAACACCATCACAAGCATTGTAGCTTTTCTGAATCTTCGCGTGTGACTAACTTACCAGATTGATATTTCTGCAAATTTTCATAGGATATGTGAGACAACTCCGATAATCTTTCGAGCCCATATGCTTCGACAAGACTATTGAATTGAGATAATGGTATCAGACCTAATTTTATCCTATAACAGTCCTCGACTCTGAGATCATTAACTTTATCCAATCCTGGAACAACGAGCTCATTATGACATTCTTTACATATGCAGTATTTTTCAAAATAATGAATTTCTACATCATGTACCACACGGTCTCCTACCCTGCATCTCATGACATAATCAACTTTCTTACCGCAGGTGGAACAAAATAATTGTTTACACATGTCAACTCTCCTTAGATACAATCTTATGTAATCCTTTAGAATTACGAAGAACTTTGAATCCTGAAGATTTGATATCGTTTACCTGCTTGTTGTATTCTACAATTTGCTCAAAACATCCTTTAGCATAATTAGCCCACATCTTATTAAGAACATCCTCGTACTTCTGCTTGTTGAAGGCAATATCTCAAATACAGTCGTCTTTATATCTAGATGTTTGCTTGTAAGCATCAAACCAGCTGTTCACCATATCTTCTACTTGTTTATTTCGTGACATTTAATCCTCCTTATTTTCATCTGTCATATCTATACTGATAACAACTTTGTCTACGTCTTTAGCAAGTGCTGCTATGACGTTTCGCTGATAGTCCATAGTATTGTATTCTCTAACATTGAGTTCAATGTGTATTTCATTATTATCTGTATGTTTGCAAGTCATTATTTCACCTCATCTACAAGTGCTTTCCAATCGCCTTTTCTATGATAGCTATATTCGTATTCACTACATCTCTGAGTAAATACAAGTTTATTCTTACTTTTAGAATAATAAACTCCATTCATGTCTGTCGGGCCACATTCCCAACCGCTGTCAGATTCCAATACAGCATCCTTTGGAATGTTGTTATCCTCTATGATTTTCTGTAATTTTTCAACTGTCATTGTGCATAACCTCCTTATAAATCTTCTAGTATAAATAATAACGAACCTTCAGGTATCTTAATTTCACCTACCTCAAATTTGTCATTGTAAAGTATCTTACCAGTTTTAGATTTAATATGGTAATATCTTACCATAAGATAATCCAACCTGCTGATTCGCCTGTGTACGCCGTGATCTTCTAGAATATTTTCTGCTTCAGTCCTGCTATAGGCTTGTAATTTATATGCTACAGACATGCTGTCAGTACTAAATATAAAATAATATGTATCAGGCTGTCTTATTTCTATATCACTCATATGTTTGAGGATAGAATCAAATATAGCTGTAAGTTTCAAATAGTTCCAAATTTTCATATATTCACCGCCCTAGATATACACCTTATAACGATGTTCATAATTTAGTAACCTGACGTATTTGAAACAGGAGGTTCTTTATTATGTCAATATATGTTAAAACACAAAGAGGGGCAACTCCATTACAAACTCCTCAATTACGATGTATGAAAATTGGAACTGGTCAGGATACGTTAGAAAGAGCGGATAACGCATCTACAATTATTCGTAGTTTAACTCTAAGAATAGATGATATACCTACAGGAAGATCCTATCATACTACAGGAGTTCCAGATCCTACACAACCAAACGACGTTTGGATAGATCTAGCTAATTCATTTGTGACACGTCATACCGGAAATTTCACATATCCTATACCTTATGTAAATCCTATGTCGTGGGAAGACAGTATATGTTGTCACTTAGAAAGTATGGGGAAAACTTTAGTAGTTATTACGGGTACTTCTAGTTGGTCTGACTATAGCTTAGTTGTTACAATCAAATATACAGATATTACTATATTTAGAGGATAGTTATGACCTTCACTGTGATATATCTTACGAAGATTGTAATATTGTACATGTATTTGACAGTACTTACTACGATAAAGAATTTCAGAGTACTTATGTAGCTGAGTATGTGCAAAATCTACTATAAATAAATTAAAACCTGCGTTATAATTAACAAATAAAACATTTAAACTGGAGGTTGAAAATACAATGAAACGAGTATTCATCCTCCATTACTTATTCAAATTTTTAGTGTTTACTAGTAATGCAGGTTGCTAATTAACGAAACTAAAACTAGCATCGCCTTTGAACAAGCAGAAGTTGTATTACTAGCATCAACTACGTATATTCTTTTTAAGACATACTTAAGTATTCACAGTTCACTTATTAAACTTTTTACGTTTCATTAACTACACGCCCGGATGTATGACTTTTGAAACATCATACCCTATAGTTACTTTTAATGTACTATCATTCCAAGCAGTACTAAGCCATAATTGAATGTATCCAGATATTCCATTATCGTTACTAGCAACTAATAACTGAGCAAGCATCTGGCTCAGATATTGTCCAGACCCTCCTACAGGAGATACAGGGATGCAATGGTAATTTCCATTATATCTAAGAATTCCAGATATACTTACAATGTTCTCAGGTATGTAAACGTCACCAGCTAAATTAGTTCCTAATTTAACAACATTATTTGTACCTTTAACAAAATTTTTAGTAGTTGTATAAGTTTTATATTCAATTTTTTGAAGATTCTTAACAGCTGTTTCTAGATTACTCAACCGTTTAGATTCACTCAAACTAACTGCGCCTCTGCTTGTTTTAACATATACTGACATTGAAATATAACCTCCTGATCATAAAAGTATCTTATACTCTACGTCAGGTTTACCAATTTTTACCAATTTTACCATCTACTTATAGATTCAGTTACATGCTCTTATGTATGTACAATTAAAAACGCAAAAATAAACCTGGAACAATACAGATGTTGTAAAGTTCCAGGTAATTTTATTGGAGATAATATAAAAGCAAAATCAACTTACGAAAGACATAGGTTGTGAACGTTGTTTATTAACTTAGCTGAAACTACGTGATGACAGTAAATTTCCATGTTATCACACCCACATGATTACCAACATTCTTCCTCAAATGGACAATCCATGATAATTTCACCTGTGCTCCTGTCTTCTAGACGTATGATATAATCGCATCCGTCACCGTTCCGTGACTCTAATTCCTCTATCACAGCATCTTCAGAAAGGTCATCCTCTTCTATAGTGTCTACATCTAGACAAAGAAGTAACGAAGTTATCATAGATTTTAATGCTTCTAGTCTATTGTTCCCGAAAAATGTAGATTGTTTTATATTTCCGTCTGGATAATCTTCAAACTTAACATATAACTCACAACCTCTTGACTTGCTTCGACGGGATCTAGACTTTTCTTTATTCCTCATTCGCTTTTCATGTATAGCTTCAGGAGATTCTAGTAAAGACATAAGTTCTGACTTTACATCTTCATCTAGCATGTTTATGTACTTTGCTTGATCAAATATGCTTCCAACCGATAGATACTTCTTTATAGTTCTATCAACTAACCTATCAGCATAATCAGCATCATCATAATCTAGCTGATTAAATAACTCACTTAGATAATCATTTGTTATCTGTCTACTAGCTCTAACATATAATTTCATAATTTCCACCCATATTATATTTATTTACAAAAATAACTTGACCTTAATACAGTCTGTTTCATCAACAAAAGTGCCTGATATACACTAAATGAATAATTCATTCAGCTACTTATTTGTTATTTCTGTAGTGAACTACTCATATGTAAGATTTACACGAACGGAATGACACATATGTTATTAGAATTCACATATTATGTTTCTTTCCCTCATTAAGAGATAAAATCCCTTTTCATACAAATTATAACGAATTTTCATCCTTAAATTATATATTTCATCTTTAAATTCAGGTTCAAATATATTATAATTGATATGTAATATAAAGATCGTGAAATTCTTGAAGTGAAAGGTGAGTGATTAGCAATGATAACCGATGTAATGTATCTACAAAATTCAGGTGATCGACAATGACAAAAGTAAAGAAGTACATACCACAAAACGAAGGTCTCATAACAGATCTATCTAATAATCCTACAGATAATTTCAATATTTACTGCGAAAAACCTGTAAATAAAATGACAATGCAGGAAGTTAAAGACGAAACTCTTAGAATCTATCATCTATTACCTCCAGATGAAGAAGGTAGAAAAGCAAGAACAGATATCCGAGACAGAATTGTAGAACTCAATTATGCGTTTTTCGGATATGTAGCGACACATACATTCATTAACAACTCAGCTATCAGCTACGAAGATAAGTTCCAATCTGCATTATCTCATTTTCTAGAATGTTGGTGGTGGTATCAATATGCAGAAAGATACAGATGTGACTTATCGTTCTCCGTATTTTTCAAGCCTAGAATAGGTGAGATGATAGAGAGGGAACTAAATGAGGTCAAATACTCCATCCGTCGTTCGCTTTGTATGGAAGCTGGTGCTCAGATCGGAAAACATTGGGCTAAAGTAACATATGAAGATCTGTCACATGTACATCTCCCACCTGAAAAGATGAATTCTCTTAAAGCTATTTTTGGTACGCTTTACTGGGCTGATCTTGAAACTCATGAATTATACATACCGTCTGAAGATAAGATAAGTTCGTTTGAGTATCCGACAGATTGTTACAATGATGTTAAGAGTTTCTTGATACATGAGATGTGCGATAACGAATGTAAGCTAACTGACAGTATGTTAAGGAAATATGAAGAGGAGTATGGATTAGATTTCATTGAAATGAAAAATACATTGCCTGAAGCAGAGGCTGAACTATATAAGACACTTAAATCTGCCGTGGATTTAGTAACACTTCAAGAATAACCAGATAACCACCTAGATCGACCTGTTAATAGATGACCTAGGTGGTAATTTTTAATGTTTAAAGAGATTTACAATATTGTCTGGAAGATTTACATATTCTTCTGTAATGATATTTCTGCCTAGGAGTACGATAACATCTTCAATTTCTACAGTTTCAAATGCTATGTTTCCTCCATATGGCGTAATAGATGACCCATTCGGAATGCTCTTGAATTTAAAAATTGACCGAATATCATTAGACCATTCATACATGAGATCATCTACGGTCTTATCTACTATAGTCATTGTCGGATCAAACTGAACAACCTGCCGAATTTCTTCGGCAGATAATTTTATTAGCTCGGATGTTTTACTCATCTACAGGTACCTCCTAACATGCGATTTCTTTTCGTTTATTTTCAAGCTCTCTAGCTGCTACAGCATCTTTACCATCCTGGAATCCCCTGTTTTTAGCTTCTTCAGATCCTCTACTTCTCATTCGAGTTGTTTTGGTTCCCCAACCTGCTGTCATTTCTTCAAAACTTTCTGTTACTTCTTTAGGAACTACAAGCATGAGAGCTGTGCACTGTTTATCAAGAGCAGCTGCAATACCTGATGTAAATCCCTGGAGATAATCGTTTGCAACACCCTTCGTTGGTTTACCAAGTTTTTTGCATTCGTTGTAATACTTATCTGCAAGCTTGTTACCAATCTGGAAGAGATACGAGAACACCTGATATGCAATCTGTGCATCTTTGCTGAATCCATAAAAGACGATACCTTTTGTTCCGCCTAACAGATACATCTTACAGCAGAAGTTTCTAGCGATTACACCTGCAAGTTCGTATCTCCAATTCATGTAGTTGTAATCCTTTTCCGGCATCCAAACTGCCTTTTCAATTTTATCTTTTTCAGACCCATCAGCTAAGTCAGCTACATCCAAGTTGTATTTTGCAAGCAACTCTTGAGCTTTAAGAGAAGCTGATAATGCTTCATGTTCATTAGGGTTGTTATTAGCCAGGTCCAGCAGATTTTTGATTTTGTTTAAAATCTTTTCAGATACTTCGTTCATGTTTGTCATAACTTGAATCCTCCTTGGTAATTAAATACGTGTTATTTATGTTATGAGTATATTATATAACGATTTGGTTCAGAAGTCAATATCTGAATAATTGGTTAATAATTTCGTAATAATTTTATAATCCTGCCATCACCTTAAACCAATTCCGTATAGATTCCACAAATTCTTCTCTAGAATCTGATTCGTCCAACAGATCCTCAAAATCTTTTAGCTCCTTTCCGTAATCTACAGTAACTAAAAGATCTCCGTTTTCATCGTACACAAAATCTGCACCTTGACCCATTTGTGTGCTAGGTTCTGACGTCCAACCTATTGGATCCAATGCATCCTGTACGAAATCCGCCAGGACATCTTCACTGTATACATCAATATTTTCTTTACGAACTGACCAATCATCTTGATTACATTTTATACATCTTTTCATATTTTGATAACCCCCATTATTGATAAATGCATATATAGTTAAGATTACATCACCTAATCTGCATCCTTAACTTTGAGCTTGCATCTTGTAAGATACGTCTGCTTAATATCTCTATAAGATGACTGACTTTTAACTGTACCTGTAACAGATGCATATTCTAATTCATCTAAAGATTTACTGGTGGTCCACATGAGAATATTATCGTTGACATCAACCATCTTATAAAGGAAAGATATACCATACATTGTATCACTTGAATGTACACATGTTACAGATTTAAGATCAACTGTGATTCGTTCTCCTATAGTTCCTACATATTCTGACTTGAAGTCGTCTTTATGATTTTTGGCGAATTCCTCATCATTCTTCTTAAATCTCATAGCCTTTCTATAAGCAATAGTAGCAGACGCTAATATACCTATATCTGACCATTTGACATACTTGTTACTTACAAGTGTTTTCAAATTGTGCATGTAAATTTCATGCGTATCAGCTTCTTTGAGAAGCCAATTCATGATGTCATTCACCTGATTGACAACTTCTTCACGGTTGCAATCAAAATTTATTTGATCTGCAAGTTCATCAAATCTATGTGTAATTGTACCACCATTCAGTGCTTTCTGCAAGAATAATCTAGTAAGTACTTTTGTAGATTCATCGTGACTATCTGCAGATCTGTATCCAAGTTTAGACACAAGTTCTTCAGCTACCTTAAGAACATCTACAGTTTCGTAATAAGCAGTATTACTAGAAGCGTCTACTGCTTCTCCTCGAATAAGTTCGTCAAACATTGCGATATAACTAGCAACACCTTCGGCATCCAGCCCATGTGTATAATCTGCTAAACAAGATTTACCGACCTGTTTAAACTCTTCTGTTTCTACATTCTGGATAAGATAAGTTGATTTTCTTGCACGTTTTGTATTACAATGATCACATACAAGTTTGCAAGTTTTATAGAAATCTGGAACTTCGACATCAGTTGCATACTGTTTAATGATATTCCCGTTAGGACTTTTTTCAATAGTAGCGATAAATCTCCAGTTATTTATGATAGCTACACCTGAAACTGATATTTCAAAAAATCTAGCAGTCTCTCTAAATCCTGTGGAAAGAACGACTTCACGATAAGTTTCACCGAGTTTATGGTACTCGAAATGACAATTGTATTTTTCACATTTAGACTGAATTCTTTTAAGCTTCTTTTCAAGACGCTCCATGTTATCTTCATGTATGAAATAGGTTTTATCTTCCATGTGTGTACCCTCCTAATATCTCTATTGGTTTATTATGTACATATTATATAACGATTTTATTCAGAAGTCAATATCTGAACCTCGTAAGTAATTCAGTTAATAATTTCGTAATAATTACAGGCACCTGATAAATCAGATGCCTGCAGGTTTAGGTTTTAGATTGTTGGAGTTTGTAAAAATTAGTTGAAGGAACTACATCTTCTCTGCATACTTAGAAAAGTTTTTAATAAACTTGGCTGTAATAGACGGTTCAGACTGTGTTCCAATTGTAGGAATGTGTGCCATACGATAATTCAAATCATATGCTTTAGTAGCTGACTTGTACCAATGCTGCTCAAAATCTGTAAGTGCATTGTATACTGCAAAAGCTGTTCCTTCATAATTGTCAAGATTCGGTGATACTAAACATTCATTGAAAGATTCTCTGACAGCTGTTACATTATCATTAGCTTTTGTATCTAAGATATCACCTGTCTGAGACATCTGATACGGAAACAGATCATCTTTTAACTTGTCAAGTTTTTCACTTGACACTTTGTAAGATGCAAACTTCTCCATCTTTCTAGATGTAAGAATCATGGTGTTTTCCGCATTCTCGATAAGTTTATATCCTAAATCCCGATTCATTCCAATATCTTTTGTAACAGGTACTCTAGCTGAATACACTCCTTTATACAATGCATGCATAAGCATGTTTTGACAAACAACACGTACAGGTGTAAACACTACTGTTACTTTGTTGTCAGCTTTCAAATGATCATTCATGATAATCATGTAGGTTTCAGCATCATCATCTAAGATTTTACTCTTATTTCGGAACTTAAATGCTCCGAATACTTTCCTGCTGTGATCAATTTCACCTGCACACTGAAACTCAAGTTCATCACCTAACAGATCATCTACCATGTTGAACATGTCAACGTTTGCTACAAGATTAGGATATCCACTACTGATAACTCCTAACACCTGCTTAGTGTCATCTCGCTGAACGGTATACCATCCTGGAATCAATCCGATATCTTCTGCGGACATTTTATGTACGCTAGATGTCCAATCAAAACCACATTCTTTCATGATAGAATCTGCAGATGTCGGTGGAGTGTCTAATCCTTTACCAAGTGATACCCACGGCAGTTCTTTAAGATAAATCATATTATCCATCTGTGTTACCTCCTATTTTCTTATTCATTAACATTAACGATCTTATTCTTCAATTTCTTTTCCATATTCAAACTGCAACCCTTTTGCAGGTTTTCCAGTTCGTATAGATCTCTCAATAGACGATTTTGAAACTCCTGTTTCCTGTATAGCTTCAATCATAGATTGATATGTAGTGTCTGTATTGATACAGCGTACCTTTCTAGCTTTTCTACCACCTCGTGACTTTCGATGAATAGTAGTAATAGCTGTGTCCGATGCTTCGTTTGCTGTCATAGCTGTTGGCTGTGGAACTGCGATTCCTAAATTTAAAAGCAAATACTTTTTAATCATTGCATCAATCTCGTCGATCTTCTGATTGGTACATTGTCCGACATATCGAAATAACCTGTCAGATACAAATGGAATCATCTGATTACAGCACACGTAACTGTCGTGCTCAATAGTTATAGGTACAGCATATAATTCAGCAGTCGTACCCTTCTTCGTAGCACTTTCTAAAGTAGATATTGGGCAAACCGTCAGCTGACATGCTGATGTAGGATTTGAGACGTTAGAGATGATAACTACAGGATGTTTACCACCAATGATACCTCTTTCCTCAGATAACGGAATATCCGCCCACCAAATACCGCCTTTGATATACTTGACATAATCCATATTTTAAATCCTCCTGTGTAATAAAAATAAAAGTGTACATATCTACTAGATACATACACTATAACGACGGAAAGTCTATTTAGTTGTTTAATAGTAATTAAAAATCACTTTAGTTACTATTTTAGTTAATTGGATGTTTCTTAAGATAGTTATAAACAGCGGCAGGTGTACATTTTAGTTCTAAAGAAATATCCTTGACAGACCAACCTGCTTTCTTAAGAGCTTCAAGTTTTCCATAATCAAGCTTGGATTTACGACCTCTAGATTTATGTTCTAAATATTCTATAGCTTGATCTTCAATGGATGGGCTATCATGTAGAGATTGGTTGACATCTGCAGATGTATCTGCATTGTTCGATAATGTTTCTGCCGGTACATGAACAGTTTCAACTTTAGGATATACAGTTTCAACTTTATTAGCTGATATGTCATCTTTTGAAAATTCTATATTCTTATCAACTACAATTGAATCCTCAATAAGTGATTTAAGAGTAATCTGCCGAAATACGCCTTTCTGTACAGGAACAAGCACAAATACATTATCTATAGTTTCTTTATCTATAGTACAAATGTTTGAAAAGTTTTCATACATACTAAACCCTCCTCGTTATCTCACAGCATTAGGTAACTTACCACGCCATGATTTATCTCCCAATTTATCATACTTATACTTGTTTCGTATAGATTTCCAAAATTGATGACCCTTAGATGGAGCTCCTATCAATTTACGATATACTAATACTGGTACATCGTAGTATATGTATGCATCTCCAGGTCCTCCATACTTACCTTTGAACTGTATGATAACATCCCCTACTTTGTTCTGACCATCAGGTACATCTATGCCGTACGCCCATAAATTAGAAGATTTACATCTTACAAGATTTTTCGTCATATCTTTAGTACTTCGTCCTAAGATACAACATACTAAATTTTCATCATATACAATCTCGCAATCATATATTTCTGGAATTTTTTGGATAACTCGCTTCAAAAGCAGCCACCTCCTATAGTTGCAATTAGTAATAACTGTCAATATAGAAGGTGGTGATTACCTGCAAGTATCAATGCTGTGTAGACGAAAATCCTAATATCGTTCACGATTAAGCTCTTTATATCTCTTGTATACTCCCATAGAAAGCCGACGAAATTCTTCATGGCATTTTCCAATGTCACCTTCTTCGATACGTTTGTAGAATTCATCATCTCTAAATCCAATCTTATCTGTGTCTTTCTTAGTGCAGCCATAGCAGATATCATTGATATTAGCCCACATGATTGCACCTAAACACATCGGGCAAGGTTCTCCTGTAGTATAGATGTCATATCCTGAAAGGTCATGTGTTCCAAGATTTTTACAAGCATCTCTAATAGCTTCCATCTCGCCATGACATGTAGGATCATGTTTATCTAGCACACGATTATGACCTCGTCCTACAATCTCACCTGTTTCTGCGTTTACTACAACTGCACCGAAAGGTCCGCCATGATTATTTTCAATCCCTTCGTAAGCTTCGTGAACAGCTGCTGCCATCGCTTCTGTTGAATAACGTTTCTTTGACATTTATCTTACCTCCTAAAAATACATTTCTCTTAACTCTTCTACTTTGCTATAGCATTCCCTAGGATTAAGAGCACCTTGTTTGCTAAGTATATTAGCTGCCCATATCATATAATCATGTACAGCATCGTAGATATTATGATAATCAACATCTAAAGGCTCCTCATCGATATGAGCTAAAACTGCAGGGATTCTATCTAACAAAGCATCCTCCCACTTATACCAAGTGTGATTCAATATAAATTTACTGGAAGGATATTTCTTAGTATGTCTAAGTTTATCTACTTTAACCATGAACTTAGTACCAATTTCCTGTTTCCAATGGTTTTGAGTAGGTACGTATGGAAACATCCAAACTTTTATTAGATGTTCATATAAATATTCAGATTGCTTTTTTAGCTCTCTTGCAACCTCTTGATGATTTTCTGCAAAACACAATATTTTCACTTTATCACCTCCAATAAAAATACCTGCAACACATTATATGTTACAGGTATTATAACGATTTTTATTTCAATATTACTTACGAATGAGGTCGTAAAACTCAGATCTTAAAGCATGGTCAGAATCAAATCTACCGCGCATTGCAGCGGTTCGAGTAACTGTACCAGGCTTCTTAACACCTCTCATTGTCATGCAAGCATGTTCGCCTTCAATGACAACAATGACATCTTCAGTACCTAAAACTTTCTGAAGAACTTCTGCAATATCTGTTCCAATCCGCTCCTGAAGCTGGGGACGTTTTGCACACATTTCTGCAATTCTTGCAATCTTTGACAGACCAATTACTTTACCATTTGGAATGTATCCCACACTTACATATGCATTGTACATTGGTAAAAGATGATGCTCACACATGGAATAGATAGGAATATGACCTTCCACTACTAAATCACCGCTTTCTACATCTTCAAAGCATACATTATACTTATCTGCAATCTCATCATTTGTGTAATTCATACCTTCAAAGATTTCATCCCAAGCTTTGAATACACGCTGTGGTGTGCGTTTAAGTCCCTCACGACTTGGATCATCACCGATACACACTAACATGTTATTGATACATTTCGTAAAGATATCTTCTACCGAATCCATAATAGAGATATCTTTTAATTTTGCTCTATCTATTGTTGTATCTGTTCTCATTTTAAACTCCTCTCATATCAGCAGGCCATACAAACTTATGGATCTGAAGCTGAAATCTCACTTGATTCAATCTGTTTGTCTGTAAGTATTCTACAATTTCTTTAGGTTCGATATCACCAAATATAGGACTTACAAATACTTGACAATTTAATTCATGGTGGGATAAGAGATCTTTCATCTGATCCAAATCTTGTTTACAGCCTACTACAAATTTCAAAACATCTTTAGCACTCAGCAATCTTAAGTTATCAGGAAGATTATACTTACTCATTCTAGATGAGTAAGATTTCCAGTCAACTGTAAACATAAGATGCTGATTGATGCAGTCTGTTGAAAATTCTGAAGATAAACTTTCTACCAGCTTATCAACAGCTACAGATCCGTTAGTTTCAATGTTAACAAAATATCCACAAGTGATAAGCGCCTGTACAAGTTTGTTTATATCATCGTGAATAAGCGGCTCCCCGCCTGTTATTGTTACACGTTTACAGTTGTGCTTGTTTACTTGATTGATGATATCAATGTAAGTCATCTCTTTGAAATCATCGCCTGTACATGCGTACAGAGAGTCGCAATAACTACATCTCAAATTACATCCATGTAATCGAATAAAAGTAGCTAAGTAACCTGCACGAGATCCTTCGCCTTCAATTGAGTTAAAAATTTCTACTACTTTCATAGTTTAATCCTCCGGACAGTATATAGCAATATTGTTTTCAGTTTCCTGTACCTGAATTTCCTTGATGAATACTTCAGAATCAATTCTCTGAATATACGGTTTGATTTCTACATAGAATGATCTAGCCATCCATTCAGCTGTAGGATTATTCTCAACAGTGTACACCTTTTTACAGTTATCCTGAATTGTTGGAGCAATTGGATCTGTGCGTTTGATGATGCACGAATGGTCATACTTCTTCTCGATTTTATCTCGAAGAACTTCTTTCAGCTGCTTGAAGTCGATGACCATTCCAGCTCGATTGAGATTCTTGCGTCCTACAATAACAGTGACTTTGTAAGAATGACCATGAACATTCTGCCTGCACTCTTCAGAATACGTATCTACATCATATAATCTGTGAGCTGCTTCAAAAGCAATCTGAGTTTTAACAAAATTCATACTAATCATCCCCTTCCAAAGCTGGATCTTTTACACCATTTGCAGCAAAAGCAGCTGCTCGATCAATGCATGTTCCACATTTTCCACAAGGCTTATCTCCGCCTTCATAACAGCTCCATGTATACTTGAAAGGTGCTCCTAATTCAAGTCCACGTTTCACAACATGAGCTTTATTCATATTCACAAGCGGGGCACAAACATGTACTTTTCCATATGTTCCAATATTGATAGCTTCTGTCATAGCATCTGTAAACTCCTGCGAGCAGTCAGCATAAGCATCGCCAGCTGCATCATCTGCATGTGCTCCAAGATAGATATCAACGTCATCATCTGGATATATAGACTGTGCAAGTGCAGCTACTGCTGATAACATAAGACCATTACGGAATGGCACATATGTAGATACTTTACCTTCGCCATTTTTCTCAATCTGTTCTGCATAACTCATTTCTGGAATTGCCTCTGTAGAATCTTTAAGCAGCGAACAATTGCTGTACTTGAGGATGTTTGAAAGATCTAATTCATAATGACCTGTGTGGTAGAAATCAGCTACTTTAGCTGCACATTCTAACTCTTTAGAATGTTTCTGTCCGTAGCTGACAGATACTGTTGAAACGTTTTCAGCTCCAAGTTTATCAACTGCGATAGCTACACAAACGGTGGAATCTACCCCGCCTGACGAGAGAATAAGTGCTTTCTTACATAAATTTTCTTTGTTTTCCATATTCATCCAACCTTTCCAAGTAATGATAGTCTCTTCTAGAGTTCGCTAATTTTCTTTCATGAACCCATCTACAATATTCAGTTTCATTCCATTGGTACTCTATGACATCTTCTGTCCTTACATAACATTTTCCTTTGTACAGCCTTCTCTTTGATATACATTCTAGAAGGTATCCAGCTTTCCCATCAATTTGTCTTGCGCAGTCTGCAATACTTTTATAGACTTCGCCAGAATCTAAACATTTTATTTCAGATCTGTACGCACCCTTGTTATTATCATATTTTGTTCTTGCAAAAAACAGATACTTTTCTATATCCTCAGGAATTTCAGAAGTTTTACAGAAACACAATCTATTTTTGCAACAAGACTGCATTTTTATTGATTCTATTATATTGGTTGTATCGCATCCTACATATCTAGCTGCTTCAGAATATGATTCAAACGTCATCATATTATCCAAACAAGTTACAGGAACAGGTACATTTGTTTTATTTAGACCTGTTTCATAAGCATGATAAGTATTTCGCCGAACTGTACACCATTCTAAGTTATCAACACTATTGTTCTGTTTATTCCCATCTAAGTGATTAACAATAGGCAAGTTATCAGGGTTAGGTATAAATGTCATCGCAACTAATCTAGACACTCTGTATTGTTTTGTTTGGCTATACTCGTCTGTTAAGGTTATATTTAGATATCCATCTTCGTCTAATGATTGTTTCATAATTCTTTCAGGAAAACTCATTGACCTTCCGTTTTTAGCTATGATGTTTCTAGGAAGGCTTCTTATCCTTCCAATTGAAGATATCAAATAAAAATTTTCATATCCTGGAATTCTAACCCATTTTTCATGCATTTTGTCTCCTTTCTGTTTTTGATTATTTATATCCATCAGCTACTAGCTAGGTAACAGCACTGTCTAGTAGCTGACGATTACACATATATGAACGATTCTTACATATCGTATCTAATAGCACGATTAGAGCTGTCTCTTAGAATGTCAATACGACGCTGACGTTCCAAATCTTTATGTTCACTGTCCGCATATGTTGCAAACGGGAAGATAGAAATGCCGCCACGTGGTGCAAAGATTCCACGCACTTCGATGTATTTTGGATCCATCAGGGCAACAAGATCTTTCATGATAGTGTTTACGCAATCTTCATGAAATGATCCATGATTTCTGTAACTGAACAGATATAACTTAAGAGACTTACTTTCCACCATACGCTCATTTGGTATGTAGCTGATGACAATCTTAGCTAAATCCGGCTGATGCGTAAGCGGGCATAAACTGGTGAACTCATATGCATCAAATGAAACTACATATTCGTTATCCGGATGTTTGTTGACAAAAGTTTCTAAGACACTTGGGTCATACTGTGTAGGATATTTAGTTTTACCTGACCCTAATCCTTTAACTGTCCCTAAATCCTCGCTTGTACGGTCTGTGTCGTAATTCTTGTTTTCATTATTCATTTTAATCTCCTCCTTACCTTCTACGAGATCCCAGTTACATGTTTTCGTATTCCATATGTATTTGTGAGGCTTGCCTGCAATAGCATCCTCTGTAATATATGCAATAATCGTTTTAATTCCACCGAATCTCTCTTCATATAATCTAATTTCGTTTTTAACAGGTAAATCTGCTTTTGTCTTACGTGTTACTGTAAATTCTGATAACATGTTTATACCCTCTATTTATCTTCTGCCCATACAAACTTGCTGTTAACCATCTCACCATTGTCAATAACGATATCCTGGCCTGTCATGGATTTATTCCTTACAGATATGAAATATATCCACTCAGCTATTTCTTCTGCAGATGCCCATTTCTTCAAAGGCGTAACAGCCATGATCTTATGCCACAAGTCCGGGTCATTTAACACAGGACTATTAAGTTCGGTAACTACACCTCCAGGACTGAGGCTATTGCATGTTGCACCATACTTAGCGACTTCGTTTGCAATAGCTTTAGTATATGGAAGAATTCCACCTTTAGAAGCTGCATAGTATGGAAACTCTTCACCTGTATGTGCAGAAACGGATCCGACATTGACAATGCTCTTGATATTCTCTTGAAGTCCATACTTCTCAGTTACTCTCATAAGCGATACTAAGTTAGTATCAATAGAAGAAATATCATTTGACTGTATCCCAGCGTTGTTAATGAGATATGATACGTTTTCAATATCTGGGAGTTTTGTATATTGACGAATATCCGCCTGATGATGAATGTAATTTTTATCATCGAATGGCTTACCTTCTAGATCAATTCCATGAACTGTAAATCCGCATGACAGAAACTTGATAGCTGTAGCTAATCCAATTCCATTTGCAGACCCTGTAATTACTACTATACCCGATCTCAAATTAACACCTCATTTCAATATTTTCGAGCTCACGTTTACAAGCTTTACGAGATACAGATCCTACATTTGATAACATGTCAGATAACCATATCATATAATATCTACAATTATTGTAAACTACTTCAGGATCTACGTCTGAATCTCCATAATCGTCTACTACAGTTGGGATGTATTCGATGATAGAATCTTCATATACATCCCAAGTAGACTTGAGTATCTGGTCACTAGTAGGTCTCTTATTCTTCTTTTTAAGCTTACTTACACTGTTTAAAAACGCATAAATTTCATCTCCCCAATGACTGGCGGAAGTATGACCGGGATACATAAAATACTTAACCAAGTGTTTTATCAAAGGCTTAGACTCACGCTCTAATTCATACAGTAGTGTGCTTTTATCTTTAGCAAAACAATATATCACACGTTTCATATCTACACCTCCTTCTGTATATACTAACGAGATATGTAGTCGATGTAGTCCTGACCTACACCTTCCTCTTCCCATTTTTTAGAAACTCTGTATCCCCAAGGGCTAAAGATAACTTCTGCAAGTAATTCAAACACAGCTCCAACAATAGAGCACATTACACATTGTGTCATTGTCCATCCAAAGAAATTATGAGATACAAGCAACGCAAACATCATATTGTCTACAAACTGACCCAATGCAGTAGATACATAGGATCTTAACGCATACACTTTGAACGAATTGCTTGTAAGATGTTTTCCAATGATTTCGTTGATAACACAGTTTACAATCGAAGACACTGCGAAAGAAATCATAGATCCAAGTACTACATACCAAGTACCTCCAATAGTTGCATCAATCGCTTTGTTTGCAATATCACTGTTGAATGTGTAATAAGCTGACCAATCATTTGGTACAATTGACACAATCCAGAAAAGTCCACACATTATGAAGTTTACACCGATGGATAAAATGGAAATTTTTATAGACGCTTTTGCACCAAATCTTTTGGTCAACATATCCATTGACAAAAAGCTGATCCATGACAATAAGAATCCACAATCCAGTGCGAGATAATCGTAGTTGACAAACTGCTTACTTGCAAATAGATTCATCAGACAAACTGACATTACAAAGAAAATGACTGTAACAGTTGGAATGTTGCGTAAAAGCATTTTGTAATCCGCATGTTCAGTCTTGATAAAATTGATGATATGATCCATATTTAGTTCCTCCTTTATTTTTTGATATTCGCCAGGACGTCAGGATCTTTTACATAACTGGCGTTACAAATCATATAACGATTCGACTACATTATTATAGGTACAAATGCATAGTTGCAAATGTACCTATATAACATAATATTATCTGTAGATAAATTCTCTATCAGAATAGCATTTGTTTAAACGCTTGTCTACATATGAAAGCGTATCTGCTAGAAGTTTATCTAAGTTCATATCTTTTTTGTAAGTAAATGTTTTCATACCTAATGTAAATTCATCCGGTGTAAGTTCAAGTACATTGATACGAATTTTATCCTGATAAGTTGTAATATTTAGATCAATGTTCATCTCCTGTAAATTCTCATCTAATGTTCCGTCATCCTTTATCATCTGATAATAAACTTGGAAATATACATCCGACATATTAGCCGAATTTTGCTGATTGTAAGATGTGTCAATATGTCTGTACAAGTAATTACTAATAGTGTTTACATATTGTCCACCTTCTGACGGTTTACCTTTAGATCGTCTACACAATATTCGTTTCATGATTACCTCCCTATTTAACATCCGGATTTGGATCTTGCCACTTATTATTCATTCTAGTATATAAAGGCTCACGAAGATGCCAAGCTTTATCTGCTGCAGAATACTGCCAAACATAAGGCTTAGTTTGAGGAGTTAGATCAACTATCATTGCAAGCGGGTTAAGCACAAACCGGATTGTAACGCTATTTTGATCTCCTTTAAAATTACTGATACCTAAATGCACATATGCTACTCCACCTTTTTGAATCGGTGGCAATGTTGTAAACTCAAAGTTTCGATATTGTAATACTTTGTCTCCTGTAAACGGAGGATTTCCAAAAACAGCTGTTGCATAAGGTCCACTTCCCGGTGTATTCATATTGGATCCACTTATGTTTGGAACATCGTGAGATACTACGTTGGATTGAGCAAATGTCCGCTGTCCATCATTACTTACTCTTACATAACATCTATATATTCCACCATATCCTCTGCAAGGTATTCCTCTGTAACCGCCATATGCCCAATATCCTCGACCTCCAGAATCACATGCAACTGTCTGTATTCCAACTTTCTTAATTACTTGAACATCATTAGTATCATTGATGAATTTAACACATTCTTCTTTATCTGCCCATAGGTTACCAGTTTGCCATGTAAAATATCGTGGAGTAGCAGCCCAGTAGCCTTTAGATGCATTGTAATTATATATAACAGGCTTAGTAGCCGATGACATGTCCCAACTCAATGTAACACCTCCTATTTTTCTTCAGGTACATATGCAACCCATCCTAAATTAGGATTATCTTTGGAGTTTACATATATCCAGATTGGTACATATCCCCAAGACGCATATACTGTACTATCCTGGATGATAACGCTATAGTTACCTAACCACCCACTGAATGTATATCCGTTTCTTATAGGATTTGGCGGAGGTGTAGCATGACCTCCATATTTGATACCACGTTCCACTTTGATAATACCTGCATCACCATCTCTGTATCCATCTCTAAATGTTACTGTATACGTCGGCTCTTGCCAAAGTGCTTTAAGCGTAATAGAAGTATCCACTGAAAATATTCCGCCGTCAGGTCCTAAAGTTTCTCCTGTTTGTGGATTGGTATAAACTGTTTTACCGTCCATTGACCATCCTAAAAATGTCATGATTCTACCATCATCTGAATCGTTACCAGACGCTTGATCAGACCCTCCACTTTCGCTAGTACTGTCATACATCATGCTATAACCTGGAATTGTCAAAGGCTGACCATGTGTTTTAGTAAGAGTAATAGATGACACAGGAACATCAATGATTTCTTTTTTAGTTACTATAGTTCCGTCTTCTTGAACTTCTTGAACCTCAACTTCTTTCTTCTCAGTAACATCTACAAAATGTCCGCCATTTCCGTCTAATATAATATTGTAACTATAAATAGCATAGATGGTAGTTGTTGCAGATATAGTAGTCTGTGCTGTGACAGTTTTACCATTAGTAAGTGATGTCACCCAAGCTTTGAAACTACAATTGAATCGGGTAGGTACAGGTAACGTCCCTATAGCTACAGCTCCATATATTGCATATAATGTTGCAGAGCTATCTGCTGTATATGTTCCACCTACAGGATATGCATCACCTGATCCATCTGGTTTAGTATTCCATTGTTTAATAGGTAACGATAGATTTTTAAAATCTGGACTACCTGTTCCTTCATTATAATTATAGTATAATGTGATAGGTTTAACATATGCTTTCCCTGATAGCTTCAAGTCTACTCCGCTTATCTTTGTTTGATTTGCAGGAGCATCTCCAGATCCACCATTTAGATCATATTTAATGGTATATGTTACACCCCACTGTGCATATAATGTAACATCTGCATCTGCCGTATATTTATCTCCAGGTGAATATTTTTGACCTGAACCATTCTTGCTAGTTGTCCACCATTTAAACACGTACCCAGTTCGTGTAGGTGAAATAGTAGACAACACCAAAGCTGTTCCGTATTTCTTAATCTGATTTGCAGGAGCTCCAGACCCTCCATTAGCATCAAATTTAACTGTATGTGAGGTTTGTATCTGTGTAAGCACGATATTACCACTTGCAGTTAAATCATCTAGGTTAGACCCAGACCACACTATGGACGCAAACTCCATCCAGAAACTAAAATATACTGTTTTAGCCCCATTAGCATTATGCTTAACTACTATAGAACCTGATTCTATATGCTGTACTCCCGAACCATTTACAGTGCTAACTCTACCTTCTGTTGTCTGACCATTAACTGTTACTGACCATGATTTTGGAGAAGTATCTGAAGGAGCATAAGGCTTGTGTAGATCTAAACTCCAATTCAATGTACTTTGGTTATTATTAGTATCTACAGAAGATTCTGTTACTGTAAGTATTGCATATGGAGATGTTGAAAATTTTGGACCTCCTTGACATGTTGCCATATATCATCACCTCCATTACTTCTTGGGTTTGAATCCCCAACCAATACCGATTGACCCATCAGGAATATCTGTATCCGTAGGAGCAGTTTTTGAGATATATAGTCTTAATCCATTTGGAAACTGTACGTAGTTCTTATCAATACCTGCTCGAAGTGTTTTAAGCGTATCTCCTAACACGTCAATACCACAGTTGTTAGCAAGTGCTTCTAATAACTGTTGCCAAGTCAATGTTGAAGATGGTGCTAAAATATTATCGGTACCACCAATTCGTTTCTCTACATATGATGTTCCACCTTTACCGCCCATTCCAGCAACAGTCTTATTACTGTTAGCAGTACCTATAGCATATTGACCACCATTAAGTTGAGAACTTACAGATAAACTCATACTCTTGTTGGATCCAGTCTGAGTTACAACCATCTTAGCTTTACTGTGAGAAGATACTGTAACATCGTGGCTGATATCTTGTACTGTTACTTTTGCTGCTGATACAATATTTCCATCCTTATCAGTTGTTTGAATTTCACCATCCGGTGTTTTATTCATTGCATTAGTACCTGGAAATGTATGCTGATAGTCATTCATAACATCGGATGCTGTTTTAGAATCTTTGATATTAAACATTTTAACAGATCCAGGTGCTACACAATCAAGCGGATTCAATTTGGTCTGACCTTCTTGTGTAACAAGTGTACCCCATAATGCTGGTGGAAACTTTTCCGATCTCTGATAGACCGTCAACACAGCTTCTGTATCACTGACAGATGTAAGATAAGTTACATTTACATCATCCTGCTGTTTGCTACCATCTACTCCATAATACTGTAAAGAATACCCTGTTTCGTAATAGTCTTTCGGATTAGTAGTTTTCATATCAATGATTGGTGCATCATCAACAACTTTCTCAGAACTTGATAATGGAAGTCTACGTTTATAGGCTTGCGTTGTAAAATAATTGATATATGAGCTAGGGACATAAAAGCAGATTTTATTTGCCCAAGGATAAACTGCAGGACCTAAAAAATCTCCGTCCTCGGGATTCATAGTATTTGTAGATGTGTCAATCCCTGACTGACCTACTACTACAGATTTTATCATGAATCCAGTAAGTAGCACTTGAAAGGATGATTCAATTCTACCTCTCATATGAAGTCTGATTCTAGGATAAGATGATAAATCCGGCTGAAGATTTTTAGCAGGAGGAGTTTTCCCGCTAGCTGACCATGTACCAGGTTGAATGATAACTCCATCAATGATCTTCATGTATTGAGCTAATTTAAGCTTTTCAGCTTTAGTCCAATCATCTAAAGTATCTGTAGGAACTGATCCTGTCGGACCTACATATCCAGAAAGCTTATCTGACTTGATAAGATCTCCGTAACTTGCAATTCCATCTGCCCATACATCTGATTTAGAATACCTACCCTGACCTCTAAAATAACTTGCAATAACCGTAGACGCTGCTGTCAAATTTGTGTTTGTTGGAAGTGCAACTTCATAAATCCAATTATCTGTTTCTTTATGCTCTGTATTAGCAGGAATTTTCAAAAGCATAGACGACCCACTTCCCATCATAGAAGCTAGCCACTCACGTTCGGTAGCTGGATCTGTATCAGGTGAAACTGAATCATGCTCTTTGACGTATACTTCATAACTGGATAGACCTACTACTCTACCCTCATTGTATAACTCTTTTGGCATTATATTCCTCCTATCTAGTTACTAAAACTCATAGTAAGTTTTGTATCTAAATAAGATTCAATCAGTGAGTATGGTAACCTGACGTAAATAACAAATATACATTATTAAGGAGGAAATTTATGTCAATATATGTAAAACAATCATCTGGAACATCACCTATCATAGATTATGATAATTTAATGCAAGTTAGCAACTTGACTACTACATCAAACGGAGTTATAACATTTCCGCATATAAAAACACGATTTGTATTTGGAGTATATCCATTTGAAGCATTACAACCATCTTCTGCATCTGGGGGATATACAGTCAGAATAGATTTGACGCAGTATAATTTTCATAATACAAAATCACTATGGACAAATTGTGCAGCAGTCTATCCTGGAGGTATGCCTCTGTGTTGTATAAACGAAATTGCAACTGACCATATAACTTTATTTGGAAACGTTAGTGTTAGAGGTGCATACATATGTTGGTGTGTACTTGGACCATATTCTGATTGATAACATGAGGCATCATGTGAACTCAAAACTGCACATGTTTTAGCATCAAAGATTTCTCTGTTATTAGTTAGTAAATCTAACCTGTCGTAACATATAAAGACAGGAGGTGTAACTAATGGGAGCATTTATCAAAAACAGTGACGGTGTTAAAAGCGTGCTACGAAACCATACTATATATTACAAATTCGGATTATCTGATTCAACTGAAACCATTTTGCTAGAATCTAATAGTCGAGGATCTATCAATGTTGTCATGCCTGGAACAGGTGCGAGCAATTGGCCTAGGAAAAACATAGCGCCTGACGTAGTAATAGCTGTACCCTATACATCATCTAAGTTATCTGCAGAAATTTCTGTCGGTGATATTGGAATTGGTGGATTTACAGCATATTTAAAGAATACTGGAGGAACATCGGCATATTTTAAAGTCATGTGGCTAGCTATTTGGAAATAAACAACATCAACATTGACATCTAACAATCTAACCTGACGTAATTTAAACTTATCAGGAGGATTGATAGATGTCAATTTATGTTAAAACTTCAAGCGGAGCGGTTTCGCTTGCAGACCCAATATGCTATATCAAACGGGTAAAACGAGATAACTTAGTTTGCAACACAAATGAGTATGACTATTTTAATTTTGAAGCACCTATGAAACCAGGATACAGTAGATCTGTTATAAACGTAAATATTCAAAATGCGACTACTAATGGATATGGTATGAGTCGAGTACATTATATAGGATATAGGACAGTTGACAATAATATTGCTATAGACTTGCGAAACTACAATACTGCAAACACAACTCGATTATGGATCAGTATTGATGTTTTATATATTAGAGATGTATACACACAAGGATGGTAACCTGACGTAGAATATCTTACTAAATATCTAGGAGGTATTCTATGTCTACATATATTAAATCAAAAGATGGGTGTAAAAGATTAGTAGATCCACTTATTATACGAGATATTAAATCTATACAAAGCTGGGGAGCATGGGGATTCATATATGGAGACGCTACTAACTCATATGTATATGTCTTTATACCAGGTATATATGTTACAGACGCAGGCCATACTTGTACTGTAGTATTCTCCTCTAATCAATTTGCTATAAAACTATATTCTAACTCTGGATGGCCTATTGTTACTTTTAGCAGTTCAGAATATTTAAAAACTACTCAACAGTCACAAGGTATTATGTTAGCTTTCAAAAAATCTGGAATAGGATATGGTGGATATGGTATTATAACTAGCAAATTAACTATATCGTGAATATGCAACCTGACGTAAACTATCACAAATTGCGAGGTGAAAGTTTATGTCAATATATGTTAAAGAATCTGATGATGTAACTACTGTAGTTAATTCCATACCTGTGTATGTACTAGAAGAAAGAAGTTGCTCGCCTAGGTCTGAGTCAGACCCTACTTATCAGTGGAGATATCGAAAATGGAATAACGGGTCTATTGAGTTTTGGCGAATAGGTGGTAACACAGATACATTTTATACATCACATCAAAGCGCTAATGGTGTATTTTATAGTGATGAAGCTAACTGGTATCCTATAGATTTCACGAAATACTGCAAAGTAATCGAAATTTATCAGGTAACTGGAAGCATTGATAGAAAGAATAATGACGGATTACCTAATCTCTCTATTATAAATTGTTCTGTTTATAATGGAGCACCTGTAGTTAAATTTATAATAACTGCAAACAAAAATGGAGCTTACAAAGTTAGTACAAATTTTTATATACAAGCTAGATGGAAGTAATAATTTCAAAACAAATTATATGAATCGTTAGTATACACATAACACGAAATTTAGAATTACATAGGAGGACTTAGATATGAGTAATGTATTTAGTAGAAAGATATTAGGAGTAGCAGATGGAGTTTACGAATATAATGGTTGGGTAATACAGTGTGACTGGAATTTTGAAAATCCTAAGATCCAAATAATCAAGTGTAACTTGACTGACCAAGATATCTATCTTGATCTTGAAGATATCGCAATTGTATTCAAATCTGATACAAGGATCAAAGTAGATCTTGCATTTAAACTTGAAAATCCAAATTATGATGTTACTATAAACTGTGGTAGTAATTTAATCAGTGTCAAATGTAAGAAAGAATTCTATTTATCATGTGATACGTTGGAACTTAGATCTCTTCCAAATGGTCCGACACCATTTGGCGTGATAGGTGTTACATTAGCAGGTAAAATCAATTGTAAGCATCTAAAGTTTCCAGATTACAAATTGGTTGATGACTATCAAAGATGTGTTTGGATTATACATAACACATTTGAAAATTCAGATATAGTTGAAATAAATAATACAGACTATATAGATTATATAGGTCGTTGTGCATTTAAAGGATGTAAACATTTAAAAACTATACAAGTCAGCTTTGATATACTTAAAGATAATGCATTTGAAAATTCAGGAATTGAGCAAGTTCGTGTAGTGTCAAATAGACGAAATAAACGTACGTATGCAAGTTGTATGAAATTAGCGTTTAAAGGTACACCCGCTGAAAAGTATTGGAATGACACGCCCATTGAAGAAGCTTGGCCACTTATCAGAGAAAACTACATTAAGCCTTATACTGCTTAATTATTACGAAATTATTAAGTAACTTTCAATAACGGTTCAGATATTGACTTCTGAACCGTTTTGTCATATAATATAGTTGTAACAAATAACTACAACGTATTACCGGGAGGTATTAAACATGAATTATACAGTAAAGCTGGAAGGTAGAAGAAATGAACGTTGTGCAAAGGATTTTGACAACGAAAAAGAAGCTAGGAGATATGCTGAAAAATTAGCAACTCTCAAGAAGTATGCCTACGATAGATTATTCACTCGTGAAGCTGTTATCTATTCTTGGGAGGATGGTGATAGCGAAATGATGGAGCTGGATAGAATACCATTTAAAGAAGCAAACAACTAAAAACAACTTATTTACCAAGGAGGATTTATATTATGTTTAGATGGAACAAAGAGGAACTCAGATTCAAAAATATCAAAGCAGAACCGTTTGGAACTCTTAGAAAAGCATTTGAGGATTTTGCTTCCTCTGTTAGCTATCAAGACAAATTCGAGTTCTTAGATATGGGACACGATTACAAGTTAACAGAGATCAAGCGAATTGTAGATTTATATAGAGCATCAAGAGATGAGCTGAAATACGACAGTTATGGAAGTGTCAAAACAGTTTCACTGAAAGCCTGGATCAAACGAAATGATCCAGCTCACGTATTTGACATTGAGTACAGCGTAGGTCGTACAAAGGGATTCTACCCAGAGGCTTACTTGCAGGATTTAGCACTTGTAAATGACATCAAAGGCGTAGGCGATAGATTTGAAAACTGGGTGAATAACCTTTTCGTAGAAACTTGTTACAAACTTCGTACAGAAGAGATCAATTATTTTAACTCAACTGACTCTTACGAAGTAGCTAAGACAGCTCTTAGACAGTATTCAGAAAGATACTCTACAACATTTAACAAGCACCTAGGATTTTGCTCAGACGGTAACATATTCGTATATGAAGATGGTGAAGGCGAAGATGTCAAAAAACATAATATATCAATCATCGAAATCTCAGAAATGCTCAAAAAATATCGACTGCTTGAGAAAGTAGACAAGCTACTTACAGAAGGCATAGGATATCATGAAATCTCTAAAACAGTTGACCTTGTTGTAGAACAAAATCAAATAGACATGGAGGTGAAGTAATCATGATTACAGAAGAAACTAGAAAACGTTTAGAAGCTGGTCACGATAAGAAACGAGCTAGTTGCATCGAGGGATATAGAAATACACGCAAGGAAGCTGGTGAAGAGCCTACTAACTGTATTTTCAATGTTACAGTACCTAGGTTTTCAAATTCAAGCCCATTAGAAAAAGACGAAAACATCAAAGTTATCACAGACCTTTTTGACAAATATGGAATTGAATGGCAGAGTGTTGATACAGTGGAAGGATCATTCAATCTCAACAGAGATTGGATAGAAACTACAACCGACATTCCATGTTATATTGAATACTGCGGAGTCTATCCTGTCAACTGGTCGCCAGAAGATTGTAGGACACTTGAAAAGCTTGACTACAGAGGAGATGTTATCATTCAAGTACAGTATCACATTGATGGAAAATATATTCCTAATCATTAGCAGACGGCTGAGATCGACAGTCTAAATTACATGATAAAGACTTATACATATTAGAAGTAAAATTGCAGATCGACCAAAATAACAGGTATCAAAATACATCAGATATCTGTTATTTTTTATGTGCAAATATCTACATATTCTACAAATGATAAATATAAAATCTACATATATTAGAAATATTGGATAATCAAAAATCACATATATTGTAGAAAATATCATATAAATTCCTCATATATGTAGAAAATGTACTAGCACCAACATGTATGTAATATGTAAAAATCACATATATTGTAAATTTTTAGGTCAAATTCTCACTATATTGGAAATTATTTTCTCCAATATCTCCAAATTTTGGTAACCGTGATCACATTAAATATAAATATAAATATATCATATACAGAGTATATCATATAAAAACAAATAAATAGATTACAAATAATGTTCAAGCATTTCTACAAAATACTAGAAATTATTTATATAATCTATTTATTTTTAAAGCGGTGCGAAAAACATGGGTGATTTTACTTTATGGGCAGAGCCCACTCAGGCGTAAAGGAATAGCTATACCTCGGACTAAAGTCCTCAGTTATCTGCAATCTGTTTGATGCTTTACTAAGTAAAAAATTAAGTAAGAAGAGCGATGCTAGTGGTAAGGTGGTTGAAGGGCTTGTATCTGTAAGTTGTTCTATATCCGTGTTCATGCCTTCAGGAAAATATTTTTATGAATATTGGATTTCCACTTGACTTCTTGACCTTATGGTCATATAATACATACATAGTTAAATAAGTCATTTTCGTTGAGGAGTGATTAACCTCAACATTTTGTATATAGCAGTAAAACAAACACGATGGAATAGATCGTTATAATTTATGTTAAGAGGTCGAACTTCTTTATCAGCATCTACTATTCCTAGGTGTATAAGTGATCTAATCAATCATTTCGATATTGGAGATTCGACTTTTTATATTGTACGAAGAAAGAAACACATTGACATATAGATATCTTTAAAGGAGGTAGTAAACTACATGCAGAAACGGATTGTAGATTACACACGAGAAGAGGTTGATAACATGTTTGGATACGACATGTTTCCATCAGAGTTTCTTATCACATTTAATCAAGAACGGAACGAAGATTTACAGTACAAAGAACAAGTAGATAAAGACATTGATGGAATTGTAAAGTTTATAAATGACCATACCATTAAACTTCGTAAGAAAGCTGATTGGTACGATGATCAGGTAGATACAGGTGATTATAATATTCCATGTTTCTGGTACTTGTATGCAGTTGACGGAGATTGCCGGTATAGATTAGATGATGACTTGAAAGTAGATGCTAAACGTGTTAAAAAATACTTAGATGTATTAGATTACAATTTTGGTAATACAGTGCTACATAGGGACTATATCGAACAGTTTATTGATATGTATGCAACGGAATCGCCTGTCGGTGAGCTTGCCTGCGACAGAAATGCTCAAGACTATCCTGATCACACTTCCAGATATATGTTAGATATTGATGATCCAATTATTCTTACATCTTTAGAGCCTTACAGGTTAAAATCTTCTAATTTATACTGGGACATGGAGTATAAAAAACATCGCTTAGATGTTTGGGTAGCAGTCACATATTATTTCTTTGGGCTAGCTCATAATCATGACACATTGGAAGCGGATGTTTTAAATAGTGTATTTGGAGATTTTACAGTTGTACATCAGGGTCTAGGAATGTATACAGCTAGATACAATGTCGTTAATGATGAATGGGATAACGCTATTATGAATATTCTTTATAGCGTATGGTCATTTGGTAGTGCATGGTCGATAACACATACAGAAAAAGAAGTTCGAAGAATTATGACTGAAAGTTTCAAATACGTTCAGGATCATATAAATCCAGAATATGGCCGACAGAGTATTCACGACCATGCTCGTATTTGGGTCAACTTAATTCGATGGGGATTATACAATGAGTTGACAGCTCACTATAATATTCACGCTCCAATGTATCTTAATCTAAGATCTTATTATTTTGATGATACTAGATATGATTACTGCGGTGGTAGTATAGACATGAAATGGGTATCCGGTACCTATCAAAACAGTATACTTTACGGTGAGTGGGGATATAAAAACAAGTTATATGATTCTTCGTTAGATATGCCGGAGACACTAGATGATACATTTACAGTATACGGAGATAAATGGGTGACCTGTAAAGATCGACAACAGAAATTTATCGACGAGTTGATGTCATGTGTTTTAGAAGATATGGGATGCAAAGATGGATATATTAAACACAGACATCCAGTAGGTATGTCAGATTACGAATACAATAAATTAAGACATAAAGAAGGCTATTTACAAGACGCAGTAGAAACACTTCAGGAGGTATTAGCGGATGAGTTCAAAGGACTATAGAGTCGGAATGACTACGTTAGCAGATTGTCCTAACAGTCTGCAAGATGATATGATATGTGCTATTGACTTAGGCGGAGACTCTACAGTTGATCGTGAAACATCATACAACCGAGCTGTTGGGCTGTTTAAATACATATTACAACAGAGAAAGTCCGATGTAGATGGACGAAGTCAGTCGTCTGCTACTGTTCAATATCATAAAGATATGTTAGTACTCACTAGAAAAATGGTTAAATATCTAGAACTAATGACAGGAGAGGTTGAAGATAACTCAGCCCCTCCTGTTAATTTATCATGTGGTATGGAAGATAGTCAGCTTGCTAATCTTGCAGCTATGCTTGATAAGTTAGGTGTTGTTAGAAGCAATGCAAGTGACGCTACTTCACCATCTACAAATAATGCTGAAGAGTCTCAAAAGAAGCCTGCTAAAAAGCTACGAAAGCCTAAGTCATCTAAACCAAATAACAGTAAAGACGTAGGTAAATCCAGGAAATCTGCTTCTTCTACACCTAAAAATAAAGATACTGTTGAAAACGATACAAAATCTGATGATAAAGAAGCATCTACGAGATCTGATGAAGATATACTTAATGCTATCAATAGTAGACATTATGACGCTCTTAGTGATGAAGATAAGTTAATGACCGCTTGTGATGACTTTAAGACAGTTAATGAGATATGCAAATCTAAGCAGCCAAAAAATAAAACAATACAAAGTTTGTTTCATCAATTAGATAGGCTTTGTAAGAAGTTTGATACACCCGATGAGAACTTAAGGTCTACGATGCAAACTCAATATGCTAAATATTGTCATTATTTTCATACACTAAATAAATGGGCGCATGCTGCGTTTGACCCTAAGCGGCCTGGGTTAGGTAGAATGTATCCTAATAAGATTGTACAAGGTCTTTATACCTTTACATTATGGTATGGATTAGCACAACGTGATAATGACGAAATATTTAGTACTGTAGATATTATGGAGAGCGAACTTAACAGTTGGATTGAGAACATTGTCAAAGATATTGAAGGCAACTATTTAGAGAATTCTTACATCTATCCTAAGAGCTGTAATGACTATGAATTGGGGAATAAACAGTTTGCATCCAATATGTTAGATTTACACGATGGTGGTATTTCACAAATTTTCAATGCGACTACACTTTCTTATCTTTGGATATTACACAGATGCATCAAATTTGAAAATGCTAAGTTGCAGGTGGAGATGGATAGCTTTTTCAACATTAGCTTAGAACTATTCAAATCTACGCTTTCACTTGAAGGTAATAACGGGGTTTGGTCAGTGTATTTAGATTTCATTTCTACTACACGGGGATGCGTGTTCTTACTTATGCCTAGTGATAACATGACTCTCCGTAAACAAGAGTCTGCTTTAAGCTCATTGTCTGTTCTAGATTATACGGCAAAGACTAGACAACTTAAATTATGTAGCGAGTCTTTAGTTCAATATTTAGATAGTTAGTTATATGATATCGTTAAACACTTGTAGATATTACATTAAATACATAGGAGGTATAAATATGTTAACAAGTAGAATTTCCGTAGAAACTTGGCTAAACAACCATAAGTACAATCCAGCATATAATACATTGATACATGTTATGTTTTCTCGAAGTTTAGATGTGAATGATGTTTATAATTATCGTACTAAATCTACTAGACTTCAGTTTGTTAAATATTTGAATTGCATAGCTAGTTGCATTGTAACTGGTCGTGCAGGTGATGGAGATATGCTAAGTACTATGTCATGTATGTCAGATATGTGCAAAAACATTATGAAGGATTTACCTATCGATACTGCAGCATTAGGTCAACACAACATGGAATTAGGTGTCAATGTAGTATGGGATGACAGTTTTCAGTCAGAAGATTATAATCGTGTGATTGAGTCTACTCCTTCGTTAGAAGATTTACAGTCTAATTTTGACGGACCTGTTGTTTTACCAACAGTTGAACAATTTGCCTCTGCTGCCAATGTTCCTGACGAAGATGTTACAGTTGATAATGCCAATTTTGAGACAGCTGATTCATCTGATAACGCACAAAGTATTACTGATGAATCCACAGCTGGTGAACTTGATATTTCTTCAGATGAAGAATCTGAAAGTGTTCCAGATACGTCTTATGTATCTACTAATGATGAGTTATTACATCATTCTTTAAAAGATACTACATCTTATGACTGTATTCAAGCTACATATGGTAGATTATCCAATTTGAAATATGATGTGGTTGAAGGGTTTAGAAGTGATTATAAATCTTGTACGATTGATGGATTTGGTCGACATAGAGTTAATTTTGATAAGGTTTGGCATTCAGGTACACGTGATGGTGAAACATTTGTAATTGGTACATCGCTCCCTGAGATTCCTGAGTTACAGAGCGATATATCTATCACTACTAATGTAGACCGAATGACTACAGCGGACTTAATTCATCTATATCCTACTCGTGAACTTAAAGAGTTTAGACACTATATGACTGATAGGTTTGAAGGTTGCCCAAATGATAAGTATGTAAGTTCGTATGTACCTATTCCAGGTTATACCCAGGAGCAGCTTATACAAAATATCATAAAGTATCCATTTCCACATGAATATCGTAGATTCATCAATGATCAGTTTGTAGAGGTTTGGAAACAGGTGGAGATTGACGGTGAGTTAGTTGATATCGTTAAAGCATTTGACCAGTCAGAATTATATGGTAAAGTACAAAGATGCAGACGTGTTTTACAGGAATACGGTTACCGAAAAGCTATGTTGGATTTAGAATACGGTAAAGCAGTTAACTATCCTCTCATAGGTGATATACAGCCTTATCTGGCGTTAGTATTTCCGGAATACGTCTATAAAGAACTTGGTTATGATACAGTAGATCTTGCTCGTAAATCTGTAATCAGTAGAGTATCACTCTTAAGAAGCGTAAATCCTGTAATAAGGAGGATTGGATTACCTTGCAAAAATGTCTAGATACACGTAACTGCAGGTATCGAAATTGTAGTTCTGCATGTTCTTATCATTCTGAAGCATCCTATTTGATGTCACAGAATTCATTGAATGTTTCAGCTTTCAATTATGATACCTCAGTAGAGTGTAAAATTACAAATTACTACCAAAGAGTACTTGATTCAGAAAGATACGTAGGACATATAATAGAACCTAAACGAAGTGTCATCAATGCATTTGTAGCAAGATGTATTGATATGAAATACATAAATAATGGTCATAGCACACGAGTATTTACAATATCTGCTTTTGACTATATGTTATGTGCTAAAAATCAATACAACAAAGATTCGGATATGCTACAATATAAATACATATGGGCAAATAACTGCCATATACTTATACTCACAGGTATTGACAGCATGAAGTGGTCAGAATATGATTATGTAACGTGGCTACAGCTGATTGACAGCAGAACAGCTACTAGTCGATTAACTTTCATGTTTTCTAGTACCAGTGGGACACTTATGTGTTCTGATAGTATAAGAGCTGCATTGACTCGTAAATTAGAGGAGGTGCAGATAAATGGCTGATTTTAACCCGAATCAATTAGGTGTAGTAGAACTTTATATTATCAATAAATTAGTTGATGAGAAGACACCTCAGGAAGAGATCGATGAACTTATACAGTTTGATGAATCCTATTATGATGCATACAAACCTGTAATCAAATTCATAGAGGATACTTACAATAAGTTCGGACATTGTCCTACATATATTGATCTTAAATTTAGATTTGATGTACCATATGTAGATGTATCAAGACAGTCTGTCGAATATTTATCGAATGGTATTCGTGCAAATAGGATGATGATACGAACTCGTAAAGCTTGGACTCGATTCAAGGATTCTGATCCTCTTAAAATGTTTCAGTCAGTTAAAGACTTGCAGAAAGAAATTGATGATATTCTAGATACTGATATCTCGACTAATCCTCTTAACATCATCAAAGAGACTAAGAAACGTGCTGATCAAGTATACAAATATTCTAAGCAAAGTCGTATACCTACTGGATTCGATGAAATTGACAAACTTATGTATGGTGGATTGTCTACCGTAGAGGAACTTTTGCTTATTGTAGCAAGAACTAACTCTGGTAAATCTTGGGTGTGTACAAAGATGATGGAGAGTGCTCAGAAGCATGGATTTCCAGTTTTGTATTATTCTCCTGAGATGCAAGCCAGTTTGCTTGCAACTCGATTTGATACTTGGCGAACGCATATAAAAAATAGTCAGTTGTTTCAAGGTCAATATGATGATAACTACAAGAAATACTTAGAGAGTCTATCAGAAGAAGCTACAGATGCTTGGATTCTTGAAGATAAAGATGTACAGGACGGTGAAGTTGATGTCCCATATGTGAGACGATTTGTAGCTAAGCATAAAGTTAAACTAGTTATCATTGATGGATTGTCTTACATGACTGATAGTCGAAGTAAGTATAATGATAGAGATTATGAGAAATATAAGAATCTTTGTAAGGATTTATTTCAAATGTCAAAGGAATTTGGCTGCGCTGTAGTAATATCCATGCAGGCCAATCGTGATACTAAAGACATGAAAGACGAAAAAGGTGTGCCGTTTCCCAATATGTTTAGTATCGAGGGTTCAGATCATCCTGGTCGTATTGCTACACAGGTATTTGCAATTCGTCAGATATTTGAAACTCATACGCTTGATATACGACTTGAAAAATCTCGTATGGCTAACAACCAGAAGCCTACATTTTCATATAGCTGGGACGTGAATACAGGAACTGTAGAACTTGCCGGTGAAGGTGAATCTTCAGGAGGTACAGACATGACACCTGAACCTATACAGAATCCTTCGATTATATCTACACATGTAGAAGATAGTAAGATACTTGATGACGACGATAACTTAGACGATTGGGATACAAATATATCGTTCTAATACAGAGGTGATAATATGGAATCAATAGAAACAATTGTAGACACACTTGACGCTAAAGGATTATTGCGAAAAAATAAAATAGTAGGCAAGTATTATTCTGTCTGCTGTCCGTATCACAGCAACGGAAATGAAGCACATCCATCTTCAGGTATATTACTTGAAGACGAGTGGAGAGGAGGTAAGAAAACTCCAAAGGGTTGGTTCCACTGCTTTACTTGTAGAAAAGTTGCGACTATACAGCAGCTAGTAGACGATGTGATATCTCTACATAAGCTCCCTGTTGTAGAAGCTAATCAGCTTAGAGAGATGGTTGAACTTGATCAGGAAGAGTTAGAGTCCGTGATATCTCCTCAAGAGTTTAAAGATTTTGAAACTCAATTTACTGTGGACAAGATAGCAATGCAGCTCAATATGAAACAGCCTACATTTGTATCAGAAGAGGAACTTGCAAAATACAGATTCACGGTCAAGTATATGTATGATAGAGGACTTACAGATGATATCATAGAACGGTATGATATTGGATTTGATGCTCATTTTACGCCATATGGTGGTAAGAAAGAAGTTCCGTGCATAACATTTCCTGTGAAGAATATCAATGGAGATGTGTTATTTATAGCTAGGAGAAGTATCGAAGGAAAGCGATTTTATCTGCCTGAGGGTATTGAAAAACCTGTATATGGTATATATGAATTGACGAGTCGAAAATCAGTTACAATATGCGAAAGCATATTTAATGCATTGTCGTTTGTTAGAATTGGTCAGCCTGCTATTGCATTGCTAGGTACTGGAAACAGCAAGCAGATATTAGATATCAAAAGATATGTAGGTGCATGGGAGTATGGTATCTGTTTAGATCCAGACGAAGCAGGGTTAGCAGGTACTCGTCGACTTAAGAAGGGTCTTAGTTCATCTGCATTTGTATATGAATATACAGGAATACCTGAAGGTAAAGATGCTAACGACTTAACAGATGATGAACTCCGAAATTTGGAACGTGAATAATATGTGTTACCACCTTTTCTGAAACTATAATAAGTATTAGGAAAAGGTGGTTTCTATGTATGATATATTCCATGACGAGTCAGCTGAAAGTGTAAAAATACGAACAGAATGTAGCATGATATGTCACTGTATGCTTCATACAGGATGTACAATAAGAGAATGTGAGCAAGCAACTGGCATACCTAAATCTACTATTCATGTACGGATTCACAGCTATATTGAGAAATATTGTAGTTCTGAATATGCTGCAATCGTTAAAATACTCAGATATAATAAAACATATAGAAGTAAGCCTAAATCTGCATGGCTGTATGCAGATGTAAAATCAATATTAGGGGAGGATTACAATGGAGAGAAAAACTAAAGCATGGCATTTAAGACAGGATGGAAAAGCTTTTCAAGTTCCTGTACATTTATATGTAGATGATATGGCATCAGCTGCACAAGCTGCATGTTTCTTAATAACTACAGAATCTTTTGATATTGAAGAAGCAAAGTACGTATTAGATAGCTGGATGGCTATGTTGATTGAAAACGTAGTAGATTACGACGCAGATGAAATTGCTATTGAAGAGGCAATTAGACTAGAGCTTTCTAAGCTTCCCTATAAGTTTGTCTACAACTTAACTGCAGATGAATACATCGAAATTCACAACGAATTAGGTAACTACTATGACGTTGATAGCTTATATGATTATGTGGATAGTGTTAAAGAGTCAGAATCTGCCATCATAGAGACAATGAAACAGTCTCTTAATCAGCAGTTTTGTAGAGTTCGATATGGTGGACAGTACAATGATGAGATTGGAAGTTCTGCACTTTGGTTCAGAATAAGTTCTGTAGGATACAATTGGGTTGATACAATTTATGTGTTCACTGCTAATTGTTATCGTGGGCTACACGTTGATTCTATTTTCATCTGTAGAGATTCTGAATCTGATGGATCTCCTAAAGAGTATTTTTATAGAGCTAAAGATGGTGAAGTTTATTTCAATATGCCGATTGATGAATACTTAGCAGAAGATCACGAACATAGTCCTGTATTTAACACTAAGCATATTGGATCGGGTGTATATCACAATATGTTTGCAGATCTTGTAAACGGATGTACTTACAGAGAAGCTCTTAATAACTTAGCTAAATCCGGAATTGATATATCTTATATTTGGGATAAGCATGATACATGGAAGAACATAGAATGTGCTTCATGTATGTGTTCAGAAGAGTATATGAATTCTTTAACTGTCAAACAGCGGTCAAAACTTACAGCTGTTCAGAGGGCTATTTTAAAACGTTGTCCTGAACTTGATGGTGTAGATGTGGACGCGGATTCTAGACCTAATACCAAAGGACGGAATGTAGGATTCGAACTTCGTTTCACACTTTATTCTTCTATGATTCCTGAACTGAACAATGAAGAGATCGTAGTAACTTCTACAAAGGCTATGAATACAGTTACAGCTGACTGGATGGTCGGAGCTTTTGAGCTGTCATATAAAGAGTTCTGCGAAGACTGTGGTATCAGTAGATCGTTTAGACCTGACGTAGCAATGGAAGGATATGTTTGGGGAAATAATGTAGTATAGGTTGAAAATATTACGAAATTATTAACCGTTAGCCTAGGACTTGACAAACTCAAGTTCTGGGCTTATAATATGTATATAATAAAGAAAGAAGATAATATCAAAAACATCGAAGACATCGAAAATTTCAATTAACACGGAGGACAACAATAATGATGAACGCTACAACAAACACAAATGGTAAAGAGTTTTATGCAACACGCCAGATTTTCAGGGAGTATATCAACTATACTCATCCATATTCTTATGAGGAGTGGTTAAAAATTCCTCAGGAGTCTAAAGCAGCTGCTTTATACGTGCAGTATTTCAACGAAATTATCTTAGCTTGGTTCAAGACTAAATCCTTTTACGCATCTGAACAGGAAGGTGTAGAGACAATATGTCAGTATCTTCTTAAGAATGTTCCAGTTATCGAGGAAAATCCTAAAAGATTTTCTAAGAAGTACATCTATAGGGTTGCTTACAACTGCCTGTATTGTATCAGTCATGATAGAAAAATTGATAGATTACGTTGGGAATTAGAAATGTCAAACATTCTTTCGTCAGGTGAAGGCGAGGAGATTGACTTATTTGATGCGCTCATGGGGGAAGATGACGAATTCTATTCATCTAATGTAGAAGCTAAATTTAGAATGTGGTCAATGATTTCAGATATGGGCGATGATTATATGCAAGTATGCGGACAACTTTTAGATGGCGGTAGACTTCCAAAAGGTGTTTCATACAAACGCAAAGCTGAAATCATTCAGAATTTGCAGAATGCTTTGGAGGAGTTTAAAAAGGTATTTTACATTTAATAGATATTACAGCAGGCAATATTACTAAATTGCCTGCTTTTGTTATGTTAAGTATTGACTGCAATCTGGAATATTGATAATAGATTCTTACCATAATTTGGTGTATACTATTAAAATCGTTAATATTTACAAGAAGATAAACAATTGAACAGGAGGTAAATATATGAATTGTATTGAGACAACTCAAAAAGTAGAATTTTGTGTCTGCTATTTGACTACGACTCCTTACAAAAGATTCGATAGTTACAGATATAGAATAGAGGTTACAGTTTCCGGAGGTGTTCAAGCTAAAGGACTTATCATAGATTTTGATAACCTTAGAAATTGTATCATCAAAGTTGTGCCAAATCACAGATACGTTTTCTGCAAGGCTGATAACGAAGCTTGTCAAGTTGCAGATACTCTACAGAAAATTGGAATCACATCTGTAGGATATGATTTTGTGATATCCGCTGAGAATTTGGTTAAACATTTTGCACAAGCTATACAGGAAGTTATTTCTGATGTATACAATGGTCTTTGTGTAGAAGACGTTAAGTTATACGAAACACCAAATTCTTACACACGTTGGACTCGATTGCCAGAAAACGAATCTAGATAAATCTGGTATGAAAGTCTATAAATCGTTATATTATTTTGTATCAATTGGTGAATAAACTTTATTCGCTGTGTTGATAAATACATCGAAAACATCAAAAATCCACAAGGAGGAAACAACATGGCATTCAAAACATTGAAAGATTACAACGAGGAAAGATACGGAGGATGGTTCTTACTCAGAAACGACGGAGACTATGCAGATGTAGTATTTCTGTACCCATCTACAGATGATGTTCTTATTGCAGATACACATTACATCAAGAGTCCTGAATATTCTGGTTATGTTCATTGCTGCGGAAGAGGTTGTCCAGCATGTGCTAAAAACGTTAAAGTTCAGACAAAACTGTTCATCCCGATGTACAATTTTACAGATAACGAGATTCAGTTCTGGGACAGATCCGGACGTATGGAAAATCAGCTTATGACAGATGTGTTTGAGAAATATCCGAATCCGTCAGAGATCGTATTCCGAATTACACGTCATGGAGAAGCAGGTTCCGTAGATACTCGATATGAAATTGCAGGAGTTGCTAGAAATTCTGCAATGCCATTTGCAAGAATTCTGGCTGACAATCATATCAGTTTCCCAGACGCTTACAGCAAGATTTGTAGAGAATATTCTGCAAATGAACTTTATACACTGCTTCATACATCTGTAGATGCACCTCAGTCAGTAGGCGATATGCCAGATTATCAGGTAACACCGAGAGGTGGTAATGTACCGGCAGCTGCAAGTCTTCCAGATATTCCAGAAACACCTGATTTTGAAGATTCAGGTCTTCCAGAGTATACACCAGGAGTAGCTGTTCCAACACCGTCTGCAGAAATGCCTTCAGGTATTTCGGATAACATTCCAGGATCATCACCTATCATTGATGATAACGAGACCATCGATGAAGATTTCGCAGATGATGTAGAAATTGATCCAGATGTAAAATTCTAGGGTTTGTAAACGTGGTGTAAAATTGACGGTCTTATGTGTGTTAACTTAATCATGTAAGACCGTTAATTTTTATGTAATAATTACTAAATTATACAACAATATTCGAGAGGAGGAACAGTAACATTGTCACTATTTAGTCAGTCTCAAATGGAGCAGATAAACAAAGTAGTGGTAAAAGCTCAAGATGACGTATTGAAGTCTAAACCTGTATCAGCTAAGTCCATTGGTAATGATTTAGCACAGATGTCTCAAGCAGTACTTGAGTACTTTAAAGATTCACCTGCAATCCTTATAACTACAGAAGAACAGCTACATGATTATGTAGATAAATGTATTGAATATGGATATGCTGGAATCGATACTGAGACAACTGGTCTGGACCGAGTACGAGATCATGTAGTAGGTGCTTCTTTATATGTACCAGGTATGCCAGAATGCTACATACCTATGAAACACGTAGTACCTATCTTTGAGCAGCCATACAAAAATCAGCTATCTTATGAGCAAGTTAAGAAGGAATTTGATAGACTTCGAGATTGCAAGTTGATATTCGCAAATGCAGATTACGACTTGGCTATGATTTGGAAAGATATCAAAACAGATTTCAATGATGCTTGTTACTATGATGTTATCATCGCTTGGAGATGCTTAAAAGAAGATGAGCTGAAAAACGACTTGAAGTCTTTGTATATTAAATATGTACTTAGAGGTAAAGGAGATCCAAAGAAGTTCACAGATTTCTTCAGCCCTAAGTTATTCCCATATTGTAAGCCTGAAGTTGCAAAACTTTATGCAGCGAATGATGCAAAGATAACATTTGATTTATTCAAATGGCAACTTCCATACTTAACTCCATCACATCCGAAATGCCAAAAAGGTCATTTTGAAAAGATCGCAGCACTTGTATGGAACATTGAATTTCCAATGATAAAAGTGTGCCAAAACATGTTTAGACGAGGAATGTATCTTGATAAATACACAGGAGAAGTCCTTAATGAAAGATACGGAGAAGAGCAAGCAAGAGAACTTAAGAAATTACAGAATATGGTACAGGAAATCATTGATGCAAATGCATACAAAGTACCTGCCGGTAAGAAACGTCCATTTACAACAGGAGATGGATTCAATCCTGAGTCACCTGTACAGGTAAAATATCTGTTATATGATCTTATGCAGTTACCAAAAGTAGATGGTCAAGGTACAGGCAAGGAAGTATTACATGATCTTAATTTACCTGTAACAAATCAGATTTTAAAAGTACGATCACTTGGAGTTCTTATCAATACATTTGTTAAGAAGATGCCTCGTGCAACTACTTCAGATTCGCGTATTCATGGGCAGTTCAGACAAATCGGGGCGGCGACAGGAAGGATGAGTTCTTCCAATCCGAACTTACAGAACATTCCATCTCATGCTGTAGACATTCGTCATCTTTTCAGAGCAACACCGTCAATGCATGAAGAGCTTGAATGTGAAGACATAGACGAAAACACAGTTACAATAATTACAAGCCGATGGAATAGCGTACATCTAGAAGATGATACAGAAAAATACATCAATGATTTACAGGTAGGAGAAATTGTAAAAACACTTGAAGCAAGACACGAAATACTCTGTACAGTAAAAGAACTTACATTCAAGTTAGGTGACGCAACGTTAGTATTAGTAAGAAAGGAGTGATGCATATGGCACTTAGATTGCCAGTAGAAACACCTGCTCACGTAATCATGAGTAGTGACTACAGTTAATGGCTGGCTGTAGTAAAACCTGTTTTAATCCGGTGAATGCTTATGGTATGTAGGCTCTGTATCATAAGTTAACGCCGGGCAAGATATACTTAGTGGTATTACAATGAGTATATTGTGCGTAGAGGGCATCGAAAGTTAGACATCCAATGTTCTAGAAATGGATAAATATATCAAATACTATCAACTGATATAGTTGGGTTGAGATAACCAAATGAGTAGAGTAGAGCTCAAGCGAGTTGGCGTCTATGTGATATTAGCTAGTATAAGACCATTCAATCGAAACTTACAGGGCTATGTGTATATGGTAATAGTATACATGTAGTAAGACGTGCTCCGACACTTCTAGCAATAGAAGAAATGAGTAGCGATCATTTAACTAAACAGCAGCAGGAGCCAAAAATTACAGCATTAGTATCTAATGAAAAGGCAATGATAGATGCATTTCAACATGGTAGAGATATTTACGCATCTATTGCAGCAATTTCATTTAACAAACCTTACGAGGAGTGTCTTGAGTTTCATCCAGAAACTCATGAATATCAGAAAGAGGGTAAAGCTCGAAGAGGTGAGGCAAAAACAATTTTGCTCGGCGTAACGTATGGAAGGTCAATTCCGTCAATCGGTGATCAGTTATATGGAACACGTGACGATATGACACAGGAAGAGAAAACAAAAGGTGCTCAAAAAGTATATGATGCAGTTATGAAAGGATTTCCTAACATAAAACACGCCATGGATACTTCACAAGCATTTGCAAGGAAATATGGGTACACAGAGACAATATTCGGACGACGTAGACATCTGCCAGATATGCAGCTTCCAGAATTTGAATTTGTAGCAATGCCAGGATACATCAATCCAGATATTGATCCATTAGATCCTGAAACACTTAAAAATAAAGATGCTATTCCAGAACGAATTGTAAAACAATTACAGAAAGAGTTTAAAGGATACAAATGGTTCGGTAAGATCGTAAAGAGAACAAAAGAGCTGAAAGAAGAACACATCAAAGTCATTAACAACAGAGGTAAAATTCAAGATGCAACACGTCAGGTGTTAAACGGAATTATACAGGGTGGAATGTATAAGAAACTGCCCTTACTTGCTTAACGCTATTACTCAGCGGTGTATATCTTAAATAGATATGCTAACGGTATCAGAAAACTAAGACTTCCTATAGAGACAAAGCAATGCGATTATAGGACAACAGACCACAGACGAATAATCTGACTAAGAAACCCTAAACCTGAAAACGGTGAGATTGAGGGAATACCGTGCTAAGCTTTATCGTTTTGTCATGTCTACCTTTTCATGCTACTAAACTTGAAGAGAACATGACTATATGACTAACATCTATATTATAATTGATATTTTGAATATGAAACAAGATGTGAAAACCTATAAATGTTATTCATTATAGATTCAAGCAATATTGTTTCTAGAAATATAGCTGGTCATATGATAAAGAATGTGTAGAGACTAGAGACGTTGTTGTCTCGTAGGCCTGAAGATGAGTTACAGGTCAAAAGAGCAGGATATACATAGTAGTTTAATTTATGTATATAAAAGATAGTCCGCTAAATTATCGAAAGATAATAGGCCGAGCGAGTGCGGCCGACATGACGAAGACTGCCATACTCAACGTAACAAACAGCGAAGAGATGCAGACTATTGGCGGACATTTACTTGTTCCAGTTCACGATGAATTGCTCGTGGAGGTGCCAATAGTTAATCGTGAAAAGGGTGAAGAACTCCTTGCTAAGCTTATGTGTGATGCAGCTGATTTCATGCCATTTGACATGAAGTGCGATGTAGAGACTACACTTAAGTGGTATCAGCTTGAGTTCCCCTGTCCTTATAAGAAAGCGACTTCGTTAGATACAACTGATGTTGAAGAGATTAAATGGTTACAGTATATGCTCATTTACATGGAGTATTTACTGCCTGTAATCCCTGATGAATCAGGAGAGGCTCGTGGTAACGCTGGAAAAGGTGTTAGCGGAGTTCGTACAGATGAGATGGAGTCAGCTATTGTAGACTATATGGGCAGATGGAAAGTGTCTGCTGATGAATTTATTGATCATATTGAACGTAAAGTAGTTCTTGGTCGATAAACAATGAGATCACCTCCTAGATCGTTATTACAGGTGTAGGAGGTGAGTTTTATGGCTGAAGAGATTTGGAAGGATATACGAGGTTATGAGGGATATTATCAAGTATCTACATTTAGAACTGCTAGAAGTTCTGATCGAACTGTAATGTCTAAACCTGGACCACCTGTTAGATGCATCAATGATGGTAAAGTGCATAATTCGGTAGTAGAAGCTGCTAACTATTATGGCATACCTGTCAATTGTGTATATGATAGATGTAAAGATGGCAAAACAGTTAACGGGTTTAGTTTTGAGTATTTTGATATGAATTATTATAAACGAAAACATCGTCAGTTCTTACACCCTTCATTGTTCAGCAGCTATAAAGCTTAGATGTTTAGAGACTGGTCAAACATTTCCATCTCGTATTCAAGCAGCTAAAGCATTGGGTATGTCAACGTCTTCCATTGTAGATTCTCTCAGAGACGGTAGACGTCATGCAGGTTATACGTTTGTAGAGCCTGAGGATATCTTGTTATAGATTGTAATAAGATCGTTATAATATTCGACATACATGTCGAACATATCAATGTTGAAAGTACAAAATTTAAACAGGAGGAAACTAAGAAAATGATTTTTACAACAAACACAAAACCACTTGCAGATTCTTTATCTCTTGGAGTTGTAGACGCAAATGTAAGCAAGTTCTATTCTAAGAGTTGTATGGCGCAGGTGACTGCTAAAGATCACGATTTGATCATCAACCTGGAGGCGAATTCTATCAAGTCTGAAATTCGTCTTAAAGGTTCATCTGATGTCGAAGGGGAAGCTCACAGAGCTTTGATTGACAGTAAACTTTTCAAGCAGCTGGTAGGTACATTCGATACTTCTGCAGTTAAACTGGAGTTCACTGATGGTGGAATTATTCTGCATTCTGGATCATCTAAATTCACTCTTCCAAATATGATTGATGTAGATGATTTAAGTTTAGATGCTCCGCAGATGCCTGAGAATGCAGGTACGGCTATTGATATTGATAAATCGGATTGGAGATTTATCAAAGATAATCAGATGTATGCAATTGCGATGAGTTTTATTCATCCGGTTTACACTATGGCCTGGATTGGAGAATCAGGTGATGTTATTGTAGGCGATATGGATAACGGAATTTTCACCAATTCCAAAAAGGGTCAGCTGGGAACTACTTGTCTGCTGTCTGATACAATTATCAACCTGTTCAATGCTCTTCCAGAGGGTGCTAAACTCTTCAGAGGAGATGACAGATCTTATATTGTATCAATTTCAACAGATGCATATCAGATGATGTCCCAGTTTACACCGAAATATGAGGATGATGCTGAAGTAGGAAGCTACAGTGCTGAAATTGTACTCGGTCTTATGCAGAAACCTGATTCTACCGTAAAAGTTTCAACATCTGCGATTACACGTTTGCTGAGTCAGGCAGCTCTGCTATCTACAAGTTCAGATAACAAAGTGATGTTCACTTATGAGCCGCTTACAGGTGCTATCACATTATCTGACAGCAAGACAACAGGTGATATCAAGTGTACAGGTGAAATGACTAAGATGTCAATTCCATTTAAAACATCTACGCTGAAACAGGTTATTGGTAATTACAGCGACGAAACTATTGAGATCGGACCTACATACAATGGTGATGATATTGTAGGTATTGTAGTATGGACTCCTGAGCTCACAACTGTACTTGCTGGAGTAGATGAGTAAGGTGGTAAAAACATATGGCATTCAGACAAGCGAACTTAGAACGACTGATTAAGTTCAATTCCGCTGCAAGTAGTTTATTCTTGGATGAGTACTCTCGAATGATTGATAAGGATATTGATAAAGAAAACACAAAACCTTCTCAAACTATTGCACCATCATCTTCGAGGTGTTTACGAAAGACTTGGTTTCGACTCAGAGGTACTGAGGTAGATAAATCTTGTAGCAGAGATCGGACTTTACAGTTTACAGCAGAAGTAGGAACTGCTTGTCATGAAGTTATTCAGCAGCGGTTGTCTAGATATTTAGGCGACCGCTGGATTGATGTAGCAGAATATTTGAAAGCTAATGTTAATGATCATGAATTTGAAGTTGAGAAACATGGATTTGAAACCAGAATTGCTTTCAAAGATATACCGATACGATTTGCATGTGATGGTGTTATTAAGTTACAAGGGGTTACTTATTTATTGGAGATAAAATCTTCTGATTTTGGATCCTTTGATGAATTAACAGCACCTAAACCTCAGCATATAGATCAGGTTAAATGCTACGGAACAATGCTTCATATTGACAGAGTTTTATTCCTGTATGTAGACAGGCAGTATGGTGGACTTAAATGTTTTGAAGTCGTTATAAAACAACAAGATAAAGATGCTGTAAATAATAATATCAAGCATGTTATGGATTGTGTAGACAGCGGATTAGCTCCAGAACCTTTACCAAAAGGCGACAGCTGGTGTAGTTCTGCAATGTGTCCGTATTTTAAAACATGTGCGCAGTATGGGAGGTAATTAAGATGGCGAATTTAGCAAATAAGTACAGACCTAAAGATTGGGGAGATGTTACAGAGCAGAAACTTGTAGTAGACATGCTTAAGAATATGTGTGACGACCCTGATTTCAATAATAGAAATTTTTTGTTAACAGGACCCGCCGGGTGTGGTAAGGCTAATCCACTTTATACAGAAATTCTTACACCTACAGGATATATTAAGATGGGTGATATTAAAGTGGGCGATGAGGTCTTTACACATACAGGATCAGTTGGAAAAGTTTCTGGTGTGTATCCACAGGGTAAAAAACCTGTTTACAGAATTACACTAAGTGATAGAACTCACATTGATGTTTCTGATGAACATATCAATGTAGTTTGGATGGATGATCCAAATACACATCAGCATAATTATCATGAGGTCATCACAAAGGACCTTTTAACTCTATTTAAAGAGTCTGACTCTAAAATATATGTTGATATGCCTACTATCGACTGGGAAGAAAAACCGATTGAAGAAGACCCATTCTTATTAGGCGTGTTTGCAGCTGGGTCTCATTTGGAAAAGTGTTCAAAGAATGAAGATTATGGATTAGTGTGTAATAAAGTTCTTGAAACCGGTGAGATTCCTGATAGTTATATTTATAATTCAAGGAATGTCCGTATTGAAGTCATGAGAGGAATATTTAGTGTTAGTGGTGAAAAACTTGATACCAATACATTTACATTTAAACTTCATAACAAGTCGTTATCAAATCAGTTTGAAGTGCTTGTTAGATCTTTAGGATTTAAAGATACAGTCGAATCTACTTTTGCTGGATACTATTTTCATTGTGTAGAAGGCTCACTCCTTGCTAATCTTATGGAAGCAGTAACAGATGAAGAGTTATTACACACGGATATCCAACAAGTGCCTAAACGATGGATTGTAGGTATAGATTATTTAGATGAGTATGAATGTCAGTGTATCATGGTAGGTCATAAAGATCACACATACATCTGTGAATCCGGTTTAATTCCTACACACAATACTACATTAGCACGTATCATGGGAAATTATGTTAATGACGGGAAGTGTGAACCAATTGAAATTGACGCAGCGTCTAACAATGGTGTAGACAGTGTTCGTGAAATTATTGATCAGGCTCGGGCATACCCAGTAGGGCAGAAATGGAAGGTATTCATCATTGATGAGTGTCATGCTTATACATCAAATTCGTGGCAGGCATTGCTCAAAACACTTGAATCATCTCCAGCTAAATCCTTATTCTTCTTAGCGACTACAAATCCGGAGAAAATACCTGGAACAATTCTATCCCGTGTTCAGCAGTTTCAGTTATCTAAGATCAGCTTAGCTGGTATCAATACTCGGTTGAAATATGTATTGGATTCTGAAAACAACGAAGGTGCTGGCATCGTTTATACTGATGATGCAGTGAATTACGTTGCTAAAATGGCAAATGGTGGTATGCGAGATGCACTTACATTACTTGATAAGTCATTATCCTTCAGCAAGGAGCTTACCATTGAAAACGTATCACAGGCTCTTAATCTTCCAGAGTATTCTGATTTCTTTGAGCTATTAGGGGCTTATGCATTTAAGGACAATGCTAAAATTGCAGCTATTGTTGACAAGGTATACAATTCAGGTGTTAACTTTGTTAAATGGTTCGAGAATTTTCACAGTTTTGTTATCAATATTGTGAAATACATTTATCTTAAGGATATCAATAAGACAATGATACCTTCAACTTATCAGGATAAAATATCTCAGTACAGTACCCCTCATCTGAGAGTGTGCTTGATACTTGCAAATAAGTTACTTACAATGATTCATGAACTGAAAAGTACTCAGTATCTTCAGGAGATAGCGTTAACTAATCTTTGCTTTGTTCCTGATATGCGAAAAAAGCAATAATGAGGTGAGTATATGAGTAATCAAGAACGAAAACCATTGGGTGATATTCTTAATGAATATGCCGACGATTTACAGAGTGTCACAAACTGGTGTGCTAAAACATATGACGAAAATTTTTCATTTCTGTTTGAGAATGTTAAATCGTTACATGACAAACTTCAGACTGAAAAAGACAAGATAACAGATGATGATCTTGAGATGATACTTACAGATTTACCTCTTGCATTGTTCAGTGCATCTGAGAAACTTAATGGACTTCGTACTACTAGAGAAGTAGGTAAATTAAAACTTAAAGAAAAGAAACTTAAGAAAAAAGAGGAGCTATATAAAGCAATTCAGGATAAAAACAGTCCATTTTCTAAATCAGATATTCCTAGCTTGATAAATGATTCATTCATTGATGATCAAGTTATGCAGGTAGCATTAGATGGGGTTATCAATCGAGTAGAAAATGAAATATCGTTTACTCGAGAGCTCATCATGAGTGCTAAGAAAATATGGGATAGACGATCTAGTACGGATGTTGTTAATCCTGTAGGTCCTATTGTTCCTGAGTATCAGAATCTTCCAGATTATAGTAATTTCGAGAAAACAGAGTTTTAAGAGGTGAATCATGGAGACAGAAAATTCTAATCAAGCTAACTATTTAGTAACTTATCAAGCTTGCGCAGAAGATGGTCCTGTATCTGGTAGGACATTTGCATATTTTGAATATAGTCCTCCCAGATCTGAGGATGTAACAGCGCTTGAATCTAATATTCAGATAGTTACAGGATACAATTCTGTATTTGTAACTGGATTATTTAAACTTACAGTAGAGGAGGAATAAGTATGGGAAGTTATGCAGATCTCATAGAAACTTCAAAGAAAGAATGGGGCTGCGATGATTTGATGGATACATGGAAACAGCAGCAAGGTGCAAAGATACCATTTACCTCTCCGCTTCTTACATGGGAGACCTACGGAGGTGTCCCTAGAAATGTTATCACTGAGTTTTTCGGTGAACCTGGTGGAGGCAAAACAAGTACATCTGTTGATATATGTAAAAACGCAATTCAGATGTTTCATGACGAATACTTGACTCGTTTAGATGAATTAGCTGCTAAGGTGAAAACATCTGGATCGGCTACATCAAAGGCGGAATTTGCTGAAGCTAAAGAAAATGGTCCAAAGAAAGTATTGTACGTAGATTTGGAACATTCTTTCGATAAAGATTGGTCAGAGACACTAGGTATTCCTGAAGGCCAAATGGATATTATGCAGCCACCTGATATTCCAGCTGAACAGATTCTTCAAAGAATACAGCAGCTTATTGAGACAGATGAGGTAGGGCTTGTTGTTATTGACTCTGTTCCGTCATTAGTCCCAGAGGCTGAGTTGACTAAGAAATATGGCGAGAGAACAGTTTCTGCATTAGCTGGATTATTAACCATCTTCTGTCGTAAAATTGTCAGCAAGCTTACGAGATACAATTGTACAATGATTCTCATCAATCAGATACGTGATAACATGGATAACCCATTCGTAGTGAATACTCCAGGAGGTCAAGCACTTAAATTCTATTGCACAATGCGTATGCAGTTCCAGATTGGTGCACCTATTGATTTCTTAGGTAATGAACTTCCTAAGAAGGCTACAGATCCTGCAGGATATATTGTCAAAGCTCGATTAGTTAAACAGAAATCTGCACCATTTGACAGAAAAGAGGGTTCCTATTATCTCATGTGTCAGAAAGGTATTGTGCCTATGTTTGACTTTGCACAGCTTGCATTTCAGAAATATGGTATCATTACTAAACGTGGTGGTTGGTTTGATATTCGAGATCCGAAAACTAAAGAACCGCTGCTGGTTGATGACAAGCCGGTAAAGGTAAACGGACTTGCTAATGTATATCAGTACTTAGAAGATAATCCTAGTTATTTCGATGCATTACGACAGTTTATTTTAGACGATATCAATGGTGTAGAAGGCGAGACTACTATTACACAAGCGGATAACTTCTAATGTAATCAGGGCAGATTCGTCTGCCCTGTAACTATGTAAAATCGTTATTATCTGTGTAAACACAAAATATGATAGGAGTTGATTACTAATGAAAAGATATCTTTATAAAGTAGCAGATTGGACACTACAATTATTGTTACATTGTATGAAGAGTGGTAACAAAGTAGTAAAATTTATTGCATGGGTAGCATTTCTTTCTGTATGTGGTGATATTGTGCTAGCGATTGTTGGGTTGATTTCAACTCTCTATCTGCTCATTGCAACAAATTTTTAGTGAGGTAATTATATGGCAACAAAAGATTTTAGCAGCATTCAAGAACATAAAATTGCTGATTTTCTTAATTGGCGAGTAGTTTCAGGTAGTGGCGCACGAAATTTTTATCCTGGTGATATTGAATCTGATATGTGGCTAGGGGAGTGCAAAACTCATGTTTCTGAGCAATCAAAAATAGTATTTAAAAAGAATTTTTGGATCAAGATTTGCAATGAAGCAGATAGCAAATTTAAACGACCTGTTTTGATTGTAGACGATGGGACGCAGAATCTCATGCATACATGGTGTATGATTAGATCGTCTCTAGTTCCTGATATTCAAAAATTCGATTTTCCGTTTAAAGTACGGACAAACATAACTGTAGACAAATGTGAGTTAAGTGTAAACTGGTCTGAGATGTCAAGAAATACAGATGACTTAGTATTTGCGTATCAGCTTCAGTTTAATTCTGAGAATGTTTGTATACTCCATTTAATTGAATTTGGACATTTATTTAGCGAGGTGTACTAGATGAGAAGTATTCAAGAAGTAGGACTTGAGATTGCAAATAAAACTCCTGCAAAGTTTTATGTGTTTTTAGGTCCTGAATATGGTATTAAGTGCAGATATTTGGCAATGATTAAAGATGTTTATGAAGGTCGAGTGATTGAAGCTGATAGCTGTTCATCGCTGTTTTCAACATTTAAGCAAAAACGTCTTATTCCATTACCGGATTCATTATACATAATAAGATATGATTTAGAATTTGCTTCCCAATTATCACCTGCAATGTCACGAGAAATTGCAAGTTTAAAAATTCCGGGGACTATTGTATGTTTGTACGATGACAGTAAGCTCGATTCCAAATTTGATAAAAATCTTCCTAAGTACAGTGTAGTAATCAATAATGTTACACCTCAAATGGAACAGAAATACTTAACAAAAGATTTCCCTAAACTGTCAAGTAGATTTCAAAAACTTGCAATCCTTGGAAGTAATGATTATGGTCATGCTCAGCAGATTTGTTATGCAATGTCATCTGTACCAGAATCTGAACTCGGTAAACTTTCAGATACCGAAATTTTAAAAATGTTCGGTTATGATGACAGCACTACAGAAGATCAATTTAAGCTGGGCATAGCTGCTAGGAATCCTAACTATCTTATACAACTACTTGATAAGAGTGATACAGATAGAGATGACATACTCTACTGTATATTATCAACAATGGTGGAATTAGATAAGCTATCATCACAGAAATATTCAGATTCACCTATTAAGAAGTATTCTAAGTTATGGAACTATCAGGATATCTATTACATGTTTAATCATGGATACGCAGCGTTGAAACGGTTTAGAAGTATGTCAGTAGATAAAGATATTGAGCTAGTGATGCTTTTCAGCTTATTAGGATTTCAACGTATTCCATCAAAGATTTAGGAGGTATGATGATGAATTTTTTATGTCAGTCAGAATGCATTACACAGCTTAAGAATCTGGTTCAGACAGATCGACATAGCTTGCTTATATCTGGACCGGCAGGGTGCGGTAAGTCCTATTTGGCTAATCAGTTTGCTCAATTTTTAGGTGTTGATGACTTTCAGCTTATTATGCCTAAAGTGTTAGATATTCGACAAGCTATTGACCAGTGTACCGTATTGAATAACCGAGTTGTTATATGTATTGAAAATTTGGATATAGGTGTAGCAGGTGCAGCTTTTACGCTTCTTAAGTTTTTAGAGGAGCCGATGTCGCATGTATACATTGTAGTAACTTGTAGAAACTTGTCAAGGGTGCCAGATACAATCATAAGTAGAAGTTCTGTTATGACACTTTCTAATCCTAGATTTGAAGATCTGGATGAATACTGTAAAGGCGTGCATGCAGTTGAGTATCCTCGAGTAAAACGGTCAAGCGTGTGGAATTGCTGCCGAACGTTCAACGATATTGATACTATCTGTAAGATGACTAAAGAGCAATTAGACTATTTTGATACTAAACTTCCTACCATGCTTAAGTTTACAGATTCTGTGTCTAACATTGTTTGGAGTTTAGGTCATTATCCAGATAACACCGAAACACCTGTAGAATTAGTTATTCAATACATATTGAATCACACGTTAATTCATCACATCAAGATGTCAGGTATTGAATGCTTGAAGGATATTGCATCGGGTAGAATTGCAAAACATACTGTACTAACTAAGTTTGCATTTGAATGTAAATATATTGAATAAGGAGATAAGAATATGAATGAGAAAGTAATTGAAATTAACTATTTGGATCCAAATATGCCAAAGATTGAAAAGATAGGAGGTAAAAAGTCAGATTGGATTGACCTTAGATCTGCAGAGGAGGTTCATCTTAGAGCTGGGCAATTTAAGCTTATAGGATTAGGGGTATGCATGAAAATTCCTGATGGGTATGAAGCATTACTAGCTCCTAGATCTTCAACATTTAAGGAGTATAACGTGATCCAAACAAATTCTGTAGGTGTAGTAGATGAAACTTATTGCGGTCCTGACGACGAGTGGAAACTTCCAGTTTATGCTCTGAAAGATACTGTTATTCCTAAATATGACAGAATTTGTCAATTTCGCATCATTGAGCATCAACCAGAAATATCGTTCAAAGAAGTTGATGAAATGTCAGGTGTAAATAGAGGTGGATTCGGGCATACAGGTTCAAAGTAATTGTCCTTATCTATATGTAGAGGTGATTAGATATGTATACAGTGTTCCTATATATCTTTGCAGTTATCGGGGTAATATTTACAGGATGTTTTGCTTTATTTTTCATAATGCTGTTATGTTCTATCATATATGAAAAGCGACATCCTGAATGGTCCAATATTTTGAGTAGTTTCGACAATGCAGATGAAGAGGAGTAGATACATAAGTATGATAGATAAACATTGGGTAGATATACCAGGATTTGAAGGATTATACATAGTCTCTAGTTTAGGTGATGTGTTGTCTAAAACTCATATGCAGTATTATAAACTCGGTGATAAAAACATAAGTCGTATTAAGCGTGGACGTCTATTAGCTATCAATAATCGTGGTCAAGTTAGACTTGTGAGAAATGGTAGGCCTAAAATTGTTAAAGTTGATAGATTAGTAGCTACGTTATTTGTCCCTAATCCTAACAATTATAAACGGGTCAAACACTTAGACGGAGATCCAGATAACTGTAGGTACTACAATTTAGAATGGACAAGCACACGTTCTAAACATTAAAATCGTTAAAGTTACTATACATAGTTTAGAAATGGAGGATACATATGGAGAGGTTTGTTTTCAGCGGCGGATTAACGGATAAAATGGTAGGTATGCTTCAACAGATTGAAGAGTTTGAGCCGATGGATGTCTTGGTATCACAGCTTGATAGACATTCATTAGCAAAAATGAGATCTTTGATAGAAGTTGGAGTAGTTAAGTCGCTGTTTATTGACTCTGGTGCATATTCTGTATACACTGGAAATGTAGACCACATTGATGTGGAAGAATACATTGAATTTGTAAATAGCATTGATGATGACATTTGTTTGATTGCACAGGTTGACACTTTGCCGGGTAAATTTGGCGAGCCTAAGAAATCGGAGGATTACATCACATCGGCTAAACTTAGTTGGGAGAATTATCTTTACATGCGTAAACGACTCAAGAGTCCTGAGAAGTTAATTCCAGTATTCCATTACGGGGAGCCTTTTAATACACTTCGTAACATGTTAGAGTGGCGTGACCCTGACTATGATCCAGAATCTGATACCAGAAAGAAGAATGATGCAGGTCAGGTTTGGTCGGAGGAATTTGGGTGGGTGTACCCTGATAGGGTAACTGTTATAGGATTAAGTCCCGCGAATGATTCTGCTCAAAGTACAAAGAATATTTATCTAGGTGAATGTTATGATGTCATAGCAGCAAGTTCATATCCAGATGCTCGTACTCACTTATTTGGTATGACTTCATTTGATGCACTTAAAATGTTTCCTTGCTTTTCAGCAGATTCTGTAAGTCATAGACTTAGATCTGCATATAATAAAGTATTCACTCGTAAATGGGGAACGATTGCATTATCAGATAGATCTAGGACATCTAAGACCAAGTCTAACATGAGTTTTCTAAGGGTATCTGATGAAAGGACACTTAAAGAATTCAGCGATTTGCTTGAGCATTATCATTTAACTATTGATCAAATTCGAGATGACAATGCTGCTAGAGTTGCTGTTGATATCGTTGAGAGCCAGCTGGCTGTGAAAGGTGACTGGGCATACAAGCCTGTAAATCGAGTCAAAACTAAACGATTATTTTAAGTTAGTAGAATTCCTAATATCACCTCATATCGTTTCATGATCGTTAATATACATAGCGATAGAAACAGATATGGAGGTGATATTTTGAGTTATCATGTTTACATTGATAACGTGCAACTATTCGGAAATGACGAAGATATCCCAGCTTGGAATGAATTCATCATGTCTCAAGGTATTGAGATAGACGAAGAGACACATGAGTATGAAGGTGATATCACAGATTTCATGGGTATGATTGTATGTTTAGAAAACATTGTGATTCAAGTACAACTTGATTTTGAATCGAGTTTTGAAGGGAATCCACAGTCTATTCTAGATTATAGCTATATATTTGATTCTTTGAAGAATCAAGGATTGCAGAGTTTCATTACATATGGTAAAGGTACTTCTTTATTTGACGAGCTTCTAAATGTTATTATCAACAGTCGAGGGTTCCTACCATACTTAGCTTATGATGTATGTAAATGTAAGCTTAAACCTACTACAGTATTTTCAACACCTAATCATTTTCGCTGCTTTGAATTTAAACCGGGGTGTAGCTGCCATGTAAAAGCTTTGTAAATATTACGAAATTATTAACCAATTATTCAGATATTGACTTCTGAAGGAATTTGTCATATAATATACTTGTAACATAAATAAGAGATTCATTTATCTGAATCGTTAATATTCATAAGATAAAGAAGTTGAAACATACTTGTAGGAGGTAATCATTATGGCAGGAACAAACAATTGGGTAACATTAGAGGAAAATGGAAACTACGCACTTTCTGAAACAGGTAAAGTAAAATCTATCGAGACTGGGAAGTACAAAAAACTTTTCGCAGACACTAAGGGTCGTGAAATGGTCAACTTAGTTGAAAATAAAACTGGCAGAACTATTTGCTACTACATTTGCGAGCTGCTTGAGAAGTATTTTGGTATTCCTTGTAACGAAGATTTTGGTGAAGACATCTTAGCTAAATATAAGAAGATTGCTGAAGAGGCAGAAGCAGCTGCACAGGAGCAGATCAGAAAATCTGAGGAGCTTAAAGATCAGCTTGCTAAATCAGAATTAGCAAACGATGTACTCAGAAATCAGCTTGACGAAGCTAAAAAAGCTGCCCCACGCAAACGTCCAAAGACTATCATTACATGTTTAGACGACGGTGTGGAGTATGGTAGCATTGCTAAAGCTGCAAAGGCATTCGGGTTTAACTACGATAAATTCTACAACGCATTCTACGTCAATAAGAAAGACGAAGTCGAATTTGAAGGTAAAAGATTTAAGAAAGAGACTGTATCAGCTTAGGCTGGTACAGTTTTATGTATAAGGAGGTAAACATGTCTGAAGTAAATACAATTAAGGATTCTGTAGAACGAACGGAATTTGATACAGGCGCTGTAAGAGATATCCAGGAAGGCAAAGGACGTTGCGATCTCATGCCTTTAGGCTGTATATCCGCTGTGTTAGATAAGTATACATCGTCTGTTGTATATGTCCCTAAGGTGCTTAGTCAGCTAGATGGATTTTTATTCACTAAAGACAAAAACATCTTAATTGATGTTATCACAACATTTATTGAAGGCCATTGGGAAAACCATGCAGCAGATGCATTCTTAGATGTTGCAATTCATTATGAGGAAGGTGCCAAGAAATATGGTGAGCATAATTGGGAGTTAGGTATTCCGTTGCATAGCTTCATTGATTCTGGTGTACGTCATCTTCTTAAAGTAGAAAGAGGTGACACAGACGAGAATCATGCTAGAGCATTCTTATGGAATATGTTAGGAGCGTTATGGACTGTTGAAAACAGACCTGATATGGATGACCTACCAACTTATGAGTGGCCTGAATCTAATTCTGATACAGATACTACTAAGAATGCTAATAGCCATTCTGATGATATATCGGAAGCAGACGTTTCTGTAGTTGATTTCTAAGTAGTGGATGAAAACGAAACTGCTAACAACTGATGTGCAGCTGAATTCTATAAATTCTAAAATACCTGAATAGGACCTTTTCTTTAGGTGTATAAACACACTTAGATTGGAGGTCCTGTTTGTGATATTTAATCAAAATTTCGATGATTTGAACCGAGATCACTCCAAAGAAGAAAATATCGAAATCGCTAAAAATGCAGATATAGAAACTCAGAAGAAACAATTTGATTTAGCATTTAACTATCAGTCATCTGTAGGATGTAGAGAGTGTGTCTGGCTGAGAGCGATGTCCGATGAATTAAAGAAATACATTGAAGGAAAAGGATGCACAGTTATTAAAGTCGAAAGTGCTTGGGAGGATCGCCCATGGAAGATAGAGTGGTAAACAGCTATCCTGTAAATTTTCTAGAATGCTGTACTAAACATGATATCCCGAATCATAGTAAGCTATTTAATATATCTGAACTTGATAATGGTCTATGTGTACACATTCCAGAACAGTTTTCGTCAAATATTTATCTGTATGGGCTTCATCAACTAGAGCCTGATGATGCTGATGTATTCATAACAGATGGATTGGTTGTTCGACACGGTTTAAGACCTTGGCTAGATATCAATAGATGTTTACTTAATTTATCAACAGGCTTTCATGTATATAGATTAGACTTTGTGCATAAACATACAAACGATATTGTGAATATGTATTTTTCATATTATATACAGAATTCACATTGTGATAAACCATATGTTTATATGGAAGAGAGTAAATAGGAGGTACAATATGATTGATATAATCTATAGCTGTAAGATGTATAAGAACAGCAAGAATAAAGATCAGATAGTTGCTACACTTCAAGATCCTACTAACGCAGAGCTTGTAGTTCAGCTTCAGTCCTATCTTGATCCTCAGTATCGTAAGAAAAAGCCCAATAAACACGATGATAACATTCCAGATGATCAGTCTAAAGTACATGATAGCGGTGTAGATGGTCCAGATTTAGTAGATCCAGTCTCTAAATCTACTCATAGCCCATCTCATTCAGCTGCAAGTTTTTCTGAAAATCATGTAGACGATTTATCTACTGACCTTGGATATGGGTCGAGCATAGATGAACCTGAAGATCCAGCTGACGATGTTGCACAAGAGCCTAACAATGATGATGTTACTTCATCTATATCAGCATCTACTTCCGTAGAAACCTTACAACCTGATAGCATAAAGGGGCTGCTTAACGCTTCCAATGATACATCAGGTGTCAATCGAATACTTGTAAAGGGTGAAGAACTTTGGGTTTATTATGAAGATAAGAAAAATTTAAACAACATAATGGGTCCAGCTATTGAACTGCTAAACAGTGCAAACTATACGTGTTTAGAGTTTAACCGTTTGGCTCGAACAGACAATGCTATTGTTTTTCAAATCTACCCTACATTTCAAGCTACTGCACAGGTAGGTGACAGTGATGAGTAAGAAACTTACTAACAAAGAAGATTTGGACTTCGCATATCTGTTAGAGTTGATGCCTCCACTGCATGATGTACCCGGATTTTGCTGGTTGCCTGAATTGTATTCATTAGTAGGACATGAAGGTCTTTTGAAGCTTTGCAAATATGCAGGTGGTGAACGCATTCAGATACCTACGTTAGATCAGCTTACAGATAGTATGGATGCGCTTCAATGGTTTTATGATGTTCATATCTCTAAGAAACGAGACGTGACAGAAGTCCCACTTAAGGTACTTCCTATGTTTATGAAAGTTGTCAATGTTTATAATGAGAGGCAGCAGAGATGTTCGAAACAATACGAGAAGAAATAGAAAATTTACCAAAATATGATTTTTCTACATACTTCCTTTTATATGTAATGAAAGTACAAGATGAGTGTATTGCAGCTGAACTATCCTACATGCTCTCACATAATATTGTAGATGTCATGTTTGTCGATAGGGAGCTTGCAGATGCTGCTAAGGAGTTAAGTCAGTTATGATTAGTTCAGTAAGAATTCAGGATAAGTATAATCGTCTCTATAAGTGTCTTCGTGAATATCTTTGGGATTGGTCAAGTATAGAATGCATTGCTGATTTTGAAACAGCTTGTTATCAAGCAGTTCCAGATTTAGCAACTATCAAATCCAGATTTGGTAGTATATGTTCTATATGTGGGCAACTTAGAAGAGAAAACGAGGAGCTTGACAATGAACTTAATGCTATGGCATCATTACTCAATGATGGTGATAGCGTATATAAGAAAATTGAAGTTTGCCGGGAGGTTGTTAATCATGAAAATCAATAAGAATAAACGAGGAGTTTCAGCTTCTAAAGATGTAAAGGCTAGTCAGATACTCGACAGTCTTGGTACACTACAGCAGCCACCTGCTGTGAGCAATTTAGACCAAGCTAAAGTTTCTGTAAAATGTGCTATTGACTATCTTGGAAGCGAGATCCTTGAAAATAGCGGTGCAAACGTTGAAAAGATAAGTGAGTGTATCGCTAATCTTGCAGTTATTTTTGCAGATATGGATAATATTTAAAGTATATGGAGTGAAACGTATGAGTAACATTGATAACTTTGAAACTGTTGAAGATATCAGTAAAAGTCAAACAAATATTCTTCGTGAAAAACAAAAACAAGACGTGGCAGCGATGCGCACGTCTTTATTGGCGTCTCACATGGATCCGTCGTTGACTACTACTTCAATGAAAAATATAGCAGTTCTTCGTGTTTACCATCAAATGAATCGAATCATACAATATACAGAACTTATGGATAAACTTGAAGCTAAATTGTATGAAGCTTTAGAGTATCAGATTGATAACGCAGATACAACACGACCTACTACTTGGATGCAATTACTACATGTCCAGGAACAACTTCAGAAAAACATGATTGAATCTCAGAAATTGCTTCAGCCATTTTTAGATTTAACAGAATATACAGTTGACAACGCAGAAGTTATTGATACTCAAGCTGAAAACACAATTGCACTTGATGCTAATAGTAGAGAAAAACTTCGTAACAGTGCAAGAGCAGTTTTACATCAGTTGAATGTGGGGTGATGTTAATTGACGCAGGAAGCAGATTACTTAACATTACCTCAACGAATAGCTAACATATTCAATACTTGTTCTGAAGAAGAGCAACAATATCTTATACAGATATTAGAAGAACTCGGTGATACAGGAACATCCCCTACTTATGATAATCTATTCTTGCAGGATTACATAGAAATACCTGTAGATGTTGATACATTTTTAAGTGACAACAGGTATTTAGGAATTGCCAATGACGGAGGTAAAAGTGTATATCCATATTGGCGAGACGCTATGCACACGATATATGATGACCCCTTGAAATATGACGAAATCGTGTTTACAGGAGCTACTCGTATTGGTAAGTCGTCAACAGGTGTAGCTGCTGCAGCGTATTGTTTGTATCGAATGATGTGTTTGAGAAATCCACAGAGATTCTTTAAAAAGAAAGATATTTCTGTGTTTACAATGTTATTTTTTAACATCACATTAGATCTTGCAAAAGGCGTAGGTTTCAAAGAGTTTAACGATCTATTGAAATCTAGTCCTTGGTTTCAAGATCATGGTACATTCAGTAATAGTAAGATTCCTGTTTATCAGCCCTACGGAGATAAAATAGTTATTGAAGCAGGTTCTGAATATAACCATGCATTAGGTCAGCAGGTATTTTGCTTAGTAGGAAATACTCGTATACGTTTATCTGACGGATCCAGTGTACGATTGGATGTGTGTGCAGGTAGATCTGTACCATGTATATCGTGTCAAGAAGATTTATCATTACAATCTGCAGAGGGTTCTATCATATGTACTAAGTATGTGAATGATACAGTTAAGGTGATATTATCTGATGGCACAGTTATAGAGGGTACGTCAGATCACAGATTGTTGCAAGATACTGGTGAATGGGTACCACTTTCTCAAATTATTCCATTAGACACTGTGTTGTTAGGGTATTATGAAGGTACCCGTGTGCCTGTATTAGCTACTAAAGTCGAATCCGTTCACTATGATCACCCAATTCCTGTGTATGATGTATGTAACGTATTACCTTATCACAATTTTGCAATAGCTGGTAATCATTTCGATATGATATCTCACAACTGTGCATTCATCGATGAAATTAACTTTGCTAAGTCAGGTGTAAAGGATATATCTAAAGCAAAAGCTCGAATAAAAGAGCTTTATGATGTAGTAGTTGCTCGTATTGAAGGAACATTTCGACTTGACGGTATTGTTTGGGGCAAATTATTTGCTATTTCATCTAAGAAAAGTGATCAGGACTTTCTAGAAGATAGAATACATAATCAGTTAGCTGCAGGTAATCAGCATTTAGTTGTTTTTGATGCTCCACAATGGGAAATACTTCCAGAGGGTACATTTTCGGCTGAAAGATTTTGGTTAGCTGTAGGTGATAAACATCATAAAGGATTTGTTGTTGATAATGATTCAGATGAGGCATTGCAAGAACTTAAGGATCAAGGATACAAACTTCTTCAGGTTCCTGTAGATATGAAAACAAACTTCTTATCAGATTACGATGTAGCGTTACGAGATTTGGCAGGTATATCAGTACCTGGACAGCTATCTTTCATAACACAGGAGATGCTTGATAGATGTATAGGAACTCGTAAGAATCCATTTCTCAATGACATTATTACAATTGGTACAAAGGATTCATATTCATTAGAAGAATTCTTCCATTTAGAATACATACCTGATTACATCAAACATGCTGATTGGTTCATTCATCTCGACTTATCACTCAATGATGATAAGACAGGTATTGGAGCCTCATGTATAACAGGACGTAAAGAGATACTCGGAGAAGATCAAAAATCCGTCAGTTTACCATTTTTCAGTCAAATATTCTCAGTATCTTTGAAAGCTCCTACGGGAGATAAAATACCATATGCAAAGATAGTTAATTTCATATGTTGGTTAAGAAAACAACATATTAACATAGAGCTTATTACACGAGATCAGTATCAAAGTGAATATTTAGCCCAACTGTTAGAAGCACAAGACTTCAAAGTAGATAAAATATCACTTGACAGGACACCTGATGGATATATATGTTTAAGATCTGTTCTCATGGAAGAACGAGTTGATATGTTACATTCTAACGAATTAGAAACAGAATTGATTTTATTACAACGAGATGCCTTTTCAGGTCGCGTAGATCACCCCATCGGCGGGGCAAAGGATGCGTCTGATTGTTTCGCAGGTTCCATATGGATGGCAAGTAAGTACAGTCCAGGTATACCACTTAATCGTACCAATGCAGCTAAAGCTGCATTATCTGCAAATGCTGTAAAACCTGGAAGGGATGTGTTTACAGCTAGAATGTATGGTAACATAATAAGAAGGCGTTGATGTTATGCCTTATGTAACATTTTAACATAAAAACTTTTTATGGAGGTAAATTACAATGAACAAAATGACAAAAGCTATTTTGAAACATGCAAGTTTTCAGGCTGGGGAGTTTATTCAGCTTGTACCTATCGGCTTACCGTTAGTTCTTCAGTATAATGAAGATGGTAATTTGGAAAAAATAGCATATGGACTCACCGGTGGTACCGATGCTACTAAGGAGCTTATGCTCACAATTAGAGATTCTAATCGTCTTCCAATTAGTATTCCGATTAAAGGCGGAACCACTTGGGTACATGGTGTTCTTTATACAGGTGCACGTCCTAATGTTCCAGGTAATATCTCAGAAGAAAAATTTTCTGAGCAGTATATAGAAATGTTTAAACAGAATCCAAGTAATTTTAACTTTTTCGGATACAATGTAAGAAGCAAGTCATTTAATGTAACAGGTGCTGCAAATATTCGTCAATGGCTGTCGATGTCTAAGTTTAACATACTTCCAGGATTTATGGCCCCTGCAAATATGACGCCGGAATTATTTGATACCTTAGTAACTAAGTTATACAATTTCAAGTATCCATTGATTTCTGCATTTCTTTCATTTGGGCAGACTGGCTGCACAATATACCCTACCGATATACACGCACATATTGTATCAGGTCCTATTGAAGACTACATTGATAGAAATGGATATGTCCATAAACGAGTATATGTAGACGAAAATAGTTTGTCTGTAGATGAACTTATGTGTAAATCACCAGAACCTCTTGTGTTTGATTATTCAACCATTGAATTAAACGGAATTGAAGAGGGCGATGTCATATATCTTGACAGCTTCCATAATTTGCTTTATGCAGATACTTCACGCAAACCTGCAAGACAGATATCTTACAGATGTCCTAAGTGCGGAAAGATAATGGAAGTATCAGATGACGCATTACGATGTGGTAATCCTGACTGTATTACTAGAATGTACCCAGATATCTGCCATATGCTTTCAGTTTATAAGCTTCCGCCATTAGAATATACGGATTATATTAAACTTGCAGATAACGGCGATATAACCTGTTTGTTAGACGTTTTGATTTTACCTCAATATAAAGATTTGAAGCTGAGTTTGACGCTAAGTCAAGTAGTAGATGGATTGGTCCCGGTAGAATCTGTTCATGACCGCGACATATTCAATATCATTGCTAACAACTGCAGCAACAATGTTATGACATTCAAACATTACATTAGTAATCCTTCAGAAATGGTACAAGATTTCCAGTTTAAAGGTAAAAATATGGAAGTTGCACTTAATTTATTTACACCTAAACTAATATTGTATATAAATACAGTTATTGATTCGGCTGATATTGTACAAGAGAACAAAGCCTTTGAAGGAGCACCTATTTTCCGAGGTAAAGAAATAGTCATTACAGGACGATTCAGACACGGTAACAATAATTTCATCAAATCTGTATTTGAGAGTTATGGTGCAACTGTAGTTACTCGTGTTACAGAGTCTACAGGATGCGTAGTAGTAGGCGATATTCCTGAGGATGTATCTGGTATCGCTATCCGAAAGGCTAAGAAAGCTAGAATAGATGTTTTTGACGAGTCTACTTTCTTTAACATGTACGATATTGATGCAGATCTTAATGAAAACATGTAATTTGGAGGCGTTAAATGGCTAAGAAACGTAGTTGGGTTAGTAAATTACTGCATGTTAATGATAAAGGACCTTCGTGGCTGCAACAATTAGTTACCGGATCACTATTTCGTGTTTCTAACATGCGAAATGAAGAGTCTATCAATACAATTAAGAGCAAAATTGATACTATGCGAGCTCTTGCAGAAGATGCTCAAGTTCAAACAGCATTGTCATATTATGCTACAGACGCAACTATTGTAAACACTAAAGGTCAGATATTGTGGGCAACTGCAATTGATGATAAGACTACAGAGGTTGCGGATACAGTTAATAGTCTCATCAAGCGTTGGGAGATTAACAAATATGCAAGAGATCACATCTTAGAGCTTGCAACGATTGGGAATTTATATATACCTACAACCAATCTGTTCAAGAATGAAAGACATGTTAACAAGGGTGGTAGAAGAGTTGCACTTGACAACAACACAATTCCAGAATCTGATTTTGACATTGTACCGTGTTACAAAATACCACCCGAAAATATTATTCATCTTTATGAAGGTGGACAATCTATCGGATATCTATATGAGCCAGATGGAAAGCTTAGCACAAGCGTAGATTTGCATCCTGATATTTCTGCAATTCATTTTTCGTTAGGTGGGTTGCTTGGAGATTATATCATTGAAGTTAGAGATAAGAATGGTGATGATATTCAATATGATATAAAGTTTGCTGAGCCACTAATGTCAAAATCTACGCAACCTACACAGACACTTAATTTGCTAGAAGATGCAAACATATTGTCATCGCTTGCTAGGACTATTAAGTTTATCAACGTAGAATGTGGTACAGCTGACGAAACAGAAATTCAAGAAATTCTGCAAAACATTAAACAGGTTATTGAGCAAAATATCTCTATCAACACAAATACAGGGGATGCTCAAAGTTATGTAAACCCTCAGAGCCCTAATAACTTGATTTACCTACCAAGAGTCAAAGGCGAAAATGCAATTGATATTACAGATTTGAATATGGCTGATAATACAGAGACTGATAATAAGTTACTTGAGTATTATCAGGATAAGAAATTATCTGTTTTAGGTGTCCCTAAAGAAGCACTTAACTTCTCTTCTAACGAAGGACTTGGAGGCGCAGGATCTGTATTGTCTCAGAGATCTGCAATCTACGCAAATTCCTTACAGCGTCTTAAAACAGCTTATATCGAAGGGTGGACAGATGCAATCAACTTATATTGTAGAGAACGGGGTTACAGTGGTATTGTAGGTAAGTTTGAGCTACACATGGCTGAAATAATCACTACTCAATCTACTATTCAATTTGAAAAGCGTGATGCAGCTGTCAGCCAAGCACAAGCTATTGTAGAGCTTCTTAAATCTGTAGGTGTTAAAGATGTCCAGAAATACAAAGATGCTGTAATTGAAATACTGGGTGACGTCCTTCCTGGAATTTCAGGTGAAGTGAATAAATGGGATGTCGATATAAAAAATGGAGGTGACGATAGCCTTGGTATCTAACGAAATTTCAGAATTATTTTTAAGTGAATTGAAAAAGTACAATAGTACTAACTTCCGAGCTTTTGAGCATGCAGATTTATCTGTAGAAGATCCAAAGGTGTTTAAATCATGTAGTAGTGTAATAACTAGATTTTTCATATTTTCAGAAAGACATCCCGAAATACCTGTACAAGATCTTAAGATCATGTATTATCAACTCAACATTGATCGGATTGCAAAGTACTTTGCAGATTATCCTTCTGCTTCCTATGAAGATTTGATTCCGTTCCAAGAGGAGCTTCAAAAATTTGCAAGAATGAGACGAGGTGAAAATATTGCTGCCAACTAACACACCGTTAAGGTATGAAATATCAGATTGGCGTCAGTTAGATGACTGCTTGTCCAACAACAGTAAGAAACTTCATTTGAAGACTACTGTATTTTTCCAACAAAGATGTTTGAATGGTTTAAGAATTCGAGTAGAACATGAAGACTTTGGAGATTTATTTGCTTGTGTAGTGAAAGCAAAAGGCGATATTGTATCGGAAGTAGGTAGCAGTAACGTAGGCGACGGCGTCATTCAGGATTTCGTTCATGAATTTACACCTGCTGAGATACTTTCAGAGCTTGAAAAATATGGATTTTACATTACATTTAAGCAACCTGAACATCTGTCAGGTAAATTGCTAGATTTACTTATAACTATAAACCGTCTGGGATATGATAAACTTAGAATCATGAATGTTTGGGATTCGTCTACAGGTATACAGCAGTTTAAGTGGAAAGTTACGTGTTTTAATTCTGAGAAGTTAGTAGATTGGATCAATCCAGCATATAGCTGTAGTATCAAAGAGTATACAGATGCAGTTAATGACGGACATGCTTTCAATGTAACTGCAATTCTAGAACGTGATAAAAAACATTATGATTGGACATGGCTTTGGAATGTAGTAGTCAATATCTATGATGTATTGACCGAAAACACAGAAAACTTAATATAAGTAGGTGATATCATGGTAAATAACTTAATTGGAGAAGATATAAAGCTAATGCGTCAACGTTACGATGAAGCATTACACCTTCAAGGTATTCCTTGTAAGTATCAATATCCTCTCATGGCAACTACTAATGAGCAAGGTGAATCTGTAATCGATTCGCTGTCCCCACTTCAAGATACTTTCATATTCTTTGAAGGTAATCCAAAAGTTAAGACTTACAAACGATACGGGTGGGTTGTTGAAAATGATAGAAATCTTCCATTTCTTATCTACTGTAGTTTCAATCTACCTCATGTACAAAAAGATTCCATGTTTTGCATAGCAGGCCAATATTCGGAATTGGATGAACGTAAATTTCGAGTTACAGAGATTACTTATGATTTGCAATGTGCGGATCACCTTGTGTGTCAGGTAGTTCCTGTTTACGATAAACAGTCTGTAGGAAGAACTAAACAGGAAATCCAACAAAAATTCAACAAGTCCAATACATTCTTGAAAGATGAAACAGATTACAGAGGTAATTACTATACAACTAAAGAAGAATATGGAAATAGCTAAGATACATTTTTAAACAATAATTTTCTACGGAAAAGATTACACTTGTATCACAATCAAAGATTAGGAGGACTCAAACATGAAAAGAAAAAGAAGAAAATTAACAGCAATCATCTGTGCACTTACACTAGCGCTTTCTAGTGCTATACCTGTGTCAGCTTGTACACCACCGCTCAAACCACCGTCCGTAGATATTCCGGACATCAACTTTGAACCTGACGATGCGCTAAAAGAAGCTATCAGCAATGCTGCGAAAAATTGGGTTGAGAAGTGCATCCTCGGTACCCCAACAGTGGAGTATGCATCATACTACAAGAGTGCATACAGGTATTTTAATTATTCTTATACAGCAGTCAAATGGTCTGAAGTTGGAAACGCAACGTCCTACAAAGTGCGTATTACAAAAACTGACGGAACCTGGAAAGAATACGATACGACCTATACAGCATTTTACAGCACTAACTACACCGATGATTTTATTGCTGACGGAATGTATGGGGCTATAGTAACTGTCAAAGCTTATGGTGATAATGATACATTCGGCTGTTGGTCAGAGGGTACTGCTGTTGTGAGACTTGGATATTAGGACGAGATGGCCTTTCATAAACATCCTTCTTTTATCATAGGAGGTGAAATACTACATGGTTTATTTATATGATAATGCAATATGCGATGATTTAAGACGTTCGCTAGGTTCATCTACTGTATCTGTAGTAGGTCCTGATAAAATAATGGAAATAGCTGCACAGTTGCAAGAAGATAAAATACATTTCCCGCTTGTGTGTCTATATCGTAAACGAGATATGCCTATAGATACTTCTAGAACTAACTTTTCTCGGATGCATTTTGGAGTGCAAGCTGTCATTGATCATGAAACTAACAATCTATATTATGAAAGATCTATCCCCGTTAAGCTTAGTTATGAACTACATGTTTTAGCTACTAATCAAGCAGATATTGATGAGTTAACTCGTGAGCTTATGTTTAAGTTTGTATCTATGTATTATCTTACAATTAAGCTTCCTTATGAATCTGATCGTAAGGTTAGATTCGGCGTAGTAGTAGATCAGGATGAAGGAATTGATCAGAAATCTGGAGTAGTTGAATATCTAACAGAAGGTACAATTTATCAGAGCACTATGACATTAAACTGTGAAGGATGTAATCTTATTCATTATACACCTGCACATTTAAAACGGGTAAAACCTGAAGTAGAAGCCAAAGTCCGAGGTCAGTAGAATCATGGAAATACACCTTTATTATTGATAGAACTGATAGATTGGAGGTAACTTTTGTTGAAATATCAGAGTTTATCACGAGTTACAAAATCTTTTTATGGTGTAGAGTTTGAACCTGGTAGCATTCATGATGTTCCGGGTTATATCAACGATAAACGCTTTAGAAGATTGAGCGAGGAGGAAGCTAAAAAGCTTGGAGCGCCTAAACAGGTTACTAAGAGTAAATCGGCTGAATCGACTGCCTCTGATTCTAAGCGTTCACCTAAAAAGGAAGTTGAAACTGAAACAACAACCAATAAAAAGGAGGATAACGTAAATGGCTAATATTGTCATAAATGAGGTATCTCAGAACTATTCTTACAATATTGGGTCAGCTTCTTATGCTTGTATAGCAATGCCGATTACAGCATCATGGGGACCATATCTGGACCTGTCAAGTAAAGAAGACGATGATTCAATTGATGATATCCTTGAAAGAACACAGTGGCAAAGATTTGCAGCTACACAGGCAGGATTAGAGTCTTTTGTATCAACTTACAGAGGTGCATCTTCTTGCTACAGACTTGCAAAAGATTATTCTTATCAGATGGCTATTACTCTCATGTCTGCTGGATATGACATACTTGTATGTAGGATTGCTCCTGGTAGCAAGGCAAATGCATTAGCAGTGATTGGTAAGAAACAGTATTCTATCACAGCTAAATATCCAGGAACATTTGGTAACAATTTACAAGTAGTTATTAAGAAATACTCAAATAACAAGTATATTAACTTGATTACTTACGTAGTTGACTCATCTGGTATTCGTACAGCTGTTGAAAACATTACGTGTGCACTTGAGGAAAAGGATGCTACAGAAACCATCCTGTACATGGATGAAGTGGAATCCAATTTCATTGACATCACATATGCAATGTTGGATGCAAATGAGGACACACCTCAGACTACTTCAGTTAATCTTGAAGGCGGTAGTGATTTACCAGCTTCTGAAGGAGCTCCAGACATTACAGCTCTTATGAAAAAGGCACAGGAATTTGCAAAGGCTCGTTATACACTTGCAGGATACAAACTGACAGATGAAGTATCTACTCAACCTGATTACTTAAAATGCATACAGGGTATGATTGATAAATTAAGTGAGCGATCTTCAGGTAAGGTCCTAGACAGTCTGTCAGCTCAAATTATCATGTATAGAGAGCAAATCTATCGTGATACCATGTATGCACTCGATATTCTCAAGGATAAATTGAGCTACAACTGCAATCGTATTTTCTTAAGCGGTTGGGACGATCAGGATATCTTATTCCTGACAGGAGAACGTATCAAACGATTTGAAAATCTTTCACCATTCCACATTAAGCTGTTAGATGTAGCTTACAACAGCAGATGTGCAACAGGTATGATTGACATTCCGAGGTCTCTTGCTCGTTCAGGAGTATACAATGAATCCGAAGATACTGCACTCGAAGGATATGCTCAGAAACTTGCAAGATACTTACCTGCAGATGCAAACGTACTTGGCATCAATGGATCACTATATGCAAGCCATTGTGCATTATTTGCACCATGGGGTCAGTACAGATATGTATCTTCATCTCGTATGCAGATTGCTCCGCCGTCATTCCTTGCAATGATGATTCAAAGATCCATGATCTTAAATCAGAGTATTCAGTACGAATGGGCATTACCAGTATCTCGTCAGCATTCACTTAACATTGGTAAGATGGATTACAGAGTTCCGAAGAAGCTGCTGGATGAATGGCAGAAACTTGAAGGTGTAGGTGTCAATGTTATCACAAACATTCCTGACATCGGCACAAGTCTTTGGGGTAACTCAACATTGTTTGAAGTACAAGTAGCAACTTACCAAGCACTTGCAAATCTGAGCACACGTTACCTTGTAAACGCAATTGAGAATTTGATCTGGAAATGTGGTGTAGCCATTACATTCAGATATAATAATCAAGATGCTTATAATAGCTTCTATGCAGGCGTAACTCCATTGCTTGATACAATGAAGAATGTCGGAGCTATTGAAGATTATTATGTCAAAATGTCAGCTGACATCAATGGATATGATCAAATTAACGCGAATACGGTAATAGGTCAGGTTGTGATCATAGTGAACGGAGTTGTGAATAACATTTCTGTAGACTTGATCGTACTTCCACAGGGAGCTTCATTAGATAACTATCAGTAAGATATGGTACAAAATATTAGGGCATGTATAACCTACATGCCCTATTTTTATGAATTTATTGTATTGTATATACCTTTTGCCCACAGTCGTATATTGGTAGCCATCCGTCATTGAGCATAAGTTGTTCATTTGTTACAAATTCGTTTTTCCTTAGATTACCTCTATATTTAGAATCAACGATTCATCGTTAATTGATACTATCACTATTATAGCGACCTAAAATACATATAAATTATTTTGGAGGTAAACGATAAATGACTAGAAACGAAGATATGCTTGTTAGTAATATTGAGAATTTTGTTGACGATGTTGTGAAAAAGTACCCAGGAGTTACATTTGAAACCTCTGTTGTAGAAGACAGTTATGGATATGATGTCTTACTTATTTCATTGAATTCTAATCAAAAAACCATCCGCTATGATATTCAGGTTAATCTGTATGACCCTGAGACCTATGGTGGTTCAGATAAACTCGTTTCATTTGATTCAACGCTACGAAAATATATCAAAAATGAGATTGACGACATTTTGAAGTAGACTGCTAGACAAAGTCCCATTTTGGTGAGGTTAGTTTTCATAATCTTTATTATATGATACATAGTATTTAGATTGATGGGAGTAAATGATAAATGAATAGAAATGAATACAGGCTTGTTAGTAATATTAAAAATTTTGTTGCCGACGTTGTGAAGCAGTATCCTGGGGTTACATTTGAAACTTCTATTGAAGAGGGTGACTACGGGTATGATGTTTTACTTATTTCCCTGAATTCTGACCAAAAAATCATTCGTTATGATATCGTGGTTAATCTATATGATGATCTGTATGATACTGAGAGTTATAACGGATCTGATAAATTAGTTCAGTTTGATTCTTTGTTACGAAGACATATCAAAGACGAGATTGATGCCATTTTGGAGTAGCTTGCTAGATAACGTTCTATTTTCACAATCTTTATTATATGATATAAAGTATCAGATTGATGGAGGTTATTACATGAGAATGGATTATAATGGATATACGCTAGATTCTGATGAACGACATCTAGTGTCATCTATCCTAGATTGCATTGACGAATGTTTAGTTAACTATCCAGGACTTGAGTGCACAAGTGTGTTAGACGAGGATGAATATGGATACATATATTTTACTCTCGTATTTGAATACAACGGAGAGATAATTGATTCAAGCTCATCCTTCTACTTATATGACAACAATGACGAATGGTCCGGTATCATTGATAAGCTTAATAAGTTCACATATTCTGATAGAAAATGGATGAAAAATTATATCAATGATTTAGCGAGAAAATTTCATATTCCAAAATGTGAAGCATAGAGCTGAAACATAACATATAACACCTCGAACCGTTATAGTTTACATACTAATAACAGTTGGAGGTGTTTTATTTTAGATGAAAATGAAAAATTTAAACGAACCGGCACATCTTCAAGAACCTTCTGAGGAGTATCTTGCACAGTTTAAATCGTTTATTGATAGCTTAGTTGCAAATATTCCAAGATTAACTTGGAGATATGATGTATTTAAGAATAACTACTCATATGTTCTTAGAGCATCAGCTTGTGTTAATCTTAAAAAGCTTCAAGATGTTGATATTCGTGTAGCTGTAAATGATAATGAGACAGGGGAGCTGATTCCGGAAATAACTGATACAGAAAGAGACGACCTACTAAGTCAGTTCAACGATCAACTTATGGAGATCAATCATGAGTATAATAAATATCTTGACAAGTATGGTGTTGACTACATGAAACGAATAAAACTGAATGATTTTGCTAAGCAGGTAGGTGGCTCTATGACACGTCATGGGTTCCGAGGTGTTAACAGAAATCCTACAGATTATGTAGCTCTTATACACGCAGAAGTGTCCGAAGTACTCGAAGAATTTCGGAAATACAACTGCAATCCTCAAGAGATCTATTATGACGAAAACGATACTCGTGAAATACGGAAACCTGAAGGTGTGCCTATTGAAATCGCGGATATCATCATTCGATGTTTAGATCTTTGTGATCTGTATGACATTGATATTGAGAATGCTGTCACACTTAAACAGGAATACAATGAGCATAGACCTTATAAACACGGGAAGAAATTCTAAGGAGAGTTTATATGAAGTACGAAAAATGTCAGTATGAGGAGTATGACTATTTCGGCGATATCGCTGAAGTCGATAACTATGCACGAAAGTTAGTAAAAACTCGTAAACCGCATATGTGTGCTATCTGCAATGAAGTGATTGATGCTGGTAATATGATGATTAGAGAATCAGGATTCATGCCTGATGAAGGTCCCGTATCTTCATATCAATGTACAGATTGCTTAGATAAGTACTTGGATGAAATGTTTGGAGAAGGAGATGATGCAAATGTATTCAATGGAAACTCGCATTGACTTAGATCAAGTCGAAGAATCTGATATCAAGAATAAAAAATGCACGGATGCCCTTGTATGTCCATATTGTAACACTGATAACATTCAAGTGATAGCAGATAAATGTAAGTTATTAGAATTGGTTGTGAATTTAGCAGAAGGCTCTTTAGTTACTTGTCAAACCTGCGGTAAGATGTTTCATGTAAGAGGAATGGTTTCTATTCAAGCTATTACAAAGCCTATTGAAAATGTTATATGTAATGACAAGGAATTTTTGAAGTCGTCTTATCAAGAAATTGATAAGTCTAATGAATACTTAAAAACTACAGAAGGTCGAGGTTCTATGCAGCGTCGTATGAACGATGCAAAAGAATGGAACTTATATCAACGATACATACGTCCATATCTGCATAATAAGGAAATTGATGAATCAATGAAATAGCGTCATATGATTCGTTATTAGTTGTAGATAATATAATTTACTGGTTAGGAATTATAATTTCAATATCAACCAGATACGTGGCTTCTGAAAGGAGATAAATATGTCAGACGAAAATAAAATAACAGATCCTAGGAAAGTAAACATGCTAGGTGTAGATGTAAACATAGCAGATATACTTGGAGATAAACTCGTTAATCAGTTTATCGCACAAATGACCCCTGAACAGACAAAAGCATTATTTGATCATGTCTCTCAAGATTTATTTACAGTACGAAAACAGCTTAATGACAACGGCGATTGGGTTGAAAAGATAGAAATATGTACGAAAAGGACAGATCGATGGGGATATGAAGTTACAGATGGTCAAGTTATTGGTGAATACATTAGAAATCGATTCAATGATAGAATCAAGGAAGAACTTGTTGAAGCTGTAAATAAAATCATTGATAGCGGATCTTATCAGGAAACTGTAGATGAACTTGCATCAGAGCTTGTACAGTATGCAACAGAAGGATACAAAGAAGATCTTAAAGAACGTATCAAGGAACGACTTGTGAATGATGTAGTAGATCCTACTATGTACGTGAATGGTGTTAGTATTCGTGGTATTGTACGTGAGGAATTAGGTAGGTTATGTCGTTAGTACTGATGGAGGATTGAGATATGAATAGAAAAGCACGTAGGAAAAAGGGTCAAAGAGGACCGTCTGAAAATCCAACATATAACTTTTCAATAGATCAAATTGAAAAAATCAAAAAAGAAGCGGCTGATGATGCAATGTCCAAAGCATTTGTGTTGATGTTAGGATTGCCACTCATGGCTCTTCGAGATGAGTTTGACTTTGGAAAAGTTCGACTTGAAAGGTTTGAGGACAAGGTAACTAAACTGTATCAGTCATTTTGCGCAGGAAATATTACACTAGGAGATGTACATAAGACGCTTTACGAAGAAGTTGGTCTTAAAGTAACAGGTCTACCTGAAGATACAGATTACAAGTTTTAATTTGGTTATGATTAGCGGCTATCGTTAATTATAATATACATTACATTCACAAAATATAAAGAATATGGAGGTATTCAAACAATGATTAACAAAACACAGTTAGTAGAGAAACTAGCAGCAGGCACAGAGTTACCTAAAACAACTTGTGCAAAAGTACTTGATGAGTTTACATCAGTAGTAAAAGATGCAGTAAAAGCCGGAGATAAAGTGCAGCTTGTAGGGTTCGGTACATTTGAACGTGGTGAGCGAGCAGCTCGAGAAGGCAAGAATCCGCAGACAGGTGCGTGTATGCTTATTCCGGCTTCACATGTTGCAAAATTTAAACCGGGTAAAACATTCAAAGATTACATCAATGAGTAATCAGTTAAGTCAGTTTGTTGAAACAGATAATCGTTAATATGTGTGTGGGAAGATCATCTTCTTGCCTTATGATATGTTAGTAATTGTAGCGACTAACATATGATTAGTTCCTCTATGAAGGCTTATGTATTTGGTAATGCATAAGCCTTCTTTTATGCTCATCAATCCTTGTATGTGATGTGTAACAACTATGTTATATCACTAATACAGGAGGTAACAGTATGAGTTTAAAAGGTATTGATATCAGTCATTATCAAGCAGGATTGAATCTGAGTAAAATTGATTTTGATTTTGCTATCATGAAAGCTACAGAAGGAACAAGTTATGTAGACAGCTATTGTGACCCATTCTATCAGAAAGCTAAGGAGCTGGGTAAATGCTTAGGTGTATATCATTATGCTAATGGTGGTGACGTTAAGGCCGAAGCTGATCATTTCCTTAAAAATATTTCCGGATACATCGGAGAAGCTATCTTAGTTCTTGATTGGGAAGCTCAAGGAAACCGTCGTTGGAACAATAATGATACTCCTTGGATCAAAGAATGGTGTGATTATGTACACAGTAAAACCGGAGTTAAGCCGCTTGTGTATATTCAGGCAAGTGCATTGTCTAAAGTAACTGGTATCGGTGATTATGGTATCTGGGTTGCACAGTATGCAAGTAACAACATTACAGGCTATCAGGATACTCCTTGGAACGAAGGAGCTTACACATGTGCTATGCGTCAGTACACATCACATGGTAGACTTGACGGTTACGGAGCTAATTTAGATCTTGATAAGTTCTATGGTGATCGAGAAGCTTGGAATGCATATGCAGGTAAAGGAAATGCTACAAAACCTGGCGAAGACAAAAAGGATAACACACCTAAGCCAGTTACACCTGGAGGATCTACGCTTGATTTAGCTGTAGGTGTTATGCAAAACAAATATGGTTCTGGTGCAGATCGTCAGGCAAGACTCGGTACTAGATATGATGAAGTTCAGAATTTTATCAATCATATTTATTCCGCATCTGTTTCTACACTCGTTTCTGAAACTAAAGCAGGACAGTATGGTAACGGTGATACAAGAAAAATCGTTCTTGGAAGCCGCTACGGTGAAGTTATGAAAGTTATCAATGGCGCAGCTAGAAAGTCAATGGAACAGGTAGCAGATGAAATTTACAGAGGCGTAGGCAACTGGGGTAATGGTGAAACTCGTCGGCAGAGGGTAACTGCATATGGTTATAACTATGATCAGGTTCAAGCACTTGTAAACAAAAAATGTGGTGTGAATACAGGTTCAGGTGGCGGAGCTGTATACTATACAGTTCAATCTGGCGACACACTTTCAGGTATTGCTGCTAAATATGGAACTACTTATCAGAGAATTGCACAGCTGAGCGGAATCAGTAACCCGAATAAAATTTATAAAGGTCAAAGGATTCGTGTTAAGTAGCATGTAGTAGTTTACAACATAAGGCATGGTGATTATTCATCATGCCTTTATTTATGGCTAAAATCGTTAATACATGTGTAATTACATACGATAGGAGGGTTAGATTTTGTATTATATAATTCGTGAATTCAAGTCTGAGGCTGAACCTGACACATTACGATTTCACTTAATGAGTCATTCAGAACTGAGTAAAGATGGTGCAGTTACTAGTAAGTATTATGTTTGGGACAAACTGAAAGCTGCAACTTCTTATTGTGCTAGATTACAGCATGAGGATAAACTTGGGCATAAGTTTGAAGTAGTTGCTACAGAAGATTATGGAATTGAGGTGAGATAATGGATAAGATTATACGACAATTTACAGATACAGATTTAGATGGTACAGGATGTTTCATTGTACTTAATCAGTTTTACAAGGTCGACTGTACGTCACATGCACCTGGAACATTAGATTATGCTGTTTGGTCCTATATTGAATCTTTAGAGCACATGGAAGAAGATGATATTCCAGACTACATCGTCATATCTGATTTAAGTATCCAGAGCAAAGAACTTGCAGATGAACTGTTCAATAATACGTTTGATAAATATGGTGTACAAGTTGTATTACTGGATCATCATGCTAGTGCATTATGGTTGAATAAATATGGTGCACGAGTTTGCGTTAAACTTAATGGCAAACTTACATGTGGAACAGAGCTGGTTTACAAATGGTGTTTACAAAATTTTAAGGCTTCAAGACCTGATTTATCTGATCCATTAGCTAAATTTGTAGAGGTTGTTAGACTTTGGGACACATGGGATTGGACACTTCCATCTACAGACTTACATCTTAAGTATTTAGCTGAAGGATTTGATTTGTGTGCTCATTATTTTGATACTGCAGAATTATGTAATAGAATAACTTTTAACTTGATGCACGATGTATTATTAGACTCAGACTTAGATCAATACATGAGTGTTCTCATTGATGTTAAGCATCATGAGGTCGAAGATCGATTGAAATTCATATACGAAGCAGATTTCTGCGGATACACTGCAGGTATTGTGTTCTCGGATAAATATGAATCAGATATTGGGAATGAACTTTGCAAAAAAGGATATCAAGTCGGTATTGTTATTGATATGTATGACAACACAGTTTCGTTAAGATCGATTGATGAAGATGTAGACGTATCAAACATTGCAGTTATGTACAATGGTGGAGGACATTTACATGCAGCTGGATTTCCTCTAAACTACGGAGATGGTGAAGATGGCGTAACTGATACTATCATTGAGCACTTACTTGATATGCAAGTAGATTAGGAGGTGTTATTGTGATAGATTATAATTTACGTAAGGATAGAGGTTGTAGTATAAACCATCCTCTGGACTGTAAATGGGCTACACTTAATAGCGGCCCTTGGATGAATCATTTATGCACAGTTGTAGATAACCATAATGAAGTTGTAGACGGAAGATATACACAACTACCTTCTAAACTCCTTCTTCATATGTCACCCAGAGTTAGATGTTATGTGACTGGATCTGTATTTAAAGATTTTTATTACGTAGGCATATTGAACGATAAATACATTCCAACATTTACGAACTGGGATTACAAATTTGAAGAACTTTCAGATGCTCAGATTATCAAAGATTTAAAGACTGTCTTGTACAATTTAGAGCCTTCACTAAGTAGTAAGACACTTGTAGGGTTCAAAGGTCATGCTATTTGGGATAATCCTAATGATTTCTGGGGTGAATATGTTTTAAACGACGAAAACAGTTATCTTATTCATAGAAAGCGTGATGACGTAACATTCAGTAGAATGGATGGCAAGGAAATTTGTAGTTTTAAACTAAACAAAGATCTGTTTGAGAAAGCTTTAGACTTAGATACACGTAGAAAATATATCTTGGATAATGCAGATAAGCTATTATGTGAAGGTACATTAGCTGAATATGTAAGTTCGTACGACAGCGATAAAAATCAGTTCGACAAATTGTGTGAGTTAGGAGGATTGTTATGAAACCAGAAGAAGTTGCATTAAGAATGGAAATACGTCAAATGCTATCAGAAGCAGGTATCAATAGGAATACACTTAAAGATATGGCTAAGGATGTTCTCCATCAGGAAATCGAGAAGCAGGTACGTCAGGCTATGAACGAGACCTACGTCGTGCAGCTAGTTAGAGACAACATGAAAACTTATATGTTTAGAGACATCATCAAAGATGCTGTAAGAGAACAGGTCAGCAAGAGTGTAAACATTAAAATTGACGTGACATCCACAATAGATGAAAATAAATTGCGAGGTGAAGCAGAATGTTAAAACCTGCAGCATTATACAAAGGAATGCTAGAACAGAAAATGAAAGAATGGTACTACACAGATGACATGATGTACTATTCTGGATGCTTAAGCAACGCACTTCCAGACATAGATGAAGTTCCAGATGAAACCGTATATCAATATGCTATTGTATCTAACAAAGGAAATTTAATCGGATTCATATCTTACAGAATTGATTATTACTCGTCTGTAGCCTACAACTTCGGCTTATTTTCATTTGATAGAGGCAATATTACAATTGGTAGAGATGTATTTCAAAAGCTTGAAGAACTTACATCTAAGTTCCATACAGTAATTTGGAGGATGGTATCAGGAAATCCTGCAGAAAGAAACTACGATAGTTTCTGTAAGAAACACAACGGAGATAAAATAGTCATTAAAGACTACATAAAAGATCGAGAAGGCAACTACAGAGACTCAATCATTTATAACATAATAAATGAAGCTATCAAATAAACATAGAAAAGCAGCTAGATTAACAAGTCTAGCTGCTATATTTATGCTTCATAAACAAATACTTTCTGACCACAATCATAAACAGGCAACCAACCATGTTCAATCATAAGTTCATTGTTATCTGTTCCTTTTCCATAATTCGTACCAAACAGCTGATCGAAGCCTCTCTGACGTAGTAGATTAGCGGTTATTTTACCATAATTACAGTCACCCCAAATTTCCTGCGGAGGTGTATTTCTAAGAAATTTCATTCCAATATTTGTATACACAGATCCTGAAAATTTAGATGCATCACAATATGATATGATGCTGTTAAGTTCATACTGTTGAACTGCAAATTTAAACAACTTGGAAGCACCACCTGTAACTACATAATCAGGATGTGTGCATAATCTAAGAAGCTCAATGTCATAATTTTTGTTGTATCTAGATTTTCCAAAGGTCATGATTTCTAACAATTTATCTTCATATACAAGTCCTAAAGATAGCACTTGACCTTTGCATGTACCTTGCAAATGATATTTATTTAAAAATTCATCTGTTGTTTTACTGTTGAGTTTGTAAATTTTACATTTTCTAGCACCTATAGTCTTCTTAGGCTTTATGATGTCAATAACTTTGTCCCACGAATCCCAGTCAAATACATGAATACATCTGAATCCAGATTCATTAGCAATCTTAGATTTATCTCTATGATAGTATTTATCTAGCCCTACTTGTGACCAATGATTACCGATGACGTTATGTGTGTATGTAGGGTCAATTTCAATGAGAATGTTGGTGTCAAGAATATGGAGGTCATAGTATTTCATGTCTATTCTAAATTCATATTCATAAGGTATACGCTTATCATCTAGTAGGTTACCAAATTGTTTGTTAATTTGAGATACTCGGATATGGCTATTCGATAAGTAGTCATCTGTCATTGTGTAATAAGGAACACCATATTTCTCCTCCATAGTATGTTCAAATTTTTCACGAAATTCTGGAACACTCATTGCTCTCTTTACACCATATCTTTTCATGAAAGTTTCATCCATCTTTTTAATCACTTCAGGAGCCTTTGATGGATTATCTACGCCATATTTTTGCATCCAAGTTTGTCTAGCTTTTGCTAAGGATTCCTCATAAGTAGTAACACGGTTATTTGCAGATCTTTTTGCAATATCTGAATTTTGCATAACATTTTCTGCACCATACTTATCTAAATTAGTTTGTTTTGCTTTCTTTTGAACACTTTCTGCCTTCATAGGATTATCTACTCCATATTTATCTAAAAGTGTTTTTTGACCCTTTTCTCTGAGTTCTTTACACTGTAAAGTAGTAGGCGCACCATATCGTTTCATCATAGTTTCTTTACGTTTTTGTGCAGCAGCTTTACTTGTACATTTCTTACACATTTTAAATGGTGTTACGCCTTTATATTCAACTGTTTGATTACAGTTAGGGCATGTAAAGATATGTACTGTAGAACATCTTTTAGCATGTTTACAAGTAGTTTGAAATTCTTTACCACATACTTCGCATATCTTAGTGTATATCATATGTCTTACCTCCAATTTATTTGTTGTATATAATATAGTATAAATTCGATAGTTTGTCAATAGTTTTATCCTATTTTAGTAATGTAACTAAATTGAAATCTAGATAGGAGGAATAATATGTTTTCACCACTTTATTTAGGAACGAATTAGTAACATGGTTCTTTCATACAGTGATGTGTGTCAAAATGGATTGAATTGAACAGGCTTACATATTATAAGTATGTAGGTCATCTGGTAACTGATAATGAACTAGAAGCTACAACGTAGAGATGAGATAAGCTCAAGCGTGAATTGCAGATGAAAATCAGAAAGAATTCTAGTTATGGTCTAAGGTGAAATAACAGCAGGAGTGGTGACCTGTCCTAAGGGCTACAAACAATTCAGGCTCAGCAGCAAAGACCTGATGAGGGTAATGTTCAACGACTATCCCCTATATGGGACGTGAAAATCGTCAACAGGAGTAGGGCGTAAGCAGTGACTCATTTGTCACAAGACGTAGGTGAGAATCCTTTAAATCGAAGCGGTCCAGCTCTCTCATTTGAGAGTATGATATAGTCTGCACACTACGAGGGAAACGTAGGCGGTGATTTATTCACGGGAAGGTATTGCGAACCTTCTGAACACTTGGCATATGTTGGGAGTGGACAACTATGTACCATTAACAACGAATAATTTTGAAGTGCGTATCTACAATATGGACGGAAGTTCTCCGACAGAATACAGTGATCTGTTAACACTTTCAACAGATTCCATCGGACAAATCTCAGAGGAACAAGATATCATTACAGTACATTACGGAAACGGTGTTATCAAATTCCCAAGTAAAGTAACATTCTCAGATGTCGATTGGACTCTTAACTGCTATTGTTCTCCAAACGTAGCTGAGTCTTTAAGAGCATGGAGAAAACAGGTTTATGATCCAGATACCGAAAAAATGGGACTGCCATCAGAATACATGCGTCAGGTCTATTTCATAAAATATGATGGACAAGGCACACCTAGGGATGTTATCAAGTGTCCTGGAACATGGATTGGCGCCTTAAAAAACGGAGACATGAATCAGCAAGGTGGTAGTGTTGTTCAGCTAAGCACAACTTTTGTCATCTCCAGAGCAATTTACCTGACATCTGCTGATTTGCAGTAAAGATACTGGTATAATTACTCTATGAAAGGCATGCACTCAAGCATGCCTTTTTTTGTTGTTGTAAAATTGCTGTGTGACAGTTACTTGAGCTTGTCTAAAATCGTTATGATATGTACAGGAGGTAGGGTACA